GTTGACCTGGTTGTTCGCCTCATACTCATTCTCAAGTCCGATGAGGCTCTTTCCGTCAGGAACGGAGAGTCCAGCCGTGACACTGGTGTAGTTCCCGGGCTTCAGGTACACCACATAGGTGTCCGCGTCATCCAGCATGGCTTGGATGGCCGTGTGAGTCATGGAGCTGTCGGCGATCTGGTAGTAGGTAGCTCCGCCTGACGGGTCTGTGGCCTCCCAACGCGTGTTGGCGTTCACCCATGTGAGAACCTGGCCGTCGCTGGGCGTGCCTGAGAGCACATCGTTGCCCTGGATCTTGACCACGGTCAGGTTGGTGGGATAGGTGCCGCTCAGATCGCCGCCAGTGGAGTCGCCGGAATGGATGGCGGAGGTGTCGATGCCGTTGCCCGGGACACCTGTGAGCGTCGTGTTGGAGTGGTTGTGCGTATCGTCACCCACGACAGTAGCACCGAGAGTGCCGGTGACGTCCCCTGCGAGGGCGGTGCCGGAGTGTGCGACTTCGTAGTCGCTGGCACCATCGTAGAAGCGGAGCTCGTTGGAGGTGTTGACCCAGACGCCCTTGCTCAGGTTAGTGGGGCGCGTCCCCTGCGACGGCAGCTCCATGCCGATGCCGTTGACCACTCCGAGAGTTGTCATGTCCCCAGTGGAGTCGTCGACATCGATCTTCGTCAAGGCGTTGGTGACGCCTGTAGAGAGATCCTTTGCCAGGAGTTTCATCTATGACCTCGCTTGAGGTGACTACGGCCTTGGTCTCTCTGCGACGTAGGACCCGTCTACGCGTCTTGAGAAGCTCCAGCCGTCAGGAATCTGCAGTTTTTCCTTCGTCTTAGCCAGGGTCTCCTGCTGCTCGGCCAGTCGTCTCTGAAGATGCTCTCGCTCAAGCTCAGCAATCTTTGCGTCCTTCTCGGCCAGCTCCTTCCTCAGGGCGCAGCTCTCAAGGTCCTTCTTGGTCAGGTGCAGGCTGAACTGGAGGAGATGAATCTCCGCGCCTTCAGCCGCGCCTACGACCTTGATGCCCTCTGTGGCGGGGGCCGATGTAGGCGGTTGCGGAGTCGGCGGCCGAGCTGGAATAGGTTGGGATGCCGCCCCGATATGGTCTGGAATCTCCATCTTGCGAGAAGGTCCAGGTACCACACCGGGGGGCACCCCCGCCTTGTTCATCACTTCTGCGGCTCGCGCTTCCGCCTCCTTCTTAGCTGAATCAATCCTTGCTTTTACTTCTGGCGGTAAAGCCTGGGACATACGACGTCTCCTTCATCCCGAGGTTTTGCTATGAGAGCAGCACAGGCTCTCCGATCTCCATCTTGATGGCCACGTAGCCGCTGCCCTGGTTCGTGGTGTCCATGATCACGCCGAGGCACTGAACCCAGTCGCCGGCGACGAAACCGCTCACACTGTTGTGGACGGTTCCGGCCGTGACCTTGCTCACGTACACCCGGTTGCCGACACTGTATCCGAGGGTAGTTTGCGTGTTCACGTTGATCCAGTCCGCGTCATCGAGGCTGTAGCCCCCGCCCAAGAAGACCTGTCGGCTCTGGTCTGCTGCGGTCGACGCTTCCTTCGCGACACCATACACGTAACCCGCGCTGCTGGAGTTGGCCTGGGCTTTCGCCATCTTGCCCGAACCGTTGAGGTACAGGACATCGCGTACAGAGTAGGCCGCCGAGCTCGTTTCGAGGCTCACGACCCGCGAGGACGCATCCGCGACGCCGTCCTTGATAAGACAGCTGTCGACGGTGACACCCGTGTTCCCTGTGGACTCGCTGATGGTGTCCGTCTGAAGACCGTTCTGGAAGTCGTGGGTTCCGGTGGTCCAGGTGTAGGAATCGGTCTCGTCGATCTCCGTCGCGCCGATGGAGTTGGACACCAGGTCCAGCTGGTTCGACGTGAGCTTGAAGAAGGTCGAGCTGTAGGCGAGCGAGATATCGGTGGACGTTCGGTTGATGCCGTTCAGGTCACCGGTCGAACCGGTGCCAATGTTGATGGTGTTCCCGCTCTTGGTCAGGCCGACACCTGCGGTGATCTGGCCGGCTCCGGTGAACTGGACCCAGCTGCCGGCGTCATAGGTGTAGCCCGCGTTCTCATAGATGGAGCTCTCGCCCACGATGAGGAGCGCCCATCCGTCGGAAGGAGAGGTGAAGGTCCAGCCAGAGTTGTACGTGCCGATCTTTTTCGCCTGCGCTCCAAAGGACCCGCTCGGAGTTGTTCCGGAGGTTCCGCTCACGACAACGCGTGTGCCAGCAGGGGGAGCGCCACCGGAGTTGGTGACGATAACGACCCACGCCGAACCGCTGTACTCCACGATGTCGCCATCGGTCTGCGTCGACCAGTTGTTCACGACATAGGTGTCGCCTGCGGAAGGTCCTACCGGGTCGGAACCGCCCTGGTCGCTGTCGTCCAGCATGTTCAGGACAGATGCGGGATCTTTCCAGGTGAGGCCCGACACGAGACTGTCGACGTAGCTCTTGTTGACCACGTGGGTGCCGTCCACGGGTCCGTTGGTGACAAACAGGCCCTCGGCCGTTGTGCCATTGTCAAAGGTCCAGGCCGGGGTGCCCGTACCGAAGTTCACCGTCGAGTTCACGTCGATGAGCAGCTCGCCGCTGCCCGTGGTGGTCAGGCCGGTGCCGTCGATGTCGGTGATGTCCAGGCCGATGCCGTTGGCGGTCACGTCGATGGGAACCACGTCGCCGCCAGTCGTCGTGTCGGAGACCACGGAGATGGTGTTGGTGAAGGTTGTGGGACCGCCGGTCAGCGCCGTGCTGATGCCATTGCCTCCGGCGAAGTCGATCTGGTCACCGTCAGTGATGGTCTGGGGGCCGCCGCTGTCCGCGTTGACTTCCCAGTTGTACTCGGTGCCGGGGTCAGCCCAGATGGGATTGGCTGCCGCCCCCTGCGTCTTGAGGAACAGGCCACTGGTGCCTGCGCCCAGGTTGGCCCAGCCGCTGGCTCCCCGGTAGAGGATGTCGCCTTGGGCTGCGGAGGTGATGGTCACATCACCCAGGTTGGTGAGACCGGCGTCGTAGGACCACGTGCCCGACGTCACCTGGGCCACACCCGTGGAGGAAGAGCTGTCGCCGCCCGTTCCGCCGTGTGCTGCGCTCAGGTAGGTCGAGTCCACGCTCCAGGTGCCCGAGCTGATGTAGGGCACGCCGGTCGAGGAGCTGGTGTCGAGCCCCGTGCCGCCCACGTCAGGCTGCACATCACCGTACTCGATGCCTGTGCCGGCCGAGTTGATGCGCAGCACCTCGTAGGCAGAGCCGCTGGCAACGCCCAACTTCGACAGCGTGGTGCCTGCCGAGGCGTAGAGGATGTCTCCGGCGGTGTAGGTCGTCTGGCCCGTGCCGCCTCGCGACTCGGCCAGCGTCTCGACCGTCACGTTGGAGCCACTGCCTGCCTGGACGAGAACGCCAGGACCCGTGGAAGAGAGATCGGAACCCGTTCCACCGTAGGTAAGACCCACAGTCGTGCCGCGCCACTCACCGTTCGTCACGTGGCCGTTGGAGTCATCGACGGTGAAGTTGGTGTTCTCGATCCAGTTCGTCGACGAGGTGTCGTAGACGAGAATGGCGTGGTTGGTGGTGCCGGAGGGCAGCGCCTCTTCCGGCTCCCAGGTGGGTACGCCGCTGTTGCTGCGCAGCACGTAGTTGTCCGTGCCGGGAGCGAGTGCCGCGATCTGGCCCTGTGCCGAGAAGTACAGCATGGAGTTGATGGCCGTGGAGGAGAAGTCTCCGCCCAAGCCGCCATACTGCTCGTCGATGGCGGTGCCGTTCCACGCTCCTGCGGTCACGGTACCACTGTTGACGAGGAAGCCCGTGTCCTCGGTCCAGCTACCCAAGTTGTCGGCGGTGAGGACCGCGTACTGCGTGGTGGACGTGGGAAGCGTGTGAGGCGTGTCCCACGTGGGATTGCCCGCTGTGGACTTCAGGTACTCGCCATCGTTCCCCTTCGCCAGCCGTGCCCAGCCAGAGCCATCGCGATACAGGATGTCGCCCTGAGCTTCGCTGGCGATGCTGTGGTTGGCAAAGTTCGTGTAGTAGGTGCCTTCTTCGCCGTCCAGCTGGTCGGCGTTGAAGTTGGTGACCACGGTGGTCGAGAGCACTGTCATCGGGGCCGTTCCTGTGTCCGGGACCAAAGACTTGATCTGACCGTTGGTGTTGTCCACCTGCAGGTTCGAGATCGCCTCGCTAACACCTGTGGCCAAATTCTTGGTAAGGACGAGTACGTCTGCCATAAGAGGGTCCCTCCTTAAACCGGCAATTTTTGGCCGCAAATCCGCAAGACGATGAGAGCCGCCTCATGTCCTGCATACATTCAGAGTGTACGCCCTGACGCAAAATGGGCAAGTGGTGGGGCGGGGGGCTACCCTGTGCTCTTGATGAACTTGTGGTAGCGGCTGATCGCTCCCTTGAGGGTAGGAGCGTAGTTGATTGCGCGGTGGGTGTGCGTCTCGTACCACGTCTTGCCATTGATCACGGCCTTGCTGACTGCGGAAGAGGGCGCGCCACCGTTGAAGTGCCAGACAGCCTTGGCCGTCATGACCTGCGCGCGCTCCTCTGGCGTAAGCTTCACCTTGTGCTTCTTGAAGGTCTTCCAGTCGGGATGTCCCTTCGGCGCACCAGGCTTCGCGAGCTTCACCATTTCATCCGCGAAGGCTTCGAAGAACGTCATGCTCCCTCCTACGTGATCTGGGTGAAGGTGATCGGCAGCACCACGATCGTAGTCGTGTTCAGGCCGAGCGCAACAGACTGTATCACATGCCCAGAGGTAGACGGCGGTGTGCTCGTGAGCACTCCCGGAGTTGTCGGGTCGACGTAATAGATCGCCCCGGCAGTGATGCCAGACAGACCTGTGATCTTGCCCACCACGGTTACCTCCAGTGGTGAAGACTTGGAGACGACACCCGCCGCAGGCATTGTCGCCGAGGAGCTCGCCTGCGCCTTGGCAACGGTGTCATTCGTCGAGACATACACCGCGTCGCCAACTGCGAGACCGGTACCGGAAAGACCGCTCAGGACCACAGGGGAGGTGATGGAGCCGAGAGGCTGGGGTGCCCAGGACCCGCCGGTGTACGTGAGGATGTCGTTGAGGCTCGGGGCCGAAGCGGAGACAGCCGTGCTCTGCAGCCAACCGGCATCCTGCAGATCAGCCAACTTACCGCTGAGGGCGGCGACACTGATTTCGTCCGCGCCCCCGCTCTCGTGTGTGCTGGCGTGAGTGGCTGGCGTCTGCGGCGTGGCAAGAAGGCCGGTAAGGCCCGCCACGCTGATCTCATCGATACCCCCGACCTCGTGGTTGACCGCGTGGGCCGGAAGGCCGCCGGCACCAAAGCGGGTGTCGATGGCCACGAGAATGTTCTGGAGGTTGTCGGGGCTCACCACAGGAATGTTGGTGAGGTTCGCCCCAGTATAGGTGACCTGCGTGGCGTTGGTGGGGCCGCCGATGCCTTGGATGGGAATCCAGGGGGTGGACGGCTGCATCTGGTCGTAAGTGTAGAGCGTGTTGGTGTAGAGGTCGAAGACCGTGAGGCCGTCCTTCACGACGTTGCGGCCACCCCTGAAGGGGACACAGGTGATCACGGACGAAACCTCGCTGGCAAGCTTGTCGTCGCCGTCCTCCGGCGTGTTGGGTGGATCCTCGTTGATGCACAGAACGTGGAACGCCCAGCCGATACCTGCCTCCTGGACACTCCAGAAGTTCGTGTTGAACGGGATGAGGTCGAGGGTGATGAGCGTCGAAGCGTTCAGCGTGCTCACGGTATTGAAGATGGTCGAGGGCACGTCACCGCCGAGCAGGATCTCCGTGGGAGCCGTGACGGACGAGACGTAGGTGAAGGTCACACCGTGAATGGTGATCGTGTCGCCCAGGGAGGGGAGCGCCGAGAAGTAGAACGATGCCGAAGCACGGATCCACGTCGCCTTCAGCGTGCCGTTGGCACCCGTGGGGTTACCGTAGGTGGTGGGCGTGAAATAGTAGTCGCCTCGACTCACGCTTGCGGTAACGGTCTGCAGGTTCGCCGCGTCAGTACCAGCAATGGGATCCGGCACGTTGGTGATCTTCTGGTTGTCCATGTCGATCGTGCCGGTCATCGTGCCGCCGCCCTTGGGCAGCCGCGAGAGGTATCCCAGAGCAACCTCTTCCAGACCTGCCTTCACGTCGGTGGCAGCCACGCTGGGGCTGGAGTGCGGGACGTCCTGCGACGTGATGTTCAGCGCAGAAGCAGTCACAGCGCCGGGGGCAAGGTGTGACGACGTGATACCGCCAGAGGCAACGCTGAGAATGCTGCTCGTCACCACCAGCGACGAGGCGAGCTGCAGCTGGAACCGCTGCTGCCCATTACGCGCCCACGGCTCGCCGGTGGAAAAGATATTGCCAAGCTGTGATGCGATGATCGACATAGCTCACCTACAAATGAAAGTGCGAGTGGCTCGGAGCCCGGAAGGCACCACTCGGGAACTGTTCCTTGGATTTGATGACAGCCTTCGTACCCTTGAGCTTCTTGCGGTTCTTCCACATCCACTTGCGGGTGGCATCGTCGAAGCCTGTCCCCACGAAGCCTACAGGACTGCCTCCCGGCGTCAAGCTGTAGGTGTACCGAACAGCCTTCCCCTTGAAGCGGCCTTTTCCCTCGTAGATCGTGTGAACGTACACTTGCTGGTGCGGGCGGAACTTGATCTTGGTGGGACGGGCGGGCTGGTCCATCTTCCACACCACAACACCCTCATCCGTAGTTGGGTGCTTGCCCTTCTCGATCTTGTCGAAGAGCCTGCGCTGCGCTGAAGCCGTCGTGGCAATGACGGGGACATGAACACCCTTCCCTTTGAGCTTGGACTCGATCCTCTTGAGCACCTTTAGCTTCTCACGGTAGGGCGCGTCCTCCAGCTTCTTGCCTTTGGGGCCGGAGATCACGTCGAAGATCCCAAGCCTTACTCTGAGGTCATTGGCCTTGAGGCGATCCTGCGCCTTCTGTGGGCTCGTATTGAGGATACCAGCCAGCTGCCGGTTGGGGATGGCCTTGCCCTTCTTGTCGGTGACGTAGATCTCCCCTCGCACACGGGCACCACGGAGAGACTTGGGCGTTTTCACGCGATCCATGCCGGCAACGAAGGTATGGTCGATCAGCCCTGTGGATCTTTCACGCGGCCGATAGCTGTAGACCTCCGGCGTGTCCCGGTCCAGGTTGAGCGAGATGTGAGCGCCGTCAATCTTCTCCATGATGGCCTGGGTGGCCCCATTGGTGACGTGCTTCTCGAACTCGTCGGGCTGAGACTCCCGGTACTTGGGCTTGGACTGCGGCACCTCTGGGCGCGTCTTGGGTGTGGGTGTGGTGTTGATGAGCAGCCACTTGCGGGGCAGCTGGCGCACCATCGTGAAGCGTACAGGGTTCTTCTTGTGGAGCAGCGTGAAGTTGATCTTGTTGTTGTTGGACTCCATCACGCGCGCTGGTCCTTGGTCCTGGATCCACACGCCGCGCCCCTTCGTGGCCCCGTACCCTTCCGGCAGATGTCCTTGGAAGGACATGTACGAGATCTTGTGGTCCGGCTGCCGGATGGCCGTGCGCTTCTCGCCAGGCTTCAGGGGCAGCCCCTTCTTGATGGCCCACGAGAAAGCGACGTTGCCGTCGGACAGACGTAGGTCACTGTGCAGCCCGGCTTTACGTGCATCATGCTTGTGATCCACGTACCACCAGTTGACAGGTTCCTTCTCGCCCTTCTTGACCTTGGGGATGGCCTTCATCCTCTTGGTCGCTGGGATGCCTGGGGCGAAGTCTCGCTTCGCTGCGAGCTTCTCTACGAGGAATGTTGCTAGAGACTCCATATCAACGTAAGTATGCGCAGGGACCAAAAATGAGCAACTTTTGAGGTAGAAGCACAGTGTAGAGACAATACCTTTAGGAGGAAGAGACATGTTCAAGTATTTGCTGGAGAAGCTACTCCCGGGCCGCGCACGCAGAAAGCGCGCAGAATCCCGGAGAATAAAAGAGTTCTTCGGAGAAATGGAGCAGGCGGTCCACCAGGCGAGGCTTTACAACTTAGCATACCTTCACGAACTCGTGAAGGAAAAGAAAGGCGCTAACTAGCGCCTTTCTTTTAGTCATAAGAACAATGCAACGAATGTACGTTCGTTGCGCCTCCTTTTTTGTTGGAGTTTTTATGGCGAGAGCACCACTTACATTCGAAGAGAAGCGGCTGGCGATCATCTGCTTCAACCACTGCTATTCGCAGTGGGTCTGGAACATCAGCAAGATCACGCTGCAGGAAAATGGGCGCGCGGCGGCGGCGAATGTCGTGAAGAAGCACTGCCGCTGGTTTGGTCTTGGCACCCCCCACCCCACCAACGTGAGGGTCGGAGCCAACGCCAGAGGAACAGGCATGGTCATGTCCAGGGACGGACAACAAGTAGCCGAACTCACGTGGACCAGGTTCGTGGACTTCATGGAGGAGAACCGAACCTGCCCAAAGACAGCGGCAGAGGTAGACACCGAGGAACTGATGAGTGTGTTGGAGGAGTAGCTATGAACACAGCGCGGGACGCGCTATGGCGCGTACGGTGGAGGTATTCCAGCAACCAGCACACCTGCGCACTACCAAACTGCAACAGGCTCGTTGGTCCATCCTACCTGGGCCTGGGTATCTGCTGGGAGCATTTCAATCAACACGTAGACGAGGGCAGTAGGTTCAACCTGTCTCGCTACGCTGAGGGCGAGAACAGCAAGCGCGTCCTCAATCCGGGCATCTTCGGGGGCTTCACGCTGGAGATGGTCGACGAGGAAGGGCTAGTGGACACGATACGCCAGGGAGATCGTGTTGCGTGGTGCCAGACGGGGGAGACACGATATGGCACCGTCGATAGTATTGTGGGGACAGAGGCAGAGACAGTGAACCGGACGAAGAAATCCTGCGCCATATCAGATGCAGTGATTGTCTGGGTGCTCTGGGGCTCGAAGAAGCTCGCGCTGTCCCCAACGGAGATCGTCGCACTACAGGAGAGCGACGAAGAAGAAACAGACGATGTCGTTGATGAGCTGATGGCGCTCATGGGCGAGTAATGGGAGAAACGATATGATCTATGAAAGCTCTGGAGATGCCCAGGCAGCGGACTACCTTCGGCGCGATAAGGCTGACATGCACAAGAAGATCGAAGAGCTGCAGGCCAAGGTGGAGGACCTCGAAGCAGACAGGGACTCGGAGGAGCGATGGGCGAACCAGTACAAGGAAGAGCGAGACAGGGCCGCAGCGACCTGCGTTAAACTCCGGGCCAAGAAGCTGGCAGAACGCGTAGCCTTCAGGAGCCGGGTGAAGAAGCTGATCGCGCGCTCCCGACGCGACGCCAAGAAGATCCAGGACCTGGAACAGCGTGTAGTCGGTCTGTCGACGACGGCCCACCTCGCTGAGGTAGGTCGCGAACAGATGGCCAAGGAGCTGGCTGCGCAAAACAGTCAGCGAGCCGAAAAGGCGGTGTGTCGCCGATTCCGCGCAAAGCTGGACCTTCCTGCAGATCGTCGACATGCAGAGGACCCGGAGAAGCTGGACTACTTCTTCCGGAAAGGAGAGATCCTGAGAGAGGTGGCCGCCGGGCATGGGACCATACGTCCTGAGAATACGCCGTTCGGATTTACAGGAATCCCTCTCTTTCTCCTGGAGCAGAAGGGTGTCGCCGAAAAGTATCTGGAAGAGATCGACCCGGTTCCCTTTGAAGAAAGCGAGGGATACCGCGAGATACTCCACGGGCTCGTCGCCGAGATGGAGCCGCTCGATAAACTCCTCCAGGAAGCCAAGGAGACCTTCGACGGAACGGGCATCGGCGACGCCCTGGACGAGATCTATGAAGCGGTACAGAAGCTGCGCACAGCGGCGAAATTGAAAGGGTGAGACATGTCAAATATGAGCTATTGCCGCTTCCGGAATACCGTCGCTGATCTGGAGGATTGCCAGGAGGCCTTGGAGACAGAGGACGAGTTCGAAGACATGGACGAAGACGAAAAAGCGGCCATGAAGAGACTCGTGCGCCTCTGCGGCGAGATCTACGAAGAATTCGGGCACCTCGCCGAAGAGGAGGAAGACTGATGTCGAAGAAGAAGAGGACGAAGGACACGCTCACCCCGAGGAAAGATGGACGCAAGTGGATCAGGAAGCAGCTGGCCACCACGCAGTACAAGCAAGGCGACGCTAAGTTGGGCGTCAGCAGCGTCATCTTCAGCCTGTACGATGAGGGCGCTTTTCTAGGCCCTATCTCTGAGGTAATGGACCGCCTTCAAATGGTGCGCGACTACTATGAAGAGCAGGGGTATCGCCAAGTCACCATTGACCCTAGGCCGGACTATGAAGGCGGCGTGGAGAACGAGCTATATGGGTACCGCCTGGAGACTAAAGAGGAGCTACAGAAGAGGCTGGAGAGAAACAAGAACGCCAAAGCTGCCGCCAAGAAACGCGAAGCCAAAAAGAGAAAGGCTCGCGAAGAGCGTGAACGGAAAGAGTTCGAGCGTCTCAAAAAGAAGTTCGAAAAATGAGAAGGCTCTGGCCTTCTCTTTTACGCAGCCTCGAACACCACGCGATTGCCCCGGATGTAGAAGCCCTTGATCCCATCCCTCGGCCGTGGCCACTCCACGAACTTCCCCGCCCACACCTGCTCGTGTGTCACGGTGATAAAGACCGACGCCTTCTTGATACGAAGGAAGCCGCCAGGCCGCTGAGACACATCACCGAGGAGCAAGAGATCCCCCGGCTGAGCTTTGTTGAGGTACTGCGGGCCGTACCACTCGCTCTGCTGTACGAGGCGCACGGTTCTGAATTCTGGCATAACCGCCATGACAACTCCGGGAGTGGTCTGAGTCATAAGGATTATGAAGAGACCTTAGGATCTATGCAAGGGACGTTCAGTTCTTTTTCATTGGAGGAAATAGTATGGAGATAACCCTTTCTACTTGCATCGAGCTAGACAGCCAGAACATCGTCTATCTGTCCTGGGCGACGGAGATGCCGTTTGTGCCGTACCAAGACACTGTCATCTGGTTAGATGATAATTGTCACGGCGTCGTCCAACAACAGCCCGAGTGGGATTGTCATCGAAAACGACTCGTCATTTACGTAAAAATGAGCGCCTCGTCCGAACCTCCCACAGACCGGAGCTACAACCTCGACGAACTGCAGCTGCACAAAGCGGACCTTGTTGAGGCACTACTCGCGCGTGGCTGGCTAGCAGATGAGCTATTTGGAACGACCACGATGACGCAGGAGCTCGCCGAGAAGGTCAAAAGATGGCGCATACAGACACGCGCAGCCCTGAGGAGCATCAAAACTAGCGAAGCGAATTTACCCGTCCACGCGAGGAATGCGCTCAATAAGGTGGGCATCAAGACCATTGGAGATCTTCTGGAGCACACCGCTGAAGATCTTCTAAAACTCAAGGGCTTTGGCGTGGCGGCGCTGGTCTACGTAAGGCGGTATCTTCGCGACAACGGAGTATCACTTAGAGGCACGGAGGAACGGTGAGAGCCCAAAACCTTCATGATCTCTCAGCTCAAGTACGAGTGCCAGGCGGGAGAAGACGTGCGGCACATCCGCACCATGGCACATGGCGACACCATTTGGGACTTCACCGGTGACGATGGCCATCTCTATACCGCGTGGAATTCACCAGCGAGCATTCTTTTTCTAGGAGGAAGCTATGAGGATTCTCTTGGTAACTGTAGCTCTCTGTCTCATGGGGTTACTATGTGGCTGCCCCAAAGAAGAAAAGCCACGAGGACCTGAAACGTGGGAAGAGCGCGCCAATCGCGAAGATCGCGAGCGGCGTGCTCGCGAGCAAGCGGAGAACGACGAGCTCTACCGCAAGTTTCAGGAAGAACAAACCAGGCGAGACAGGGAATACTACGGAAAATAGGGGGCTCACGCCCCTTATTTTACCTAGACCACAGACATGACGTTCTTGGCCAGACGCCGCTTGATGGAGTAGATGCGGTCAGGCGGGATGCGTGTCGCCTTGGAGATGGCCGACACAGACTTCAGCTTCTTCTTCCCGTGAGCACCCAGGGAGTAGTCATAGACCAGCTTCTCCTCTGGCGTCATCTGGAAGTACATGAACTCGAAGGTCTCGCCCATGCGGTTGTAGAAGGTGGCTGGGTCGGCGATGCCGGACTCGGCAGCCTGTGTGACAGAGAGGTCCTTGCGCGAGAGAGCCGTGTCCATCATCTGGACCTGCTGCTGGCTCCAGCCCAGGTGATCGGCCATCTCGTCGTGTGTGGGTTCCCTATCCTTCGTGGCGAACAGCAGGTTCTTGGCCTGTTGGAAGCGGCGGATCTGGAGGATGCGGTGCTCAGGCACACGAGCCACGTTCTTGTTCGCGTTCACGTAGCGGTAGAGCCCTCTAAGCTGCGTCTCCAGGAAAGTCTTGAAAAGGACCTTCTGGCGCGGATTGTAGCGCGTCAAGGCCGTCATGAAGATCTTCATGGCCTCGCCCTGGATAGCTGCGGAAGGGACAGGAGCCCGCACGTAGGCCATGGTCATGCGGTTAAGCATGGGCTTGTACTTGCGTAGCAGCTCGTTGCGCGCCAGGATGTCGCCTCGCTGCGCTCTCTTGATAAGATCGAGATCAGGATCAGCGGCCATCGAATGCCCTCGGACCAAAATGTCTCTTGGAGTAGTTAAGTATAATCTCTTGTCGCGCAGATCGAAATAGGTAGCGAGCGGAAGGGTGGTCAGACTGCTTCGCCTCTGCTCGGAGCTGCTGCACAATCGGATCACCTGGACTGGCGCTGACGTCGGGAACGTCGATGCCTAGGCTGCCAAGACCTTGACGGAAGAGCTGCTGCAGCTGATTGGGTGCCGACACCAGACTGTCTTTGAGCTCAGGAAACATCTCCCACTCGTCCACGATGAAGTCGAAGATCGTATTCTCGTCCTGGGGGTTGCGCGGCACCATCAGCCAGAACTCTTCGGGCGTGGGCTGATCGGACATCTGCTTCTCTAGCTTCAGCGCGTGCATGTCGAGGAACTGGCGCAGGCTGGTGGCCACTCGGCTCTGTACATTCTGGTCCACCCACGGCCCTGGTCCGATCTCTGTCTCGGGCTGCTGCGAGAGCTCTTCCCACTTGGTGCTACCACCTGTACGGCGGGGGGAGATGCCCGAGTCGTCGTCGAGGATAGGGAAGAGCCTGTCGACGATGCGCAGGAAATTACCGTACTCGTCATACAGAGTCTTTGCTGTCAGCTCCGACGACGGGTCCGCCCCCTGCAGATCCTTACCAAACTCGGTGTCGCTCCCGTAGAACGGCTGGGTTCCAAGCAGCGCCTGATAGATCTTATCGATGGTGCGTGTGAGCAGAAAGCCTTTGTTGAACCATGTAGGCGGGAGCTGGAAGCCTGTGAGCTCGCTGAAGTACGACCGCACGTAGTCCTCGTTGAGCTCCGCCGCCTTGACCGCCGTGGCGATGGCGTTGTCTCCGAGCGTATCGACGTCAGCCACCGTACCTTCGTCAGAAGCTGTCTGAAGAGCCTTCTCCTGGGCACGGAGGAACGATAGGATCTGCCTGCCCAGCTGCTCGCCCTGGACCTTCATGGTCTTCAGGATCTCTCGGGTGAGGGTGACAGTCTGGGCATCGTCAGAGACGACGAAAACACTCGGATCCAGCTGAGCGTCAAGGAACACTGGGAAATCCATCCCGGCATACGATGTATAGTCTCCGCGCTCGTAGCGCTCTCGTGTCGTGAATGTCTTGGTGTACTTGTAGGTTCCTCGCTCCTCAGAGAAGACGGTGATGCTCTTCGTGCGTGTTTCCGTCGCCTTCCCCGGCAGCGATGCCTTGGTGGTCAGGTTCTCGTCCTGATAGAATCTCTCGGCTGTCTCGCTACGCTGTCCCCCATACAGCGCTGACCGGATCGGCGTGGCCATGCTGTTGAGCGAGGTTGCCGCTGCCTGCAGGGGAGCCAGCGTAGCCGCAGGAACCGTCACGTCTCCACCGAACGCCCGGATCTTCAACGCAAGAAGTTTGGTCTCGGGGGTGAAGCCTGCGCTACTGACCTCACGACGGCTGAGGAGATCGAGGCTCGTGACATAGCCTGACACATTACGCATAGCCTTCTCGAACTCGCGGATGTGTCCCTCCACAGCTGTGATCTTCGCCTGGTACTTTCCAGAGATCTCCCCGTACTGCGAAGACCGGCTGTCACGCTCCTTCTGGAACTTCTTATCCAGCTTCTCTGCCTCCTTCTTGGTGACACGCGGAATGGTCCGTACGCGGGAGAGCCCTACGTTGGTGGTCTCGTTCCCCGTAGCGATGTCGACTGTGAGCGTGGTGCTCTCAACAAAGGCAAGATAGGAAGAGTCGTTGTCGAAGATCATGGTGGAGAAGCCAGGAGCTATCCAGCGAAGACCGCGACAGGAGACACTGGCGTTTCTCTCTGCCTTTCCGAGCTGGTACCGGTAATCAGCCAGGGTCGTCATGATGCGCTCATAGTCGCTCAGACCCTTCTGGTTGATGCGCTCAGCCCGATTCTTCTCTGAGGCAAACGCTTGGGTCAGATCTTCCTTATCGTCGAAATACCGGGCTACCGCTGTGAAGAGCTCGAACGGATTGGTGTCTCGTCGACAGATGATACCCTTCTCGATCTCGTCCTCGCTGAGAACGGACAGGAGGTTCACACTACCGGCGGTCTTGTTGTTGACGTGAGGAGCCGCCTGGTACGGAGAGTTACTGCTGCCGGCCGTCGTAGCTTGGCCCAAGCCGTTCAGGTTGGAGCTGAAGAATTCAGCCGCTGTGACCCGGGAACGATCCTGTTCCGGCATGGATCGAAGGATGGTAGAGGGGGCGAAGTAGGCTGCTTTGCCCTGGGAGAAATACTTCTCGTTCAAGATCACGCGAGTGGGTTCGTTGTCGTAGGTACGCTGATAGCTCAGCTGGTCGATGTCTTCCGGCATGATGAAGTTGCACGGAGGGGGCATCGCGTAGAAGAGCTCGGGGGCCAGGATATAGTCGTTACGATAGTAGTCCCTGACGAAGGAGAAGATATCGAGATCTGCCTCCTTGATCTGAGGCATCTTGAGGATGTTGCCCTTGTCACCTGGCTGTGCGGGAAACTCCACCAGCTGACCTGTCTGCGCGTCCGGGATCTTGAGCTTCTTGTCTCTCGGAGCGTAGTAGGGCGTGGGGACCTGATACCAGGAATGAAACGCTTGGCCACAGAAGTGGGTGAACAGATCGAGGTAGGTATGGTCTGCGCGGATCTGCCCCTTGAGCTGCTGGAAGGCGAGGTTGCTGAGAGTGGCTGGGATCATGCCTCCGATGGTGGAGTCGGGGACGGCGGCGATCTTGTTAAGGAGCCTGCTCCTGATGACAGAGAGCCGCTGCGAACCGTTGTAGCTGCTGAGATACGCGATGAGGGGCAACAGCCTCTCTGCGAAGTTGCTGTCCGGATTGGTTCGGAAAGGAGCCTTGTCCCCCGGAGTCCCCGCGTTGTCTGGATCGAATGACTTGGCGAGGGCCAGAAAGGAGAACGAATCACCACGGCCCGAGACGCCTTGTGCGATAGAGGGGATCGCATAGCCCCCCGTGATGTAGGGAGTCTGGAAGCTCTGGCCAATAGAGGACATGAACATGCGGTGCCGGGAAAAGATCCGAAAGAGGCCTGCAAAGTGAACAGCCATGCTGCGATGCTGCGGAGTCTTCGAATGGCCCGGGCCGAGGAGCTCGACCTCCATGTAGAGCTTGTACTTGTCGAGCTCGTCCTGGCGAGGATCGGTGCTGTCCCAGAAGAAGAAATGAATGAGCGAGTTTGGCCGAAACTCGTGCACCACCTTGTCAGGCTCCAGGTATAGCTGCCCGGTCGCGTATGAGTTACGGCCACACGTGATGGTGAAGCCCTGGTGTGGGACCTCGACGCCGTCGATGAACACGCGCCAGTCACTCAGCTTTCTCTCAAGCCTCGGCATTATGCCCCTCTACTACTCTTGCGTTTGGCCTTCACGGGAAACTTTTGCGGAAACTGATCGAGAAGCTGAGGAGGCTTCGCGGAAGAAAGGAGCGCCTTCTCAACACCCGTCTGCAGCTGCGGAGGCTGCGGTGTGGGGTTGAAGACGTTGAGCATGTAGGAACTATCGGCCAAGCCGATTTTCACTCCGGCCTCGCGAGAGACGATACCAATCGCTTCTGATGACGGATGGTTCGGCTCGTCGATGAGAGGCTGCTCAATACTGCGCCAGCTGATGGTGTTCCTCACTGTAGTGGAGTCGCCCGGCATGATGTTGTCTTTGATCGTAACAGCTTCTACGAGAACCACGAAAGACACCACGTAGATGACTGGGGTATCCGACGTAAGGGTGGAGCTCATGTTGGTGAGCGTGCAGTAGATGTTGAACTGGCCGTAGTCCAGCTCGACGATGTACCCCTTCCGAGCAGCCACCGACGTCCGCATGTACTGGTCGTAGAGTGTACGCAACTTGGTGTACGCATACGCCTGAAGATTGCCGTCCTGCTGCTGTCGCGAATCGAAGGGCATGTCGTAGATGAAACCTTGGATTGTGAACTGCCTGATCTCCCGATCGAAGAAGTAGACCTTCACGTTGTCGCGGACACCGGGAACCACGTGAGAGCGCTCACGATCCATCTGCGAGATGTTCTGCATGATGAAGTCGCTCATGACTTCTGTAGGCTTCACATCGTTGCGAATGTTACCGCGAACACCAAGAGGCCACACGCGCATGGTGAGCCAGCGAAAGTCCGTCTCCTCCAGACCCTGGATGTCTGCCAGGCTCCTAAGGTAGTACCGACGAGGATCCAAGGTTTTCAGGCTAGGATCTGCCATTAGACTGCCACCCCTCCACCGGCGTCCCCAGCAAAGCCGTACTGGTAATCGGCGGGAACTTCCCGAGAAGGACCATCCGGGGGTGGCGCGTCATAGGCACTCACTCTCTTCACGGAGAAGAAAGCTTCGCTGGTCACAAAGAATGAGAAAGCGAACTGCGCCCGACTCGGCTGCGCTGCATCTTCGCTCATGTTGGTGTGCATAAGATAGCCGCGCCGGATCTTGTTCCTATAGTAGATCTCGGCGAAGCACTTGTTCTGGATGCACTTCGATCCCCGCATGTATTTGTTGTACGCCACCCACCACTGGGCTTGGGCGCTGCCGTCCTTGATGTTGTCAATGAGCCAGCCGCCGTAGGTGTAGATGCGCGCAGAGCGTCCCACAGAGTAGACCAGTGGGGTACCGAAATTGTACCTCGGCCCGATACGCTCGTCGTCTACCTCGCTCACCTGCTGGATGAGGAAGCGGTCGGTAGCCAGGACGATCGGTAGCGTGGAGGGGCGGCGCGCAGCTGGAGAGGCCTCCCCGCTCAAGCCGATGATCTTACGGTACTCCACCTGCGCCTCAGACTCAGTAGGATTCTTGATGCGCCGGATCACCAGAACAGCCGGATCCTCGTCATAGTCCGCAAAGACGCGGCCTGTGTTCAGCTTCTCTCGGAAGAGCTCGCTCTCTGGGACGTCCTGCCAGCGCAAGGCGCGCACCTTTGGGAACTCGCGCAGAAACGCGGTCCAGGTCCAGGAGTCAATCCGGCCAGCCGTGCGAGTATAGGTCTCAAGCGTCTGGGACAGGCCGCTCCCTGTGATGTCGCCGCCGAGACCGCTCACCACATCGTTGTAGCGCGGAAGCGGTCCTGGCTTCTGTCCTGGCTTGGTGCGATTGCCCATTACTCTGTCCTAGCATCTGGTGTCGCGGTATTTCTCTGGAGGGCGCTCTTCACCCAGACGGCGTTCTCCGGTGTGTCCCCGCGAGGGGCGGTTCGTGCCAACTCATCTGAACGACCTATCGCGGACTTCATCAGGTCAAAGACAAACTCTACTCTCTTCTTGCCCCCGAGCTCCGACATGAATTTTTGCATGCCCTTCTTGTCCGTGGCAGCGGCTTTGATGTTAATGTCTTTGCCCTCTGCGTAGCTCTCCATGACGGACTTCAACGTCTCATACGGGATAGCCTCTTGTAGCGCAGCGAAGTCCTCCAGACCGCCTCTCGATGAAAACGCTCTCATCAGCCCTGTGACGGGGTTGAGTGCTCGCTGCTTAAACATGGCCCCACTAAGCATGGAGTTGTCTTCCCAGTCGAGCATGTTCATTAGCTTCTTCTGTGTCAGATCTCCCTGGATGTAGGACATCCTCTTGAGGGTCCCGTCAGCGCCAGCCGGGACCATGAAACCGCCGACGGATCGCCTCAGAAGGTCAACACCCGTCGGAGAAGAGCGCACAAGCTCCCGCATAGACATGCGAGCCTCGCGCACATTCGGATCGAAAAAGGATCTGATCCGGGTAGCTCTTCCTGCCTGTGTAGCAGCCAGCGCAAGACGGGCGGCGGCATCCACATCGCCACTCTCCCCGAACACCTCAACATCGGTGGTAGACCAGTCACCGCCTGCCATGATTTCCGCTTTTCGCTGACTCCAGTCTCGATCGAGGTCGTTGTTCATTGCCAGTCGCTGAGTCTCGCGGACAAGTTTGTTGTTCTTGATTGTGAGGCGCGACCGAGTTACACCAACACCTCCAAGCCCAAGGAACCCCCGCCTACCTTCTTCAACATCCCAGCCTGCACGATTACCAAGGATGGCCTTCGCAAGCTCCTCGTCAGTCATCTTGGGATCCTGGGCACGGAGGCGGCCGATCATTTCATTCACACGTTCTGGTGTGTAGGCCTTCCACGTCTCTACGAGCTCTGGTGGTGCGTAGTAGCCATCACCGCGCACTGTCTGTGTGGTGCGAAGACTCGCCGTCTCAAGGCTAATGGCATTCTGCACGGTGCCGCGTGCTTGATGGGGGAGCTTGTACCTCTCGACTGAGCCAGACAACAACCTATTGGCCATGGACTGGGCCGCACCCCCAACGTGCATATTGGCCGCGAACTGCCCGTACGTTCGCCCGGCGGCCTGCACCTGCATTTCTGCCATGGTTCTTCGCACCGCCGACCGGAGACCCTTGGCAGACATACCTCCGACGTCCATATCCTGGACATTCTGCATGTTGGTCATGGCACTAACGATAGCCTGGGTCTCGTAGCCCCCAAGCTTGCCGAAAGCTAGTGCGAAGTTAGCCAGCTGCTGGCTGTCGCCACGGATACCTGCTTGCTCTATGCGTGTCCGAGCGCCCAACATCCGGGCCTCGACCTCTTCGTACTGCGGCAACGCCTCCTCGACAGAGCCGAAGCCCATGCGCTGAGCAAAGATCTCAGGAGCCGCCAGCTGACCCGCAGGATCAATGGCTGCAATGCGTTGACCCTCCATGAAGGCGTCGAGCTCCAGGTTCATCGCCACAGTCCGGCGAACTGAGGGATTCTGTCGAGCGCGGCGAAGAGCGAAAGGATCACGAATCAAAGCGCCGGCGATGGCTCCTTGCCTGCCCAGAAAGCCCTGACCTTGAAGACCCTGCTGATAGGCTCCGGGGTTGGCCTGCGCCAAAATCAGTGACTCGTTAGCTCTCCCTGCGCCAACAGCGCCCATCTGACGCTGCATTCTGGCCATCAGCATTCTTGCCATGGCGTCAGCACCAGTGCCGCCGCCCTCGCGCAGCAGTGTCTCGGACCGGATGACACCCTGGCGACGCAACTCGGCGATTTCGTTGGCGCGGGAGAAAGCCTCGCCTTGCATGACAGTTGGGTCCATATAGTTCGCCAGACCCATAGCCCGTCCCTGTATACCAATCTGCCCCATCTGCGCCTGAGAGAACGGACCGCTGAGCGCGGCCTGCCGGGCTCCTTCTCTGAACCCTCTGAAACCCTCGGTGGTGACCTCCATGGTCCCCTTGAGCTGCTCGAAAAACTTGACGGCCTCCTCCTCGGTCATCTGCATTTCTCTGGCGGCGCGAGCCAGCTCACTGCGAATGCCGCTGATCTCCTTACCAAGAGCCTGCATGCCGCCACCGCGACCCATAGCTGCGGTCTGAAGACGTCCGGGCGTAATAGCGCCCATGGCCGTCTGGGTGAGGGTGTTCAGCTGGTCACTGCTGTAGCCAAAAGCCGCCTGAAGATTAGCGGCACCGCCCATTAACTCTTGCATAGCCTCCGCACCGCCGCCTTCCGTAAGAAAGCCTCGGCGAACACCGAACCCAGTCGCTGCGGAGTATTGGCTCCCACGCACGACACCAAGACGCTGCTGTAGGGAGCGCTCGGTCTGCATCTCTGTGAAGATGCGGGCCTCCATGCCGGTGCGTCGCATGAGGTGAGAGGTGACACCAAGGCTAAGGAAGTCCGCGCCGGCGGTAGCCGCCCTGCGTCCGAACATGTCCCAGCGACGACCCAACTCCTCCTGAGCAAACTCTCGACGAACGGCTGACTCCATCCCGAAGGCCATACCCGCATGAGGTAGCAACCATCGTGGGGCGTAGGCCGTCGACAGCATCCCGAAAAACCCTTGCGGCATCAGTCCGGGCCGAGCCCCCGCACCGGCCTGCATTACCTGCTGAGAGATGGGCTGCGCCAGCGAAGCCCCGGCACCCATGGCCGTAGCTGCACCGGAGATGACGCTCTGGCCAGCGCGCATGGTCGCGCCTGCGGTCATCATTGCGCCGTGTCCGGCGTAAGTGAGGACGCCAGGCTGAGCACCACCGGTATAGGTCTGGTGCTGCGACTGCATAGACTGGAGCGCCTGCTGCCGCGTCTGCTGGACGAAGGCATCGGCCTGAGACATGGCCCGAGCGGCTTGCTCCTGAGAGGGGTGTCCTGGGTTCGGAATCATGGGCTATTCCGTGGAAAAGTAGCTGCGAAGGTACTGTCTCATCCGAGCGAATCGTCTTGAGATGATCGGCTCCAGTTCGCCGATAGGATCCGGATCAGGGATGAGGAGATGATTCAGGACGCCGGGAGGTCTAGGGATGTTGACCAGCTCGGCGATCTCTCGGATGCGCTCTACATCAAGAGTGACAACGCCTTCGTCAGACAGCCTCGTAAGTAGATCACCAATATCACCCAGATCAGGTAGAGAATCAGCATGAGCCTCCTGTGTGAAGTCATCGCCGGACTCCGTCTGAACAAGCCCGGCATCCCCAAGAAACTCTACGAACAGCTCCTGACCATTTGCGTCCGAGAGCTGTGAAGAGAAGGCGGGTTGCGACACGACAGGTAGCTCGTTGTCCAGCATCTCTTCGCGAACCCCGGGATACGTCTCTGTGGTGTAGCCTGCCGGGACCGCCTCGGGCTGCTCGTAGAATGGGCTGAGGTCAGCGGAACGGAGATCCCGCAGACCTTTCAGCACCATGTCGATGGTCTGGTTCATGACGACGGAGGAGAAGTATTCTGTGCTCATTGTCCGTCCTGAACGGTGAGTCGGTAGGGGCCACCGCGAACGCCTGGAGCGACGTGGAAGACCTTGCGGCTAAGTTCGAGGAGCTCCTGGGCCGCCTTCTGACTCTCCATCTTTCGCTTCTCGGCGTACCCTATGAAGTAGACCTCCTTGAGCCGCTTAATCAACTCCATGGCTTCGGGCGAGGAGCCAGCCGAGGCCATGATGCTAACCACCTGGTCCATGAACCTCATCAGCAGATCACGCTTCTCCGCCTCAAGGAGATCGATCTGTTCGAGGTGTCCGTGTTGGGTGAGATCCACCCCTCTCAGCACTAATCGGAGGCGGTAGTACGCGAGAGAGGTGCTAATTGGTTTTTTAAGTTTTCCGTCATCGCACAGCGATACGCGACCATCGTATCGTTGATGACGGCTCCGAGGAGAGAGATCACCTCGTCAGGCAGGTCGTCGACTTGCTCGGCACGGGCCTTGGCGTCCTTGGACTCACGCCACTCAGAGAAGTTGGCGAGCGACAGCTTCACGCTATCCTCGAACTGGATCTCGCCGAACTGCTGCAGACAGACCAGCAAGCGGACAGTCTCGTACTCCGCCCGTTCCGCATTGAACTGGTCGATGTCCGCGCCCGGATAGGCCGCGCCCTTGGGAGCCACCCCGCGCAGCACGTCGGCCTCGCGTTTCCTCAGCGTACGGACTCGGACGGGCACACCGTCGTACAAGTCCATCGCATGGGAGACGTATCCGAGAGACCAGTGGTCCTTGTTGGCCACTGCATCGAATACGTCCTGATAGAGCTCCTTGAAGGTTGCGTAGGGAAGCTCGCCGAAGGCAGACTCGACACGCTCGGGCAGGAGCTTGTCGATCTCCGCGTTCTGCTTCTTCTCCTCTTCCTCCAGAGCCTCTTCTTCCTTCCGATCCTTCATCTGTTCGAGCGACTCAAGCTCCTTCTTGCGCTTGATGTCGTCGACCATCTGACTTGTGTTGACGAAGGACCCCTGTGGCTTCTTGCCGATGGAGCCAGGTTCAGCCATGAGAGACGTCTCCAAAAAGGATATGAAAACTAGGCATCTAGAATTATAGAACGAAAGGGTCCAAAAAACAGCCTATTTCTGTCAAAAGAATAATGAACGTGAGCTTATCGCTAACACGCGCCCACTGGGGGCGCTTGTGGAGCTCATGATCAACCGACGTTTTACAGGAGGAATCCAATGAAGAAATTCAGAGACGCAGGAAAGGGAAAGCTGCCGAGTGGTCTGGCTGTGGAGAAGACCAACAAGTCGGCCGCCGAGATCACCGCAGGCATCGGCATCGGCCTCACGGTCGGTGGCGGCGCTGTCTACGGCGCGAGCTACCTGCTCGCCGAAGATGACACCGAGGACGAGGACTTCAACAGCACCGTCGACCGCTACATGGCGGAAGACGAGGCCGTGGAGGAATTGACCCGGGAAATCAAGGCGGAGCGCAGGACGCTCGCGCGCAAGCAGCGCGCCATCGACAAGGCCCAGGCCAAGCTCATGGGCGACGACGACGACGACGAGTAGGTCGTCCACACCATCCCTCGCAGCTACCTGACCCAACCCTCAACTCTTCAGGAGACCCCGAGTCACCGGCCCCGTTGGGCCACTGGCCTTCAAGCCGGTGACTTTTACTCCGGTGTTCCTCCTACAAACATATAGATTCAGCCGCCGACCCAAGACTCAACCTCAGCCTCAACCACTCAGATTCAGGTGCCTGCTGTTTTCCCGACTCATCTCATATAAGGAGTGTCTCGTGAAGAAGGGTACCAAGAAGACCGCAGCATCCAGCTGGGACCTGGATCGCCTGTGGGGAGGCGTGAAATCCGGTGGCAAAGGAAAGTAGTCCTCCAGAAACGTCGTGATCCTTTGGACGGGGTGGACCTAGCGAAATCCACCCCGTCCTCCTTTTACTGAGATTTTTACCCAGACCCTATTGTGGAGAATGAACTATGTTCATAGAGGAGCTTGAACAGCTCACTCTTCCGCTGCAACTGGCGGACGGTGATGCGGGGTTCCAGGACCTCCTGGAAGACCCGGATTGGGTGGCAACCGAGAAAGACTACCACCCGACGGTCCTCATCCCCAAGCGCACGGGGGGCATGCGGAAGATCCAAGAACCGCTGCCAGGACTCAAGAAGCTGCAGACGCTCATCGCGCGCGAGCTCGGCCGTCTGTACGGGCCATCGAAGTACGCGCACGCGTTCATCCGGAAAAAGCCCGGGCGTGAACGAAACCTGCGATCGAACGCACAGCCGCACATGGGCCATAAGTACCTGCTGAAGATCGACCTCAAGGACTTCTTCCCTTCGTGCACCCCGAAAGTCGTAGGCGAGGCGCTGCGCTACGACGTCGACATCCCGGACTGGCTGTTTGCCTTGGTCATGCGCGCCTGCTTCCTCGACGGCGGGTTACCCCAGGGTGCGCCATCCAGCCCGATGTTGTCCAACATCGCTGCCCGGCAACTGGACTACCGTATCGCGCGCCTATGCGAGGCGTGGAGACGAGAGCCGATGGACGGGTGCGCCCCATTCAGGCGGCCGCGCATGGATCCCATCGCGTACACACGGTACGCCGATGACATCACCATCAGCTCGAACTACGACCTGCCGCCCAAAGAGGTTCGGCGAAGACTGCAACGGGGAATGAACGTCAGCCGCAGGAATCGAGACAGGCGTGTGTGGGCGCTGCACAACATCCTGCACCCTATCCGCGTCATCGTCGAGGACTGCGACTTCAAGATCAAAGAGAAGAAGACCAAGAAGTTCAAGGCCCCGCAGCGCCTCGAAGTCTGCGGCGTGGTCGTGGGACAAGACACGGTCAATGCCAGACGGCGGCAGCGCCGGTACTGGCGAGGCCGCATCCATCGCATGATCATGGACATCGAAGAGGGAAAGGTACCGCCCGGCCACTTCCGCGACAAAGAAGGAAATGTCAGGAAGATCACCCGGCGCGGATTCAAGAAAGTCCAAGGCAAGATCGCCGCCATCTGCGCTGTGTCGCCGCAACTCAAGCCCTACTTCTTCGGAGGCAAGGACGAGAAAGGCGAGACGTGGAGGGGTGAGCTCAAACATCTGAGGACACTATGCAGAAGATCGTAATAACAGATGGCGTGGCGATGCTCGTCGAAGAGACCACGCACGACATCGTGCCCGTTGAAGATTTCCGGAGAGCGATCTCCAGAAACAGCGTCACAACACCGCTGCTCCCGGTTGGCACCGTCTACTATTCCGAGGACAGCGATAAGACTGTCATCGCCGTCATCCGACGTGCGGAAGTCCGCGAAATGAATCAGGCGAATCGGGTCTTCACCGTAGCTATGCCGCACCGGCTCTACACCGTCATCATGAAGAACGGCGGTATCCGGACGGTCAAGCAACACTTCATGCTCGACCTGCCAACCTCCATGGAGACCCGGGTCTACCAGGCTCCGTTCCCGAACAGAACCCTCCAAGGTGATATCTGCGCCAGCGGAGTCATGTTCGCCTCGCAGGATGAGTGCCTCGTGTTCCGGATCGACCACGTGGTGAATCAGGTGGAGCGCACCCGGCACAACACCGATCACATCTCGTACGCGAAAGAGGCAATGCCCCGCGACTTCAGGGAAGGCGCTGATGGCCAATTCACGCGCATGCTGGACAGATGGGCCGCCTGGACACAAAGGCACGAAGAAGACTGGCAATCGAGCTTCTCCGAAATCGAGTGGCGCGACGCCGGCGCATTCGGCGACACTGTAGGAGGCTCTAATGGATGATATGATCCGTGCAATCAAGCGACTCCCACGGGTCACCCCGGACGAGCAAACCTTCTACAAAACGATGGCTCGTCGACTCAAAGCGGCCTATCCGCGCACCATACATTACAGACATACTGTAGACCCTGATCGATACAAGCTCAGGGAGGTGCTCGACCTGCTGGATGACGAAGGAAGGTCTTCATCCCACCACATCGATGACGGCAGCATGGACGGCATGGCCGTCATCCTGAGAAGTCTATACAGGAACGGAAGGCGTTCCGAATCACCCCTTTGTCCCACCTGTAACCGAGGCCCAGATCATGAACAACAAGATCCACCTGGAGATCCCGACTACAGACGGGATTCTCTTGACGAAGAAGGGTTTGATGAAAGTCACGCACCTGAAGGAGCTGACGGTGATCAAGCCCCTGAAGAAGGACTCGAAGAACCAGAACATCCTGAGGGACTACCTGAAGGAGAAGCTGACGAGGGAGCTGAGGAGCGACCTGAGCAACCTCGGCCTCCCAGCCACATCGAAGTCGAGTTCGACTTCGACGGACCCGTCGTCGGACTCATCACTGTCACCCCAGAGCTCCCTGCCGACCACGTCGACATCACTGTCAGCCTGGGAGATGCCGCCACTCCTGAAGAAGTGGACGGACATCGTCCTGGACACGATGACCAAGAACCCGGAGACGGTGGGCCGGAAGATGGGGAAGCTGGACCTGCCGATGCAGCCAGCGATCTTCCTGGGGAGCCACCCTCTGATCCACAGGACCGTCCTGCACAGGATGGTGAGGTTCATGAGGGAAGCATACCGGGATCACAAGAGCGAGGACATCCTGGTGATGCACCGAGTCCCTCGACCCGTTCCCCAATCGGAGAACGACTCTCGGCGATATATTCTTCGCCCACGGGACGTCCTGCTCCTTCTACCAACGACGCTCGGCCAGAGTAGCGCACACCTGCGCTTCGAGCTGGGCACGCACTTCTGTAGCAAGTGTCGCATCACCATGACGGTCAACCCCAGGGAAGAGGTGGTATGTTCTTGCGGCAACGAGCTACAAGTTCTGCGCTGCATGGGCACCATACACAGTCACGGGGCAATGGCCGCCTTCTCCAGCGGTACAGACAACAAGCACGAGATTCCTCACATCGGATTCCACATGACTGTGGGGAACCTCGACAAGGCCCAGGAGTCCTTGGTGCTCTCCTTCTGCGACGGCGACGTCCGCATCCCACTCAACATTTCCGATCTCTTTGCCACTGAGCACAGAGACGAAGCCTTCAACGGCCAGATCAACAACTGGCTGCTGGTACGCCGAGAGATGATGAAACGCGCAGCCGAGGAAAAGAAAAAGGCGAGTGCAGCTAAGAGCTCGTCAGAGCGGCGGGGCAGTACGAGGAGCAGATACCACAGCAACTATCCTCGCAGCCTCACCTACGAAAGGATACGGGAGGCGGACCTCACTGACTTCGTGAAGCCAACCAACATGGAGCTGATCGAGGACGACTCGCTCGCGCTCACTCGCCCTGACCCTGGAGAGATGCCCACATTGCAGGGTGTCATGCTGAAGATCACGCAAGCTGAGGCTTCTGGCATATCCACCTACTGGGACAAGGTCTCGACAATGGTGCGGCGTATCTCGTGGACCCTCTCTCCGCAGGAGCACGACAAGCTACTCACGAGACTCCTCGGCATCGGCAAGAAACTCAAGCCCGGCATGAAGGGGTATCACCAGGTTGAGACCTGCATCGACCACCTCGCCTACGCCGCCGACAAGGTGTGGGAGGCTCCGTGAAAAACATCATCGTCATCGGTTGTGGGGGCATAGGCTATCATCTATCCGTGCCGCTGGTACGGTTCCTAGAACACTCCGACGTTCCGAGCGAAATCTTCTTTGTCGATCCAGACACGATCGAGAGAAGCAATACTGCCCGGCAGTTCGGCCCAGGCACCATCGGCATGGGCAAAGCGTCGGCCCTGGTCAAGATGCTGGAAGAACAGCTGAGACCAAGAAATGTGCGCCTACATAGCGTACCCGAAGCATTCAGCCCGAAGACTGTCAAGACAGCGAAACGCTGGTACTGGCAGACTGATGCTGATATCTTCGTGGGAGTCGACAACCACCCGAGTCGGCTCTTTGTTCAGCAAGAGGCGCTGAAGCTGCGAGATGTTGCCCTGTTCATTGGTGGCAACGAGTACCACGACGGCCAGTGCCAGATCTTCATGCGACAGGGCGGAAAGAATCTGACCCCGACAATCGACGAGGTGCATCCTGAAATGACCTCGATGCCGGGGAAGTTCCCAGATGATCCGTCCTGCATGGAGATCGTCCAGTCGCAACCGCAGCTCGTCTTTGCAAATCTGCTGGCGGCCACCTCTATGCTCTGCGCATGGTGGTCCCTCAGGTGGAGGACGGACGCGGCACCCTCCGTCAACGAAGTTCTATTTGACGCCACTGGGCCGAGTATGCGGCCTATGTGGAGCAAGCCTCTTACCAGGAAGGAGAAACCATGAGTAGTGATCCCGACGCCCGCATCGAAATCGACGTGAACGTGAACCAGCCCCGCCGCGCCGAGGCCGCCGAGACCGCCGAGGCTCCCCAGGCCCAGGTGCGCGTGGAACGCCGCGCCACCTCGGATTACAAGGACTACCCCACCTCGAACTTCCCCCCGGGCAAGACCATCGGCCAGATCAAGAGCGCCCTGTGGGACAAGTTCGACCTGCGCGAGAACATGATCCCGCTCGTCAACGGCGACAAGGTCAACGACTCCTACGTGACCAAGCCGGGCGACGAAGTCATGTTCCAGCCCGCCCCCAAGGATCGCGGCTAGACCGTGACAACTCCCGGAGTGATCAAGGAGGCCCCCGCATTTTGCGCGGGGGTCTCCTTTTCTTTTAGACAAAGGAGAAACGGCGTGACACCGTACGAAGAAGCCTCGGTCCAAATTCGAGCGAAGGTGAAAGAGGCGCTGGTTGCCTATGGGCAGCACCGGACATCGAGCGGCAACACCAGAGAGGTGGAGAAAGCTGCTGACCAGTCCCTCAACTTCTTCGAAGCGCTGCTGGTCCACCACAAACCGAAGCCCCCCTTTGAAGACGCTACGCTCAGCGAGATCTCGCCGAACAAGCGCGTACTGTTCAGCTCCAACGCCTACGCAGACATGATCTCCGTGGGAGGCCACGACTACTTGGGCTGTAGGCCGACGAAGCTGCGGGGTGTGCACGGAGTGCGTGTAGTGTTCCGCAGGGACTGCGTCCGCATCAACATACTGCATCACGATGACGAGGACCCAGAGAGGTACAGCGAGATGGTCGCACTGATGGAGGAACGAAACGACGACCCGTTCTTCCACATAGATCAGCTACGCGAACCGATACCTCACGCGCTGAAAGACATCAGGACCAACAGCCAATACTACATCGTTGGGGAGCAGGGAGACTACGGGCCGGAGACGGACAGCGCCCCCAATAGGCGGAGAGTGACTCTGCTGACAGAGACCGTCCGAGATATTCTGAGAATTTTCGAAGGAGAGGTGTACCTACATATAGCGTTAGGCCACGCCACCTTCTACAACCAGTGGTTTTCTGTCCAGCTACCCCGTGTAAAGAAATAAAGAAAACTAGTAAAATCTTCTTGACGCCAAAGGCTCTCGTGGTATAAAAGCCTTTGGCCTTTTTTCCCTCGAAAAGGAGGCGTCGTATGTCGGGACCGTTGTCGAAAGTGGATTGGGATCTGCTTCGCGCGCAGAGAAACTGGCTTCTTGAAACCCTTCATCCGCTGCCAGTGACAATGCGCGACTCCCATCATGCAGATGGGCTGATCAACTTCCTTGACACCCTCATTGACCACGCCCTGGATACCAACCGCCTCATCGGACTCTTCAGTTACGATGATCTACAAGTCGGCGAGATGTACAAATACGTCCGGGTGGAGGGGAACTTCAGATTCTTCTCTATGCACGACCAACATTCGCACGCTGTCGGAGAGACGGAGCGCGAGATGGGGCTACTGGAGTCGGCAGGCAAGATCGCGATCCTGCCCGGCCTCATTCGGCTCGTGGAGGCGGGCTCCATGAGTCTTGACCTCCCGGGCGATCCGGCTGATGTCGATCTGCTCGCGGAACTTCTGGGCAAACCAGTAAAGAGGTACCATGAAAGTTGACTTCCTGCGGCGAGGGAACGGATTCCGTATCGAGTTCGACTTCGACGGCAAAGAGTTGGTAGCCATGGAGCAGCTCCTCCAGGTCATCCCCCTCTTTGCCTCTCGCGGCGATCTCGACCCGGCCCGTACCTGGGCGCGCATCTTTCGTGAGGTCCACGGCCACAGATTCATCGCCAACGGTATCCGTGAGTGGTGGATGGAGGACCTGATCAAGGAAGAGCTGATCCTCGAAGCGGACACGGAAGAGGAACACGCGAAACTCGTGGCAGCGGAAAGGGGGGCGAATGGGAATTGAGTACGCCTTCGTTCCGATACCCCACGCGCTGCTCTACGATACGCGGATATCCCTCGGAGCCAAGGTCGTCTACACCTTCGTCAAGTCCAGATGCCTGGACAAGGACTACTGCCTGGTTGGGCAGGAACGGCTGGCCGAGGAGATGGGCATGGGGCTGAGGACGGTTGAGCGGTACATCGCAGAACTCAAGAAATTCGGCCTGATCGAGATCCGCCAGAGAATGGGCACATCAGGCGTCACTGTCTTCGCCCACATACCTGACCTGTACACCTCATGTGACACACCCTTCGAGTCCCACCCACTAGATCTTGATTCCTGCCCCGCCGAATCTGGCGGACCGGACCGCCAAATATGGCGGGACGATTCCGCCACCAGTGGCGGGCCGATACCGCCGTCAGTGGCGGACAAAGAAGAAGAAGACAAAAAAGAAACAGACATAGGGCAGGATTCTGGAATGGACCTAATGGATCTACTGGAAGAAGACCCAGCAATCCAGAAAGCGTTGGCCCACGAGGAGGCCCAGGAGCAGAAGGCGAAGGACGCAGCAAAGCGTCGCCTGGATCAGCCCTCGATTCCTCGTGGCAAGAAAGCCAAACCCCCAGACTTCTCGGCGGCCCACAAAGAGACGGTGCCGAGGTCTGTGACGAAGTGGGATGGGTCAAAGTGGTTCTCCCGCTTCAAGAGTGCGATGAACTCGCACAGCATCGAGGTATCGCCACCCCATAGGCATGCAGCCCTTACCGCCCTTACTCGTGTTCGCGGTATGCTGTCGCGCCAAGGCATGAAGGCTCCGGAGCAGTACAAGCTCCTTTGCCAGTGGTTGCCTGACAACTGGTCGGAGCTGCAGTCGAAGTTCTTCAAGAGCCGAGGGAGGGAGGAGGGGTGGATGATCAGCATCACAACTCTCGCGTCCTTCCTACCACGCATCCTCAAGGAGTACGAGGACGAAAGCAGTGGCGACCTATTGGACGATCCTGCCTTCAAGGGAAGGGTCACACGCATAAAAATATGACAACTCGTGGAGTGGTCACGACGTTTTAGGAGGAGAACATGCTCGTTTCTATCATTAGTGAGAACACCTACAAGGTGGGGGACCGCATCCTGCAGGTCGGGGACGAGGTCGACGTGACGGAGGTTCCGGACATCGATCTCAACGGTATCGGCAGCATCAGTGCCGCTGATCTCAAGCAGAAGCTCGTGGACATGAACAAGTGGATCCGCGACACCAAGGAGGCGCTGATCAGACGGCTGCACCTCTCCGACGCGGCCTACGAGGAGGAGACCGCTGCGCTGACATGGGAATACGTCAACGCACACCGCGACTGGGCGTTCTACATCGACGTGCTCTTCAAGGCCGTCGAGAAGCACATGGGCGGCGGCCTGCCCCTGCAGGTGGATCCCGACACCTGCAAGATCTCGATCCGCACCCTGGAGAAAGACCCCCGCAGTCAGACCCAGGAAACCCTCAACTGGACACGGTCGATGATCAGCCGTCAGGTCCAGTTCCAGAGGTATGACGGAGTCCGCGCCGTCGGCAACTATCTCTTTGGCCACGACAGCCGCGAGAGCATGACCCTGGACGTGGGTCTGCTGTCGAAGCTGCAGCTTCCGTGCATCACCGTCCCCGCCGGAACCAGTGCAGTGAACCCGCTGATCGACGGGGAAAGCCAGAAGGACGGAGTCGTTGCTCTGGCCAACGCTGGGGCCGAAGCATTCAAGAAGCTGCAGTCCAACGCACCTGTGTGTCTCGTGTGGGTACAGGAGGAGGGCTACACCCTCGTCGATGTCCGGGAGCGCATCATGCCCTCGAAGCCCGGACAGCCAGGAACCCCTCTCCCGGCAGCGCTCCCCGTCATCGAGAAGACGCTGGGCGCACCGGACATGGTAGGCCTTCTCATGTTCGGCGACCTGAGCAAGGTCGCGGACGGGAAGCGTGGCCTCATCGCCGTGTCTCTCAAGAAGGGTGCACAGGCCCACTGTGCCCTGGCAGTCGAGGGGGAAGAGTTCAACGAACTCTCCTCTGGCAACGGCCTGAAGACCGAAGAGGTCCTGGCTGAGGCTCTCACCGCCCTGGTGGAGAAAGAAGACGCATGACCAACTATGCCTTCGTAGATGGCTCCGTCGACTGCACGCGAAAGCGTGAGGACGGCGGGGCCAACTACGGCGGTGTCTGCGCCGTAGTTCTTCAAGGCACACCAGTTCTCAGACAGCGAGAAAAAGAACTGGTTTCTGAGTACCTCTTTCACGGCTACCGCATCGCCGGAAGGCTCTTCACCAGAGAGAAGAACGATGTGGGGGTCATAACCAACAATACCATGGAGCTGAGTGCTGTGCGCCTCGCCGCCGAAATGCTCCGTGAGCAAATCCAGGCCGAAGAAGAGGTGAGGATCTGGACAGACAGTCAGTACGCTCAAGGATGCCTTCGGTACGACACAAACTGGTCGCCGAAGGAGAACATCGACCTCATCGTCCGCATACGGGACCTCGTTGCCAGGCCGAATGTTCTGATACACCACATCCGAGGACACCGGAAACTCGTCTGGAACGAGCTGGTGGACCTCGGAGCTAAGAAGTGCGTGGAGCTACATGCAACACGAGATGGGTTCGATGGCGTCAGAGAGATCGACGTCTGTTCCCAGTGTTTCCACTGTCGCCGCTTCGCCTGCAAAGACGAAGACTTCGGTCACCGCAGCACAGTGATGCGGCACAAGTACAACCCGCCACCATGTAACGGCGACTCGTTCGAGGCGCTTCCTGAGAAGCTGGCGGAGGCTATGCAGTGGAAATAAACGTCGAGGACTGGATTGGGTTGAATGTTGCGCTTAACGATATCGAAGAGCGCATGGCTGTAGAAGGTCCCGACAAGTGGATGCTCGAACGAGACGTCGTGCTCAAAAAGCTCCTTGTGTTCTATCACCTGTTCCATGCAAGGAGCGATAGGTTGGAAGAAATACTTTTGGAGGAGCCAGAGTACGCGTCGTTTCTGAGGTACGTAGAAGAAGCGGAGAATAAAGATGCTCTGGGACAAGAAGATACACACGATGGACATTGCACTGGGCCTGATGAAAGCAGCCGGGTTCTCTCCTGGTATGGTTCGCAGAGTCCAGTCGCTCGATGGAGGAGTGAAGGTAGAGGCTGAGCACGCTTACATAATCGAAGACGACGAACAAGAAGCAAGACTCCTGCGAGGCTCTATTGAATATCTGGACGCGGCTTTGGAGATCACAGCCATAGGCGTATCCGATAGGGAGCTGAGAAACAAACCGGTACCTCTTCTCGAAAAGATGATGTCAGACGCTATTGCTGATGTAGACCTGCTGATCGTACGGCAGGTAAACCAGGCCTCGGCGGAGGACCAGCGTCGCCTGAAGGGCGTCCTATACCAACGAGCCCGGGACGGAAAGCCTACCATCGTAGACGACGCCGCTAAGGTAAAAGAGGGCCTCAAGTTCTTCGAGAAGATCGTCGAACTTACGTCATAAGGAAGCTGTAATGGATCTCCTCATAAGCCCGGAGTCCCAGCTCATCACTCGGGTGCTGTTCAAGCCCAAAGAGCTTGATGACCTGGAGACCAAAGGGTTCGACCCTGAAGTTTTACCCCTGCCGTACGCCGTAGCTTTTGAAGAGATCACGCGGGTACGAGGGAAGCACGGCGACATGCCCAGCGCGAAACACCTACTGAAGCTCGCGCCGGACATCCAGATACACCGGAAGTGCCCGTCTAAGACAGCGAGCCTCTACTGGGAGCAGATCTATCGCAGCAGGTGGCGACATGAGCTCCGAGGGGCGATCGTCTCCATTGACGAGATGCTGCCGGCATCGGTGCCGGATGAGGCGCTATCGCTAGACGCTATTACCGACCAGGCCGCTGAGATCTTCAGCTCGGTCGGAGCGAAATTCTCCTTCGACCAGGGACGACCCGTGGTGTTGGGCGAGATGGCAGACACGCTGAGGAAGGAGTATGAGAAGCTCGAACGAGGAGAAGCCGTCGGCATACCCATCCCGTTTGAGTTCCTTCAGATCGAGCTTGTTGGCTGGAAAATCGGCCGCGTCTACGTGGTCGCTGGAAGGCCAAAGACGGGCAAGTCCTGGTTCGCCCTGATCTGTGGCAAGCACGCCATAATGGAGGGGCACAAAGTATTGTTCGTGTCCTTCGAGATGACCCAAGAGGAGCTTGCCAAACGCATGGCCTGCCTCGTTGGCGGCATCAGCTACAACCTGGTGGTGAAAGGTAAGCTCAGCAAGAAGGACCGCAAGAAATACTTCGCCCTGTTGGAGGATCTGAAGAGCGGAGTGCTGGGGCAACGAATCAAGATCGTTGGCCCTGGACAGGCCAAGACGCCCGAAGCAATCGCCGCTATGGGCAAGTCGTTTGGTGCGACCATGATCGTAGTAGATGCGTTCTACCGCATGGATAAGCAGGACGACGAGAAAGGGTGGGAGCAGATCCAGCGGCTTATGAGGAGATACGGCCGATGTGCTGTGTCCTCTCCTGCAGCATGGATGCTCACCACGCAGTTCAACCGAGCACAACGAGGAAGAGGCAGCGCCCACTTGGGCAACCTGGCCTTCGGTGACGCTATCGGTCAGGAGGCCAACGGCATGGTCTACCTGGTACGAGACGTAAAGCTGAAGAAATCACGGCAGGTAGACCTCATCCTTGGTGAAGCCAGAGAGGCCGACGACATCCGGGCCTTTCGCTATAACTGGAACTTTATCACTATGGACTACTCGGTCGTCGGGGCCGTGGAATACGGAGGTGACGACAGCGGAGGATTCGGGTAAAGACTATGGACCAAGCAAACCTAACTCAGGTTCTCCGCGCCCTCGGTGTCACGGTCATGAGGAAGAGCGGTCCCCGGCACATAGCCATCCCATGCCTATTCGCGCAATGGCGGCACGAGCACGGACGAGACCGAGTACCGTCGATGACCGCGAGCATCGAGCCCACGGGGGAGTCCTGGCTAAAGTGTCATGCCTGCGAGTATAAGAAGTCCTTACGGTACGCCGTAAAGGAAATCTCAGCAAAGACTCCAGGAGGCCGCTTTGCTAAGCTCGTCCAGTGGGTGGACCGCAACGATGGGCGCGGCACGGGTGTGCGCACCGAATGGCGCGAAGAACCTCACGACTACACAGACGAAGCACGGGCTCTGATCGGCAAGCCATATCCGGCAGCCGCGATCGAGTTCTTGAAGACAAAGGGAATAACAGACCCCGGGATTATCAGGAATAACGTCGTCTGGAGTTCAGAGCACGAAGCACTCATCTTCCCAACGATGTCCTATCGACAAGGGAAGCTCATCGTCGTCGGAGCGGCAGCGCGTCGACTGCGGAAAGAGGAAAGGAAATACTGGACCGTGTGGGAGTACGAGCCGTACTTCCATCTCTACGGAGAGCACCGCCTACGGGAATGGCGCGGTCAAACGGTTCTGATCGTAGAGGGCCAGCTAGACGTGCTGCACTGCTGGCAGTGTGGTGTTCCTGCTGTAGCTCTCATGGGCGTCAGCTATTCCAAAATGAAAGGAGTCTTGCTGCAAAAAGCAAGGATACGCCGGGCTATCATTGTGCTGGACCCGGACGTGTACGACACCGACCACCGAAAACGCATGGTCATCGATTCGACTATTGCGGCTATTCGGGCGCTGGGTATCGAAGCCTGGGACGAAAAGCTGGAGAAAGATCCGAAACATCTTGACGCGGAAACTCTCCTTGATATCATAAAGAAACCTAGAATTCTAGAACCTTCTTAGAGCGGAGGAAACGTACATGGCAAAGAAGAAAGGTAAGGGCAAGAAGAGCGCTGGTAGCTCTCTTGCAGACATCCAGGCAGAGCTCACCAAGGAGGAAGACATCTCCAGTCTTCCTATGGAGCTGCAGCTCGTAACGGGTGCCGCCAAGGACTCGGCCGAGTCGCAGCAGCGCGGCCCCGAGGTGTGGGGTCCCATCTGGGCTGAGCGCTCGCCCACCAAACCCTACGACGATGGCACGAAGCCCAAGACCTACTCGTGGGCGCTCAAGAACGGAGAAAGCGGGCTGTGCGTGATCGCCCAGCTTCCGCTCCCCATCGTCGTCCACACCGTGGCTATCGGTCGTGGCACCAGCAAGCGCGGCGGCAAGTTCTATCGTCGCGAGAAGGTCCGGTGCCTGGGGCTCAAGTACGGGTTCGACCCGGACACCAAAGCCCCGAAGGTCCTGTCAACGGGAGTGAAGTGTCCGATGTGCGCGCTTCTCGGCGACAGGTGGTCCATCATTCAGGTGGGCGGCGTCATCGACCTGCGGCCACAGAACGAGCCCATGGTCGACAAGAGGGGCATCACCTACCACCAACCGCCCCGGCTCCTCGTGCTCGACAGTGACTCTACCCAGCGCGCTGTCAGCGACGGGCTCAAGGAGCGCCATCTTCGTGGCCTGCCGGTCATCGGCACCGTCTTCAAGGTTCAGCGCGGCATGGAGCAGAACGCCTCCCGAGTTGGCACCAACTGGGTTGCCCAGCTCGACAAGACCGTAGAGCAGGACCAGATCGACACGATCTACTATCCCGTGGACATCGATCGCTGCTACCCCGTCCTGGACGGAGCAGCAGACAACGTCTTCCCGGCCAAGCGTCACGAGGAGCTCGTCACGGCCATCATGCAGCGGCACGTGAGCATGTACCTCAAGCACGACCCGGGGAAAGGCTTCGACGCCCACGTGGCGAAGGAGCTTGGCCTCAAGCTCGACGACACAGCAGCAGCCGACGACGAAGACGACGAAGACGACGCACCGGCTAGCCGTGGTCTCGGCATGATCTCCCTGGAAGGCAACTTCTCCGGCCCCACAGAGACCCCCACTCCTGGCCTCACTGATCTCGGCGACAAGATCGACGACGAGGACGAGGACGAAGAAGCGGGCGTCGAGGAAGCCGAGGAAGCCGAAGAGGAAGAGGAAGCTGAGGAAGCTGAGGAAGGCGAAGATGAAGAGGAGGAGACCATCGAGGATCTCCAGGCTCGCCTTCTCGACAAGGAAGAGACCCCCATTCAGGCCCTGGTGGCGGAAGCGCAGGAGCTGGGCGTAGAACCTGTGCGCGACAAGAAGGGCAAGGTGAAACGAAAGGCCACCATCAAGGCCATCGTCGAATACTGGGAAAGCCAGGATGAAGAAGAGGAAGAAGGCGAAGAGAGCGAAGAAGAGGGGAACCCCTGGGACGACTGAGCAACTCCGCCGATTCTGGAACGTGGCCAAGCAAGTAGGAGGCTTTGCCTTCGACTTCGAGTGTGTTGATGAACGGGACCGGCCGACAACTAACGCCATGGTTGCTCGGCCGGTCCTGCTCTCTCTAGCCACAGGAAAGCATCGTCCCTTTAAGGCCCTCGTGTTGGAGTGGAACAAAACCACTTCGGCCTTCCTGCGCGGTCTGCTCAAGCAGTCAGATCTTGCAGCCGTAGCCCATTACCACAACTACGATCTCCTCGTTGCTCACTGGAGCGGGTGTATCGATATCCGCGAGGTCCAGGCACGCATAGCCGATACGCGGCTCCTTGCCTGGATGTACAACGAGGAGGATGACCTCGGCCTGAAAGGTCAGGCCATGCTTCACTTCAAGCACCGCATGGTCTCCTTTAGGGAGGCCACTGTGGACTCCGAGTTCTACCAGGCCAATCTTGTTCTCAGCGAACAGATAAAGGGGCTGCACAAGGAAGCTCGTGAGAAGGAACGTCTCCTGAAGAAGGAAGCCCGAGAGCGCACACGCGCAGGGAAGAAAGAGCTCGATGAGCTGTGGCCCGACATGAAGGGGCTCACACCGCGCAAAGAGTTCAACCAGATGAAGCGCGACTATGCCGAAAAAGTAAAGGGCGAGCTCGATGCCGTGCTAGAGGAGCTTCACGACATCGTACAAAAAAAGACGATAGTCCTCGAACTCAAGATGCAAGAGAACGACCATCTGGCGTACCAGCTCTTCAAGAAGTACGCTCTGGACGATGCGATTCAGTGCTGGAGGCTCTACCTCAAACTGATGCGCTGGATCGACAAGGCCAAGCTGCGGACATGGTTGATGATCGAGGAGTCGAACCATCTGGGCTCCCTGCAGATGACGGCGCACGGGGCTTACGTGAACGAGGGCAAGCTCGACGGTCTGAGAGAACGTAGTGAGCCGCTGCTAGAAGAGTTCGAAGCCAACATCCACGCCATAGCAAAGCGCGAGTTCAACGTACGGTCCAACAAGGATCTCCCCGAGGTGATCTATCGTGATCTCGGAGTGACACCGCCGGAGGGTACGAAGCGCAGCAAGGTCGCGGGCATCGCCCACGAGCCATGGGCCTACTCAACCAAGACAGAGGTGCTGCAGCGCATCGAGCATCCCATTGCACAGGCGATCCTCGACTATCGTTCTGTGCAGATCATCTACAAGAACTTTATCATCGGCCTGTTGGAGCAGGTGAGGAACGACCCAAACAAAAAGTCCAAGGTGCACGTAACCTTCAACTCGACAGGAACCAGGACAGGGCGCTGGTCGAGCTCTACTGGATAGGTCCTGACAACTCTAGGAGTGATCATGGATGAAGTGCAGATAGAGCTTGGCCAAGTGATCCGAGAGATACACCAAAACTACGGAGGCCATTTAACCTCCTTTGCTATCCTCTGCTCGAAGAAGGAGCCTAACTCTCCTGTCACGGAGATATCCCCATGGTTCGGAGGCGCGGGCGAGCTTCGATTCACGCTGGTCATCGAGGCAGCGAAGATCGCCCTAGACCAAATTATGAAGGAAAATAACTGCTCTATGCTTGAGGGCATAGAAGTTCTCAAGGGGCTGATCCTGGCGAGGAAATTACGCCGAGACAAACAGGCCCGCAACCCCCGTCCTGGTGGAAACAATGGCACAACTCCAGAATATCCCTTCACGTAACAAGGCCAGCGAGTACGACGATCGTATCCAGAAACTCGGCCCAGAGATTCGGGACGTCTTCGAGGCTCCTGAGGGATACGTACTCATCGTGTGTGACTTGTCACAGCTTGAACTGCGCCTGGGGGCGCACATCACGCACGACCCAACGCTGCTCGGTGTGTACAGAGAGCATGAGGACTTCGAAGGATACACCTTCTACACGGGTGATCCTCACTCCGAGACATCCAGAAGGATGGGCGTCCCGAGGAAGCTCGCGAAGAACTTGAACTTCGGCCTCATGTACGGCATGCGTGCTGAGAACTTCGCGAGGTATGCCCGGCTGTACAAGCCGGGCACCAAGATCTACGATGTGGCGGCGGCGGAAAGATACGTCAACGCCTTTCATCGAACTTACGCGGGGGTGTTCGATTATCACGAGGAGCTGCGACGCTCTTGGTGGGAGGGCACCCGCGTATTCTCTACGGTCTGCGGCAGGCTTAGACACTTCGATAATTACGAGAGGGTCGCTGCCGGAAAGATCTACAACAGCAAGATCCAGGGAAGCGCCGCTGACATCATGAAAGTACAGATGTGGGCCTTCATGGAGTTCATCTTCAACCAGCCTGATTTCGCGGGACTCCGGCCTGTCATCCAGGTGCACGACGAGTACGTCTTCGAGGCTCCCGAAGAGACCGCCCAGCAGTGTGCTGTGATGGTCAAGTTCATCATGGAATATCCCTTCTTCGTGATGGACGTGCCGCTCCTGGCCAGCGCCAAGATCTGCAAGACCTGGAAGCAGAAGGACGACGATACAGTGCCCGAGGTAGGCACCTTCTTCGCCAAGGTGAAAGACCCAACGGTCACGGAGAAGAAGAGCCTGGACGAGCTTGCTGCGGCAGCTGAGCCGCGCCTCTTCAAGCCGACAGACTGGGAGGAGTATCTCAAGCTGGAGGAGCAAGACCGCATCGTCAAGAAGAGCGCCGTTGCCATGCTGTCTTCTCAACAAAAATCCTGGGCGCAGACCTTCCTGTCATCGGACTTACCCACCTTCACCCCGCAAAGGGCGAAGAGGATCATCCCCCTAGAGGAATATATGGAGGAACGCAAACATGCCTTTGAGTGAAGAGGACATCTATCGCAAGGAGATCGACGACGCCGTCGCTGACGTGAAACAGCAGATCCAGTCATCGAAGGCGCACGGCACCTCGCCGAGACTCCCGGACTACGAGGACCTGTTCGGCAAGATCGTGAAGAGCGCCACCAGAGATCCCCGCATGTCTCCGCGCACTGTGGAGAACGTGCAGGACCACGCCAAGAAACGGTACAAGGAGCTCGCCATCCACGCTGGCCTGAAAGGCGACGTCCTGATGGAGGCTCATGTCCTTCGTGGACTGCAGGTACACATCGCCATCCTCCAGCACGAGAGCGACGTCAGGGTGCTCGCCTTTTCCGACGAGCGTCAAGCGATCAACGCTGTAGACTCGCACTTCGAGAAACACAAGGTGAAGACCACCGTGGCGCAGGTGCGGGAGTACGAGGACGATGAGCCGGCGAGCATGATATGCTCGGAACACCCACTCTACGAGACACTTGTCTACGGTTCGAGGGTCGAGACATGCACGATCAACTAGAAGAGCAACTCTTCAAAATGGTCGCCTCGGCGCACGTAGCGTCCGGGGGCATCATTCGTGTCTCCAAGCGGGGATACGACTGGGGTATCCTGCATATCGGAGATGATATTTCCTTCATGCCTGGAAAGTTCCGCGACATCAACCGCTGCATCGTCTACGGGATGCGAGGCATCACCGCTGAGAATGCCTCACCTTCTGACGGAGGCGTCGGAAGCGAACCACAGGGCACCGTGTACGCTACCCCGGAGAAAGCCGTTGCCGCCTTTGTGCGGCACTTCGCTCTCATGGGGGCCAAGCACGAGCCAAACACCAGCCATGGCATGGATGACACAGAATTCTTCTTCGATGGAATCCATGCAAATGTAGCGGTAACGTGGAGACATCTGAAGGCCCGATTCAAAGGGATTAAGATGATCCTGAAGCGTACCGACCGCCGCGTCATGGAGGATATTATCGAAGAAGCAGCGTCTCTATAAGGAGGGACCATGATCGTTTTCAACTATCCGGACAGGTGTCCGTCATGCCAGAGCGACGACATCGCCGCCGCCATGGTAGATCCAGGAGGCGACGTAGAGCTACCGAAGGACCAGCAACCTTTCCTCTGCAACGCCTGCAGCGTGATGTGGTCTGAGAAACTCATCACAAGCCGAGACTGGGGCTGCTACGTGGCTCTCATTCCGCAGGCCTGGATGCTCCCCAAAGGCATCCTCGTGAACAACAGAGCGCCTAAGCCTATTGACACGGCACGGCGGCTGCTGGGTATCCCAGAAGAAGTGAACCATGTGGTCATCCCTCTGCAGAAGGTGCTCGACGATGGAAACGAACAAGCCGACCTCGTCAAGAAAGGAACCGTCAAGCTCTGGAAGCCTCCGGGCCTCGGTAGCTGAGTTCATCTTCGAGCATCCCGAAGAGCTCGTCGAAGCGGTGGTGCAGGCGTCAGCAGGGCTGCCGTACTCGCCGCTTCGACGCACAGCTCTGGGGTGTCTGAAAGTTCTAGGGGATAAGTTTGGTGGTGCCACACAGGCGGAGGTCATTGTGGCCATAATGGCGGTGCAGACATGGATTACTTTGCGGAAGAAAGAAAAAAGAGCGCCGAAGAGATCGTAGCCTATCTGCCGGATACCATCTACTCAGCGGCCATGTTCGAAGGCGTTCTCACGAAGAAGCAGGCCAAGGAGTTTCGTCAGTCTGTAAAGAAGATGCTCCTGACCAAGGACCGCAAGCAGCACGTCGCCTTCAGGAAGCTCATCCGGCTAGGCATGAACTTGCTGAAGAAGGGGCGGGCAAATCTAAAGAAACAAGGCTTTACCCTTTGCGCAGGCGATGAGGGGTGCAACAACTGCTGTCGTCGACTCACCATTGTCACCTCTAAGCTGGAAGTGCTGGCAATAGAGCACTGGGCAAAGACCATCGATCGAGAGACCCAGCGCCTACTCCGGGAAAGCCTCGCTAGGACAACGACCACAATGGAGAGCTGCCTTCTGGCAATGGGCGTGACTGAGGAGCCGATCCCCGTTATGGCCACCCCGTCTATCGGAGTTGCCTACGCAGAATGCGGCGGCTTCTGCCCGGCGCTGGGACCTACAGGCAACTGTCTAATCTACCCGGTAAGGCCTTGGTCATGCCGAACGTACCGGGCGCTCTCGCCGGCATGCAGGCCAGGAGTTCGCGTAAACCTGGCGCGATTCCCAGACATCGATGTGTGGATGCTGAACCAGCTGGAGAAACTGTGCGGTGAGACCAGGACAACGCTATTTCCTGTCATAAGGAAAGCGTTAGAAGTTCACACCCCCCGACGTGTGGACAAATAAATTTTTCTTGCTTTCTTTATACGCATGGGGTAAAAGTAGAACCATGATCAGGCAAGGACCGTTACTACTGCGCCACGAAGAATTCCGGTCGGTTGAGCACCGGCTGAAGGCAGAGAGCGTGGACTATAACGGGAAGACTTCTGAGTTTTACGTCTACCGTGAGACACCAGAGGGCGTCCTGGTTCCGCGCTACTTTCACGGGACAGACCTACTGCTGAGCGCCAAGAACAAGCAACTGTCCAAACATGACCTATCGTTCCCTCGCTTCAAGGGCGCGTTGTGGCCCGAGCAACAGACAGGCGTGAAGAAGGCCATCTCGGTGCTCCGCAAGCAACTCGGGGTTTTCCTGAACGCTCGACCTGGTTCGGGAAAGACCGTGGCCGCGCTCTACATCATGTCGGCGCTGCAGCCGCAGAAGGCGCTAGTCCTCGTAGACCAGGACAACTTGGCCGAGCAGTGGTGTGAGAGGATCAAGACACACCTGCCCGACGCCAAGATCTCATTCATCATGCCGCTGGACAGCCAAAAGGCGCTCCATCGGAAGTTCGGCCAAGTGTCTATGCTGGGAGGTATTCAGCGCTTCGACATGCGTGGAGACGTGATCATCTGCATGGCGCAGACCTATATGGCACACCAGCGCCCGCTGAAGGTGGGCATGGTCGTTGTCGACGAGGCCCACGTCTTCTCCGCGCCATGCTTTTCCCAGACGATCTTCAACATCAACTTCAACTGGAGCCTTGCGCTATCGGCTACCAGCGAACGCCGAGATGGTCATGAGTGGGTGTTCCAGCAGATGCTCGGCACCAAGGTCGTTGAGATGAAGGGGAAGACCGAGAAGGCCCGGGCTCTCTTCTACGGAGTGAACACGGACTTCCTGAAGTGGTCAGACCCGACGCCCAACGACAAGCACACCTGGTTCAAGTGCGTCTGGTGCCGCTTCCATGAGAAGATGACGTGCCGGTACGAGTGCCAGAAGTGCGACACGGCAAAGAGCCTCGGTACCTCATCGCCGCACGTGCTCAAGGACCACTGTGCAAGCCTCTACAAATTCCACGACTATAACGAGGCTGCCGTAGAGCGAATGCTCTGCGACGACCCCACGTATACATCCTGGATCGTCGAGACGATCGGCACCTTCCTGAAAGCGGGTCGAGACATCTTTGTATTCTCTCGACGACGAGATCACCTGACACACCTGCACCTGATGCTCACGCTGATTCATGGTGACGTGTCGGGGCTGTACCTCGGCAACGCCACCAACGCAGAAGCCCGGCGCAAGAACGCCCTGGCTCTGCAGAAGCCTGTGACCCTCACCACCTTTGGTAAGGCCGGTAAGGGGCTAGACGTCCAGCGAAAAGACGGAGCGCTCTACGCTGGTCCGGTGGGCAAGCACACGGTGGAGCAGGCCGTGGGCAGGATAGAGCGCTCTATGCGCGGCAAGATGAAACCTGTGGCCGTGCATCCCATCATCCCATTCCCAACACACATAGCCCGGATGAAAGGGTGTCTGGGCTTCTATCGGAGACACAACTATGGCACGCAGATCGAAGCGGGGCTCCAAAGCAAGCTTGACCGGAAAGGCCGTCAAAAAGGAACGCGACGGTAGCAAAAGCACCATCGCCGAACTGCACGAAGACCTCGCTGAAATCGAAGACGCTGAGGGGGAAGTGACCTTCGGCAACTCGATCACCATGGCCGGCGTGTTCGGGGACTACACGTCGTTGCAGACGAGCATCTTCATCAAGATGCCGATCGCGGATCCTGCCGCACAGCAGCAGATCCTGGACAGCTTCGACAAGGTGTTGGAGCCGTTCAACGCAAAGATCCTCCACACCATCCAGCGGTTCCAGAACGATGTACTGGAGCGCGTGGGCGTCGACAAAATCTGGGGCGCAAAGAAGCCCAAGGGGAAGGAATAAATGGCGAAGAAGAAAGCCACCAAGAAGAAGCCCGCGAAGAAGGCGGCTAAGAAAAGCAAGGGCAAGAAGAAAGCCGTCTGCGATACACCACTGAAAGAGCGCGACGACATTGCCGCAAAGAAGAAAGCCCGGCTGAGCTTCGAAGAAGTGTTGGCCGAGGAGGAGTTCCAAAGCTTCACCAGTGACGCGGCTCAGATGGAGGTGCAGAGGTATCCACGGATCTTCACGGGCTTGGTCGAAGTGGACCTTCTATTCTGCCCCACCATCGGAAGCTGCATCGAGCTCAACGGAGACCAGTCGCAGGGCAAGAGTACGCTCTCCTATATCATGGCCGGATCGCTTCTGCGAACCTGCCGCCTCTGCAACACCCTCTCCGTCGAGTGGGTAGACGAGGAGACCGGGGAAGTCGTAGAGACCTGCCGCTGCGGAAAGAACAGACTCATGACCGGTGTCATCGCAGACATCGAACGCTCCTGCGACCCCATCTGGATGGACATCTGGGGCTGCCGCCTGGGCACAGGGTTCGAGGAAAAGACCCAGAAGACAGGCGGCTTCAAGGTCCTGGTCCCGAAGGGGCGCAAGGCCAACCTGCACATTGTGCGACCCAGAGCAGGAGGTGCCCTCTACACGTTTCTCCAGCGCGTGCTGGAGACGGGGGCAAAGGACTTTGTGGTCATCGACTCCATGAACTCAGTGATCTCGGACGAGGCGTTGGGGAAGGCCGCAGGCCAGAGGAATGTAGCTGACCGTGCCCGCATGAACTGGGACGGTCTGCGACGCCTCGCAGCCGCGCAACTGGAGACATCCAATCAGTGGGGCACCCACCCTACCGTGATCTGGACGAACCACCGCATCATGGACATCTCTGCCAAGCGTCCTCGCAAGATAGAGGCCGGCGGAGGCGGTCCAAAGATCTTCGCGGACCAGCGAATCCAGTTCACCTACACGAAGAAGAACGCTGGAAAGGGCGATCTACCATTCACGGCTTTCATCGATACCCACTTTGGCGTGTCGAAGAACAAGGCCGGACTGCCCGACGGGGGCAAGGGGACCTTCAGACTCTACACCAACTCTGTGAGCATGAACCGAATCCCCTTCTATCCCGGCGACACCGACGACGCCGAGAAGGTCTACACGGTCCTCCAGGACCTGGGACTGTTCGAGGAGAAGAAGTCCAAGTACATCGTACTGGGGCGTACCTTCAAGAAGGTCAGTGACGTCAAGGCTTTCCTGAGCCGTGAAGACATCAAGATGGAGTGCAGGTTCTGGCTGGGCGTGTTCATGATGAGCACGACGGCCCGGGCGCATCTGCGCTTCGAGGACTACTGCTACTCGCCGTTCGAGTCGGCGCGGAGGTACTATGAGCAAACCTTCGAGGAAGTCGAAAAGAAAGTCCCCGGCCTCTGCCTCGGGGTTGCTCTCGGAGATGAGCCGGAGAACTACAGGGCTATCGAAGAAGCACGTCGACAAAGCGCTAGAAAGGAAGCAGAAGAAGAGGCAGCAAGCCTCACAGACGACCTCCTTGAAGAAGAGTAAGCGTCAGTCCGAGGAGCATGAGACCAGCATTGAGAGGAGACACGGCATGGCCAAGACGGCAGGCTCTGGTTGCGGGAAGAAGGAGAAGGGGGATACCCTGGACGAATTCTTCCTGTGCGAAGGCAAGTCGTCGAGAGCCAAAGGCGTGAACGTAACTCCGAAGATGCTGGACAAGCTCTGGCGCGACGGGAAGAAGATGGGCAAGATACCGTTCATCGACATCGACGTACTGGAGAAGGAGGAGCTGGGCAGGCCACGGCACTTTGTCGTGGTCCCCGGTTCGGTGTGGCAGCTTCTGAAGAAGAAGCTCACCGAGGAAGAGTTCGAGATCTTGAGGCCAAAGTAATGCTACGTCCGATTACCATTCGCAACTGCGCTCGCTGTCAGGGCACACACGAGAACGTGATGTTTGAGAAGCTCGTAGGCGAACCTATCGACGGCGTCGAAGGAGACTACACTCACTGGGCAATGTGTCCTGAGAAGATGCAGCCCATTGTTCTTGCCGTGCTGCCGAAGGATCAGGGGCGCGATGACAACTCTGGGAGTGATCATGAATAAAAAGGAAGAGCTGCTGAAAGTGTGGGGAGAGATCTGCTCGTGCGAAAAGTGCGACAAGATTATCCCACACGTTCGGAACAGGGTCTTCGGCGAAGGTAACGTGTCCTCCCCCATTGTCTTCGTCGGTGAAGCTCCGGGAGAGGAAGAAGACCTGGCAGCTCGACCCTTCGTCGGGGCTGCAGGAAAGATCCTCGCCCAGGCACTAGCCCAAGCTGGTATTCGGCGCGAGAAGATCATGATCATCAACGCTCTGAAGTGCCGCCCAACGAAGGGTAACGGCTCCAGCAACAGGACACCGACCTGGGCAGAGATCCAGAACTGTCAGCCCTTTCTGCGCCAGCAGCTGGAGGTCCTGAACCCAAAGGTCATCGTGGCCATGGGCAAGACTGCCGTTGCAGCGCTATACAACCAGGCCCCCACCAAGGTCACCATGCGAGACGTAGTCGGCATGGCTAAGGAGGGCGCACAGGCCTGGTGTGTTCCCACGTACCATCCCGCTTACGTGGCACACAGGGGGAACGACCCCAAGCTGATCCAAAAGATCGCTAAGCACATCTTGCGGGCCAAGGAGATGGCAGATGAGTGAAGAGGATACCATCCAGCTGACCGATGAAGAGTCCGTGGTGGTCCTGAAAGCTCTCAGGAACAACCCGTTCAACCATCTCAAGAAGCTCGTGTTTGGCGAGACCGAAGTCCACATCGCGTTCAACGACGCAACGCTGGAAGACGTCACGCTGCCACGAGAGGAGGTCCTGCCCTGGAAAGACAAGGAGTGGCAGGCATTTTTCGAAAAACACGAACCTCTACTATAGGGGGAACCATGGAAGGACTAGCCGCAGGGCTGGCTGGCGTGGCTGTAGCCTTCCGACCGAAGGTAACAACAGACATGCCGGTAGACCTGGACAGGATAGCAAAGGTAGGACGAGAGGAGTTCTACGGTAGAGAGGCGCGCAAAGCCAACGCCCGCTTCAACCCCTCGGGCCTGGCATCGCCCTGCCTCAAGAAAGACGTCATCGAACGAATACTCTTGGAACTCCTCGGCGAGGGCGTCGACGGCCCATTGGATCCGATGCTGGAGGCCGTGATGGAAGTACACGGCGGCCCAGAGGAGATCCCCTTCGCGCTGAAGCGAAGACTGTTCGACTACCGCATGCAGCGCACCTTCGACGTCGGAACGGCTATCCACGAGATGGAGCAGCAGAAGTATTTTGGTCCGAGCGCACAGGTGCTCGGTCACTGGCGCTGCTCCAACTGCCACCGGGAGGAGACCAGCAGCCTGATGCCGCATCCCACGAAGCCATGCAGGAATGTGGTGGCCGTGAGGAACGGCAAAGGGAAGGTGATCCGAGAAATCCCCTGCAAGGAGAAGGGTGCGTGGCAGTACATGGAGTACCACTTCATCGATGAGGAGATGCAAATCAGTGGGTATGTGGACGTCATCCTCAGAACCGCTGAAGGCGACCTCGTACTGGTCGACATCAAGACGATCGATCCGTATCTGTGGGAGCGGCTGAAGGACCCCAACAGCAAGGATGCCGCGCAGCTGCAGATTTACATGTGGCTACTGGGCGCGAAATACGGCATCCTGCGCTACATCAACAAAGGGGCAGTACAGAAAGACATCAAGAACTTCTGCATGACCCGTGACCCGCAGGTGGAGCGCTGGACACGCCAGTACATCGGAACCGTCAATGGCCTGGTGGCTGAGCGCCGCTGGGAGGACCTCGTAGGGGTCTGTAACAAGAAGACGCAAGCAAGGGCAAAACGCTGTCCGTTCAATTTTCTATGTTTCTAAGGAGAGTGCCTGATGGCAAAGAAGAAGGCAAAGAAGAAGGTCGTGAAGAAGGCTTCCTCCAAGAAGAAGGCCCCGGCGAAGAAAGCCAAGAAGGCCGGAAAGAAGAAGGCGGCCAAGAAGAAGGTCGAGAAGAAGGCCGAGGTCGGGACCGCCGCAGCAGCGGGCGAGCTCATGACCACCGACCTGAGCAAGCTCGGGTACGAGATCCCGAACACGCTGAAGGCGCAGCAGCGTATGCTGGCCACCAAGATCGACGCGAGCGACGACGCTGACAAGCACAAGGCCGTCATCCTCGCGAAGATGAAGCAGGAGGAGGTTCACCTCAAGCACAACTGTGCGAACTTCGCGGACTTCTGCAACGAGCATCTGAACATCGATCCCGGCACCGTGGCGAATTCTCTGCGCCTCGTGGAGTATTTCGTCGAGATGGGCATCGAGACCAAGATGTTCAAGAAGATCACCCCGAGCCACGTGCACATCATCTACCGGGGCTTCAAGGAAGGGGCGATCAGCGGCAAGAAGCTCCAGAAACTCATTGCCCAGTCCGTGCCAGGCAAGGAGTACAAGAACCGGGCCAAGATGAAGGAGGCGGTCAACAAGGCGCTCGGCATCGAAGCCGGAAAGAGCGGCCAGAAGACCAAGAACTTCGTCCTCAAGCCCGAGACCGGTGCGGCTCAGGAGATCATCGAGTCGTGTCTGGGTATCCTCCGGGAGCACCCCATCTACGGGGACTACTCGGCGAGCCAGCTCTTCGAGAAGGCGCTCCAGGAGTTCACCGCCAACCACTCGAAGGACGCCAAGCCGTCTTTCCTGTCGGCAGACGCGGCCCTCAACATGCTCGCAGGCTTCCTGCCCAAGAGCATCGTGCCAGTCCTCGTGGTGTCCGACGCAGAGGCCCTGAAGGAGCTCCCTGCGGAGCTTCGCAAGTTGGCCGACAAGCGTCTCGTCTCGTCCGTCTTCGCGGCCTTCAAGGCATACAAGAAGGTCATGGTTCTCGCCACGACCAAGACACGCGCCGCCAAGATCATGAAGGTCGAGGAGGGGCAGGTCCGCGAGACACCCGTCGAGGTCGACAAGGCGCTCATCCCCAAGACCTCGGGCCGCTTCTTCGACAGCGTGCCGGAGGCAGCGCCGGCCGTCGAGAAGCTCACCACCGAGGAGCTCCTCGCTCTGGACGACGACGAGCTGAAGAAGATGGCAGACCTCATGGGCTTCAAGGTCACCGCACGCATGAGCCGCAAGAAGGTGCTCATGATGCTGCTCACCGACCCGGAGACCTACGGCCTGAGCAACGAGGAGGCCAAGGAGCTCGTCGCCCCCAAGAAGAAAAAGGCTTCCAAGAAGAAGACCTCCAAGAAGAAGAAGAAGGAGGAGGAATCCGAGGAGGAATCTGAGGAGGAGTCCGAAGAGGAAGCCGAGGAAGAGTCCGAGGAAGAGGAGTCCGAAGAAGAAGGGCTCGCCGACGACCTGCTGGAGTCGGAGGAGGAAGAGGAGGAAGAGGAGACCGAGGCGGATGTCCGCGAAGCCTCCAAGGCCAACCTTGCCCTTCTCAAGAGCGAGGGCCACATCACCCAGGCTGACCTGGCGACGAAGATCAAAGACATCAACGAGAACAACCCTGGGATCTCGGGCTTCGATCGTCTGAAGGCCATCCGTGACTGGTCCGTGGAGCTGTGCAAGAAGCACAAGCTGGAGTGCAAATAAATGGAGCTGCTTCTCTTTGTTGATGCAGCAGTAGGCAAGATGATCGGGGGACAGGGGGTGGTCGTAAAAGCGGAGGACCCAAGCAAGGTGTACTTCGAAATACGACTCCCCCTGCACTCCAGGATGAACCAGATGCGGGCTGAGCTAACTGCAATATGGACGGGTCTTGAGCTACTGCCCCAAGTGCTTCGGTCGTTTGGCGTCGCGCCGAGGTCTGTTTATCTCCATGTGTATACTGATTCCCAGGCAGCCCTGGACGCCCTGTACCGACCAGATACGCAGACAAACAAGAAGGCACGCCTTCTCATCAAACGTATCTGGAAACGTGTGAACGAAGGAATAGCACAGCCCATGGGCGGCGGCTGTTCGTTCCACGTCATATCCCGCCGCAAGAAAGACAACGACAGCCCACGACAGTCACAGCTTCGTAAGCACATGCAGCGAGCCCACGAACTGTCGAGAAAAGCGAGGGCTGCCTTCAAGGATGTTTAAGGGGAGCGACCATGGCGAAGCAAGAACCGAAGCCTAGGTTTGAGCCGTTCTGGACCATCAAGGTCGGGGACATCCGATACAATAAGGGGATGTATCGGATCAAGGCTCACTTCATCTACTGCGTGGTAACGGTTCAGGGGAGCGTGAAGTCCTTGGACTTTGCGTACCTCACGCCCATGGACGAACCTTTCGAGCTGGAGCTTCCGAGGTGGATGTTCCCGAAGAAGCGGTTTGATCACATCTCACCGCACGACGTCTATCGACGTTTCGTAGATCTCTTCGGGACGATCCCCTTCACAGCCATCCCGGAAGCTCCGGTCTCGCTCCCCTTCGAAAAGATCCCACCATCGAAGCGCGCCAAAATGATCAAAGCTATGAAGAAGCAGCGCGAGAAGATGCAGTGGGACGTGCCCGACCTGGGCACGGGGAGGGGTGATGTATGAGCAACAAACTGGGGATGATCAGCATCCTCTATAATGATGTAGATCAAGATACGTATCGTGGTATCGAGGTACGTATCGGGAAGAGCAAAACGGTATTCAACACCGGCGACCCGGTGAAGGATTGGGAGAGTGCCGGGAAGTTCTGCGACGTGGAGCAACGAGAAGGTCGTGCTGAGATGATTATGCTCAGCAGCTCCTGCGATCACTTCGTCATGGACGGAGACAAGTATAAGTATATCGAGGTCGCCGGAGGGCACGAGATACTGGTGAGGAATGAGAAATGATCACATCGCTGGGCCTCGACACAAGCAGCAAGCTGGTAGGGTGGGCCGTCGTAAAAGGCGGCGACGGAGAGCTGGAGCACATAGCCTCCGGCGTCCTAGAGCTGAACGAGAATCTCCGACACCCTCACAGGATGGCGCGCCTCTTCGCACACATCGGTTCCCTCATCGAGGAGTACCGCCCAGACCGTGTCACCGTCGAAGAGATGTCGTCGATGCGGAACCAGAAGGTCGTGAAGATCCTGCAGAACTACATCGCCACGGCGACGCTCGCCTCTATGTTTTACGGGAAGATCGAGCCACAGACGCTAGCGGTCCACACGGTCATGGCGCGCATTGGCGTGAAAGCGCTCTCCCCGCAGCAGAAGAGGGGCAAGAAGCGGGGCGAGATCAGCCGTATCGGCAAGAGTAGAATTCGCACCGTCATCAATGCCCAGTTCGATCTTGATCTAAAAGAAAACGAGCAGGACCGCGCCGATGCCCTTGCGGTCGCTCTAGCTGGCCTCGGGTAACCGGGGCCTTTATTTTACTTCGACCAAAATATGGGCATCAATAACCTTGAAGGACGACAGGAGGAGCAGATGGAAAAGTACGGCGCGGTGTGCTGCCCCCTGTGCGGCAGCTACAAGACACAGAAGCGAGCAGCCTGTACGACGATCGTCAAAGAGGGCGAGCTTGTGAAAGAAGCCACGGCGAACACGGGCGAGGTGTACCAGTGTCACGAGTGCGAAAACGAGTTCGCTATCCCCGCTTCCCGTTCAGATTCCGAAAGAAAATCCGAATAGGTCTGAACGACAAGGCGTATGCTACGCTGCAGCGCCTGAGCGTGGAGTCGCAGAGAAACCGGGAGGATATTATCCGTGCGGCTATCCGTGACTACATAGCTAACGCACGCCCGTACGAAGGCTGCATCGTCAATGAGAAGCGGAACAACGTGGCGTACGTCAAGATCAGCGACGACGCCGCAGACCACTTTGCAGATCTCGCGTTCGAGCACGACAACTGTTCCGGGTACGGCAGGTTCATCGGCAGCATCGTCGAGCGATATTTCTCCAGGTTCAAGTTTGAGGATCTGGTCCGGGTATTCGCCGCCTATGCTGATATACTGATTCCAATTAGGAGACGTCGTAATGAGTGAAGAGAAGAAGAGCAAGATCCTTCAGCCGGGAGACCCGGAATACCAGGAGGCTCTGTCCTCCTTCACCCAGGAAGACCTGGATCTCGTGCGGAAAGGCCTGGAGGCGGGGGACAAAGAGGTCGACATCCAGTGGCACAAGAAGCAGCTGCGCGAGGGCGAAATGGAGTACGCTGTGATCCCTCTGACGGAGACGACGTCAAAGGTGGTGTTCCACTTCATCAAGCTCTCGCAGAAGATGATGGCTGAGATGAGCCTCTTCTTCCAGACCAAGATCTGTGGCCCCGTGATCACTGTGGCTGACGTCCAGAACGACGTCGAAGTGGAGGCGGGCCTCAACCCGTTGTGGCGCTCCAACTGGGACGTCACCATTCTCCGCGTCAACAAGTACAGGGCTCCCACCATGATGAACATGATTGCCACGCTTGTGGCGAAGGAGTTCCCTGTATGAGCGCAGGTAACCGAGGACATCAGGAAGACTTCCGAGGGTACTACGAGAAGTTCAGAAGCAAGGCCCCGCTCTCCGCGAAGGAGGAGCGTCGCTTGCTGAGAACAATCAAGGGCCTCCCCCCGCCGGAATCTGACAAGATCGACGAGGAGATTACGGAATTCCTTGACTGCGTGGAGCTCGGAGTCGACCTCTACAATGGGCAAGATCTTGTTGAGGAGCTGCTACCCGCCGATGACATCGCAAGCGTACTCGACCAGCTCCTCGAAGACTCCTCCGGACCCTCTGACAACGAAGTCCGAGCTGCCTGGGAAACCTTCATCCTGCATAACATGCGCCTTGTCCTTTCCCGGGTGTTGCGGTTCCGAAGCCAGAATGATCCGAATGCCATGGAGCTCGTGTCCTACGGTACAGACGGACTGCTCCGCGCGATTGAGCTGTTTGACCTCTCTCGGAACGTGCGCTTCTCAACGTACGCCGTGCACTGGATCGACTCGTTCATCAGAAAAGGACTAGAGTTCGTAGATGGTCAGAAGCCTCCAGCAGCCAAGCAGCTGATGAGGGACTTCAAGAAAGGCGAGAAGAACCTAACCGAGCTCAAAGGAGTACGCCCCTCGCACGAAGAGGTAGCCGACCACATCGGCTGGAGTGCTAGCACCCTCAACATCTTCCAGACCTCTGCGATCACCAACATCCCTATCGAGATCTGTGACGCAGAAGATCCGGGCATCCCACCTATCCCCATCACTGCCATCAACACCGAGACCTTCACCGCGCTGCACGGAGCCATGAGGGTGCTGGACCCACACGAGGAAGAGATCATCCGGCGACACTACGGGCTAGGGTACCCGGAGGAGACGCTGCAGAGCCTCGCCGACATGTTCAACGTCACCAAGGAAAGAATCCGCCAAATAGAAAACGACGGGCTCAAGAAGCTGTATCTTGAGCTCCGTCGTCACAGGCCGATTGATTCCTAGTCGGTTGCGGTGATGAGCTGGATCGGCGCGACCTGGTCGAACTGCCCGTTCACACCTTCCGCGATCACCACGTTGTTCGCATCCACCCCCATGCTGTGCGCCTCGATGAGCGCTTCCTGCAGGTAGCACGCACCGTAGGGCCGGTTCTTCGCGTCCTTGAAGATGGCAGCGAAGCCGAAGGGGATCTGGAACAGGTCGGAGGCCAGGTTGATGAAGAAGTCCCGGTTGTCCTTGCCGGCGGTGCCGCCGTAGCCGGGCGCGGCCAGCAGGCGCTGCGGAAAGAGGGCGGCGTACCTTGGCGGCGACACGGTCTGGTTCTGAGCCAAGTACGATCCTGGCTGCGTGTCATCGGCGAAGGTGAACGGGTTGCCCCCGAAGTTCTCGATGTTGCTCGGCGCGATGGCGTAGAGCAGACGCAGCAGCGACGGCCCGAAGAACATGACACGGTTGATCTGGAAGTTGGCTGCCAGACGACCGGCCACGAAGTACGCCCGCTTGGAGCCGACCTCGAACAGCCTCGTGAGGAAGCGGTTCTGGGCCATCATGAAGTTCTGGATCAGGCCGATGGGGTAGAGCGAGCTCTTCACCTGCTGAAGGTCCGCGCCAGGCGTGAGGAGATACTCCAGCCTGGATGGCCCTGCGAGGAGGAGCGTGGATTCGGCCGAGATGTACTCACCGTTGGTGAGTTCGGCCTGGACGTGCTCTTTGGCCCAGTTCCAGTTCAGAAAGGTTGTTCCAGCCACAGCTCATCTCCTTATACGGTGTGGTGAAGGTGGGAGCTACTTCTCCCCGTCCTTCTTCTTTTTCTTCTTTCGAAGACCCTTGAGCGTTTCGGCGAGCCTTGCCTGCCGCCCCACGCGACCCTTCTTCTTGGCAGCGGCCTCGATCTTCGAGTCCGGGATGTCTTCCCCTTCCGGCACACCGAGAGATCTGTGGAGGCCCCCCTTGTTCTTGGTGGCTCCGGCGATCCAGTCCTTGCCAAGCTTCTGCATCTCGTCAGCGAAAGCTTCGTAGAACACAGGCTCCGCCTCCTACGCTTTGCCGATCCGCTTCAGAAAAGCGTCGAGGGGGTTGTCAGCCTCCTCTTCGGCGACCTTGGAGAAGAAGTCGGAGAAGCCGTCCATGAAGACGGAGGCGGCTTTCTCTTCGCCCTCTTCCTTCTTCTCTTCCTTCTTGTCCTCTTTCTTCTCTTCCTTCTTGTCCTCGTCCTTCTTCTTCATGAAGAAGGGCAGAGGCTTCTTCTCGCCCTCTTCCTTCTTGGGCTCTTCCTTTTTCTCGTCTTCCGAGGCGGTCTTCTCGAACACGCCGTAGAAGCCGTTCAGGAAAATTTCCTTCGCGTCCATGTCAGGCTCCTTTAGATGTAGATGGTGATCTCACCCTTGGCCCCGGAGATGAACGGTGTCACCCGGAACTTGGCGAGGAACTGGTCGGCCTGGTTGGGATCCTCCTCGATGCTGAGGAAGACGATCTCCCGCAGCTCCTTCTCCTGCAGCACGTCGTCCTTGACGGCCTGGATGTTGGTGGAGATCAGGTCGAAGAACGGCTCGTCGATGACGATCGGGCCGAGCATGGGTTTGAGCTGCGACCGCAGCTTCCTGGCGAAGGAGTCGATCTGCGACGGGACGTTGTCCTCCAGCTTGTAGAGGTCGCTCGTGTCCGTCGAGATGGCCCGGATCGCCTTGGGCGGCTGGTCGTCGCCCTCGTGCTCCATGTAGTAGTTGCCTCCGTCCAGGATGATATCCTGGTAGGTGATGTTGTCACCCATGGGGTCGATGATCTTGTGGATGCTGCCCGCTGGGAAGTTGGACAGCGGCTGGCTCGGATTCTCGTTGGCGCGCTTCCCTGCTTCCATGACGCAGAGGTACTCGCCACCGAGGGTGGCGATCTGGTCGCCGCCACCGAAGAAGCCTGTCGAAGACCCCTCGCCTGCCGTCTCGTCCGTGAAGGTGTCCTCGATCGTGTCGGGCCACAGGTTCCGGAGACGGCGGTTCGAGATAGCCGTGGTGTAGGCGGCCTGTTGCTGGGCACGCTGGAGCAGGCTCAGGGGCTTGCTCTTCACGTTCCAGTTGGCGACGGTGCCCGAGCTGGACACCGGCACCGAGGCGTCCGCCACCACGCGCATGGTGGACTGCCCCACGGCGGGGGTGGACGGGGTGATGCTGATGATCCGGGCGTTGGTGATGGTGTAGTCGGTGGTCCCGTCGTTGAAGGTGCCCGAGAGCACATCGCCGACGATCGTGCCGTAGGCGGTCAGGTCGACGGCCGTGGACACGACGTTGGTGACTCCCGTCGCGCTCTTGGTGAAGGTCATGGCTGAGGTCGCGGAACGCCGCGTTGTCTGCACCACCTCCTTGTGACACACGTAGGAGATGCGCTCGCGCTTCTTCTCGGGCTTGCTGAACTCCGTCACGTGCGTGTTGGTCAGCTGGATCACGTCCTCGCGCTGCGTGAGCGGCACAGGGATGTAGATGATCTCGTTGGCGGCCAGGGTGAAGGCCTCGGTCCAGTCGTCGAGCGTGTCGTTGGGGACCTGGACGAAGTAGGCCGTGGCACCCAGGACCTCGAAGACCTTCTTGAAAGCGAGGGAGAGGTCGTTGCCCGGGACCGGAGGACCCAGGACCGTCTGGTAGGTGTTGATGTCCACTGGCACGATGGAGTTGAGGTAGTCGTTCCTGCGTGCCGTGTAGGTGCAGAGCACGGTGCCTTCCAGGGCAGTCCCGGTCTGGGTCTTGTTGATCTTGTAGGTGACGTCCTGGCCGGTGTCCGCGAAGGTGATGTTGGTGACGAACAGGCCGGGGTAGGCCCCGGTGCCCGGCGAACCGGACAATGTGTTCTTCACGGTCATCACGGTTTCGGAGTCGACGCTCACCACCTCCAGGATCGCCGGGTTCTGGTCGTTCACGTAGAAGGCGAATCGGGCATCGCTTGATGCCGCCGGTGGGTTGCCAGGCACGATGTTCTGGACATCGAGAGTGCCGGTACCCGACGGATGGACCGTGACGATGGTGAACAGGGTGTTCCCTGCCAGATCCTGGATGAAGTCTCCAGCGATCACGCCAGCGGTGACGAAGTCCTTCCCGGTTGCCGTGATCCGGCGTTGGCCCGCAGGGGCACCACCACCGCCCTCGGCGGTGTAGGACCCGGCGGTGTTGGAGGTCACCGACGTGGCGTCACGGATCTCGTAGCTCACGAAGGAGGGGTTGAGAACCGTCGCGGTCGGCAGCGGCACGTTACTGTCGTGCTGGCTGATCTCCAGGTCGGTGGCAGACAGGACGGACACGACCACGAACTGTGGCCAGTTGCCTGGCTTCAGGTATGGCGGCCCGCTGGCGATGACGTCGATGACGATCTCGTCACCGGCGACCACGGTACCCGAGGTGTAGACCGCGCTCGCATCGTGGAAGATGCGGTTCGTGGAGACCGAGGGTGTGAAGGTCCAGGCTGTGACGCCCTGGGCGTCGTACTCACCTGTGGTGGAGGAGACCACGGCACCGCCGGTCAGATCCCGAGGAGCGCTGTAGCGCATGACGTCGTAGGGGACGCCCGTGGAGCTGGCGGTCAGGGCCGGGATGGCGCTCGGACTCGTGACAATGTTCTCGACATCGGTGATCTGCGTGGTGCCGATGCCGCCAGTCACCTGGAAGAAAGGCACCCAGTCGCCGAGGGAGTCGGCCGAGAAGATCACGTCGGCAGCGAGGACACCCGCAGCAGCGAAGTCCTTGCTCGCGTCGGTGAACAGGCGCGACGTGGCCGGGGTGCCTGTGCCGGTGCCTGCGGCCCCGTAGTCGCCCCCCAGGACGCTCGTGACCTGATCCCAGCCATCGATCGTCACCAGGTCCCCGATGTCGACGCCTGTCGACATGAGCTGCTGGTTCGTATCGGTGATGGTCCGGAACCCGAAGGCATCCTCGGCAGTGAGGGCAGCCGTCGGAAGAGCCGGCGTCGTGGCCTTGTTGGCCCGCAGGACGTCCAGCTGGTTGTCCGACAGGATGTCCACCACGTCGAAGGCCTTGTAGTAGCTGCCATCGTTGTGCAGCACGAGGATCTCGTCTGCGGCAGCGACCTGGTCCTCGATGAAGTCAGCCTCGTTGTCGAGGAAGTACCCGGTCGCGGCCGAGTACGAACCGTCGTCCCCCGTCGCGATCTCGAAGACCACGGACGCGGACGGGCTGATGCTGAACGTGGGAGGATCCGTGGCGAAAGCGTAGGTGAGATCCCCGCCAGTCACCTCTCCCACCCCGTGCACGTTCTGGATGTAGACGTGCGGCTCCAGAACGTCGGGGAATTCGGCCACATCCAGGGTTGCCCCCGGCTGCTCGATGACCGCCCCTGCGCTCAGATTCGGGAAGAAGTATTGCTGGCCAGGCTGTCCGCCTTCGAAGGACCCGGCGTTCTCCCGCCACACGAACTGCCGGTTCAGTCCGATGAAGCAGACGGGAAGATTGGTAACAGGCACCGTCGGCTGGGGCGTGTCGAACACCTGCGTGACGATGATATCCGGTCTCAGGCTCTCTGCCATGTTTACACCTCTACGAACGGTTCGTCTTCTCCCGCCACGAAGAACTGGTAGACGAGCTTACCGAGTCTCACGGGCCTCGTAACCGTCCACTGCATTGTCTGATTCACAGTGAATGTCACGGGGGTGAGGACCAAGTCGATTTGAGCATCTGACTTCACAATGGCCGGAGCGCCCACTCTCGGGAGACTGATCTTGAAGAGTTGCGACTTCGCCATCAGCTCGAAGTGAAGCATCCGAATGAAAAGTGCACATGCCCACGCTAGTTCCTCAGCCTCCAATTCCTGCCTTGCTAGGCAGCTCAGCGACAAGGGCATCTCGGTGAGATCGGCGTACGACTCTGTCTTGGTCTTGTTCTCCACGTCGTAATCCGGCCACCCGTGAGATTTTCCTTGCCCTACGCTCAGCCGAAGGAAACCGAAGTCCCCCCGGTTCACAATGACCATGGGTCGCGGGTCCGTCTGCTCCAACTCGTTGGTCCAGCCGTCCGCGATCACCAGTCTCGAATCCTCTGCCGTTTCGCCGTCCTCTTGGAACTTGATGAGGAAAGGGTTGACTACCCGACTTCCGTCTGTGTCCGTGTAGAGATACTCGGACTCGAACGCGCTCTGAAGGATTTCGATCATCGCGCGCCGAGCGTACCGCAGCGGGTTCCCCACTGGCGTCTGCACATCCTTGTAGTCGGGTGTACCCATTAGTCATCAGCAAGTCCTGCGAGTTTCATTGCGAACGGCACCCACTCGCTCTTTCGGCTGTCCAGCTCGTGGTTGACCCCTTCCCGGAAGTTGGGATCGTTGACGAGCTGATCCATCTCGATGTCGAGCACGGACGCGATCTTCTGCAGCCCCGGTACCGTCTCCGGATCGGCCTGCTGGAGCATCGCATCGAAGTCGAGCTCTTCGCCCTTCGCCGAGGCGATCTTCTCCAGGTCCTGTCCGCAGATCTCGGCCAGCGACTTGGCGAGTTCGCGTTCGGCATCACCCATCAGGTTGTCTGCCATCTTTCTGCTCCTACACAGTGGCCACGACTGAAGGAGGTTTCTGGATCCTGTATCCTACGGGGCTGTCAGTAAAGGCTTTGGCCAACTGCGCCCCCTTCTCTACGAAGTTGAGACCAGGAGTTCCAGGGTACCTCCATTTTCCGCGAATCAAAGAGGACAACGTCACTCTTCTGAATATCGTTGTTCCTCCGGAGAGTTTTAGTGGCACTACCTTGTTTATCAAGCCCCACATAATGCGGGAACGCGTGCCTCGGTCCAAAGCGACCGCGTAACGCGCTGAGGATGTGATGCGGATAACCTTGCGACCCTCGACGTGAATGCTAAGGCTGTCGGCGAGATCGCCTGACCCGGTCTTGGTGCTGCGACGCAGTGCCTCTCGAAGACCAGGCTTGAGCTTACTGGCGAACTCAGCCACGGCCTCGTCCGTCATTTCATCGTCGAGCATGATGAGCGCGAGCGTCACTTCTTTTGATCACTCCCGGAGTTGTCAGCCGGCCCTACAAACTTGGCGCGTACGGGCCGCTGGTGCCGCAGCCATTCCAGCCATGCCCCGATAGATCCCGGCCCGATCTCCTCGGGCTTCTTGGGCAGCATCGCTTTGATCCTGGCTGGGTCTACGATTTCGTCTTCAGGGATAGGCTTTGGCATTACGAGTATACCTCGTAGAAGTCCACATCTTGTTCGTCCACCCCTTCCTGCTCATCTGCCGGAAGGCTCTCCTTGTCCCGGACAATCGGACGGTCCCGCTCGATCCACCAGTTCTGACGAGGCTTGATGATGGGGGTCAGTCCACTCCCGGGGATGGGGATCTTGTGCTCGATATCCCCGGGGTTCAAGCTGACCATCGAGAGGTCTTGGTGAACGATGCTGCGCTTCTTCTCGGTCGGGTCGACCGTGACCACGCGCCACCTCTCGCCAGCGTTTACCTCGTAGATGATGTCTTGGGGTTTGACGAGAGGGAAGTAGGCGACCAGCGCCGTGGTCTGCTCGACTTGGCGTAAGGTATCGCCCGGCTCGTTCATCTTGCGAACTGGGTCTATCTTCACCTGTGTGAGCACAGGGTGGTAGTAGCCACCGAGGCGGCCTGTGTTGAAACACTGAGGACAGTTGGAATACTCTACCTTTTTAAGAACTGGATCCCAGCAGTTGGGACAGCGTTCCCCTTCGTGCTTCCGCGAGTAAATGAGACACGGGATGCCGGAGAACTTCAGCAGCAGGTCGAGTCTTCTGCGGATTGCCACAGCTTCGAGCTCTGGTGTTGTCCGCAACCCAACGGGTTTCGTTTCGTCCTCAATGGCGTCCGGACTCGTTAGCCGCAGCTTGTAGTAAATCTCTCGCCACTTGTCCCGAAGATGTGCGTTCACGTCTCGAAAGACGTTGTCTGTCGCTATCACGTCTGCCAGCGACTCAAACGGACCTTCGGGAGAGTAGGCTCGGGAGACGTTCACGGTCATCGTTGACAGGTCTTCATTGGTCGGGCGAATACGCCAAGACACGATCACGGAGGCCCGACTGGCGATCTCAACGAACACCGCAGGTTCCCCGGAATGAAGCTTATCGAAGACGACCATTGTGAACTACCACTTTGCTGTCAGGCGCGTCTCGGCCCGGAACGGCCGCCTCGGTCAAAAGCTCGACGACGCACTATCGAGCTCCTATGTGGGAACAAATCTTGCGGAGGGGTCGTACCGTTTCCGCACCTTGATGAATTTTTCAAGCTGCTCTTTGAACTGCTTCTGGTCCATCATGCCAACAGGGATACCCACAATGATGTGGTCCCCCGCACGCTCGGTGACGACACCGGCGATGCGATCCACCTTGACGCCGGAGAGCGCCATTTGCAGGCCCGGGACCACGACCTCCCAGGGCTGGTTGTCCACGGGGTTCTTCGTACCTGGGATGCTGCCTATATTCAGCGGAGCCGGCCGACCATCGGGCATCGCGCTCCCGTACTGCGTCGTGAAGTTGACGCTGAAGTTCTTCTTCAGCATGAGCTGAGGTGGGGGCGGCTTCTGGATGTTGGCCGTCGCGTTCTTGAGGAACTCTTCGAGCTTCATGGCTAGTCCTCGGTAAAGGTTACCGTCAACTTCCCGATCACGTCGTCGCAAAGCCACGTACGAGGATCCTCGGTGGCCTTGATCCACGTGTTGGTGCTGGCGTCGTAGATCACCCAATCTCCGATGATGAGGGCGATGCCGCCCGAGCCGAAGTCATAGGTGCCCGCGACGCTGACGAAGTAATAGTCCTTGCCCACTCCGGAGCCATCAGCCAGCGCCGGTGTTCCCGCAGACGCGTCGAAATTTCCGGCGAAACGTCCAGAGTATCCTGGGCGCTTCGTAATGTGCCGAATCTGGCGTGCCTTGCGAAAGTAGATGGAGGTCGCTGTTCCCAGGGCCACGCGGAACGCGGAGCCCGTCTCGTCCTTCGCGCCAGGAGGGAGTGGCCGCCATGAGTTAGCGGAGCCATCCAGGCTGTAGAAGATGTTTTGGAACTGCGTCTCTTGGAAGATCTCGGCGTGGGTGGAGCTAGCCGGGGCCAGCACCACGGTGTCGAAACCATCCTGGGCTACCTGGAGGCCGCCGAAGCGCCCATGAACCAGGATATTCCCGAGCTTCTCTGTGATGGCCATACCTAATCCTCGGTAAAGGTAACGGTCAGTTTGCCGATCACGTCATCACAGATGTCCTTGCGCGGGTCGGTGTAGTGTCCGATCAGTGAAGGACGCCTGGTGATCTGTCGGATCTGGCGGGCTTTCCGGAACCAGATTTTTCGGTTGGGGTCTACTCCAGCCGCACCACTCAGGGCGACACGGAACGGAGCGTCTGCTTCATCTCTTGGGCCGGGTGGCAGTACGAACCACGAGTCCACGAGGCCAGTGATGCTGTAGAGGATGTTCTGGAACTGGGTCTCCTGGTGAATTTCGGCGTGGGTTGATCCCGAAGGGATTGCCACTTCCGTGTCGTCACCATCCACTGCGACCTGGAGCGCACCGAAACGACCGTGAACCAGGATGTTGCCTTGGTCTTCTACTACAGCCATGCTATTGCTCCTATGCCCAGACGGTTACGTAGCCACCGTCGCGGTAGCCATCGTAAAGCTCCGTGTGTACGAAGCCCCACGCGTTGTCGCAGTTCTTCTTTATTTTACGCTCCTTCACCAGTTTGTCGAAGCCGTTGCCGGCATCGCCGCCACGCAGCCGCGCGATCGTGGTGTTGTAGAACTGCCACTTATCGTTGATCTGCTGGCGGATATTCCCGTCCACGTACTCCAGCATGTTGCGCTGCATCCGGATGGAGACTGAGGTAAGGACTCGGGCCGCTGCCTCGTCCACGAGCAAGAGGGCCTCCTCGCTGGTGGCCCCTTCGAGCGTGATGTTGAGATTCGGCCCTGAGGGCTCGATGAGGTTGTACCGGCTCAGAGCATCCACAAGCATCTCCGCAAGGAAGATGTCCTTGGACTCCTTCTCGTCGAGCAGCTCGTTCGCTTCTGCGTAGTCCTGCAGGAAGCGGCGAAGCTTGTCGACCAGGTACTTGGGAACCTGGAATCTTTGCGCCATGGCTAATCTCCCATGAGGTCCAGGAGATCGTCGTCTTCTTCGACCTCTTCCTGCTCCTCCTCAGGTTCTTCGTCCGGTTCCTCTTCTGGCTCGGGCTCTTCCTCGGGTGCTTCTTCGACCACTTCGGCCTGGGGCTCCTCCTCTGCGGGAGGCTCCTCGGCGTCCGGCTCCTCGACCACCTCTTCCTCAGGTTCCGAGATGATGGGTGGCTTGGACATCTCCGGCAGCGGCTCGCTCATCGGAGGGATCTCTCCAGCGGGAACCACGTTCAGCTGGCTGGTCTCCTGGTTGTCCACGATCCCGTAGCCCCGGGGCAGTGCGACGAAGAAACCCGTGTGCCCGTCATCGACGATAGGGCACGCCTCCATGGCCGCAACGGCCTCCTTCTCCGGCACGAGACGACCCACGTTGATCAGCGCGCCGTCACTGCGACGGACCAGCAGCTGATCTCGGTGCCGCTTCCTCTCCGGGAGCGTGATCTCGTCCAGGCGACACTTAACCTCTCGCCGCGCAGGGAAGCTCTTGAGCTGGAGGTGCAGCTTGCCCTCCGGCCCGAACCATGTAACTCTTGCTGTGTGCATTCTGACGTCTCCTTACTTATCCACCAGGCATCTTGACCGCCCGTACGGTCGGAGGCGTTGGTGGTCTTTTCGGTAGCTTGGGAGTGGGGTAGGTAGGAGGCTTGGGCCGCGGCATCCTGGCGCTGAGCTTGCGAAGCTCGTCCTCGACCCCCAGGTAGAACGCAGCTCGCTTCTCGTCGCTGCTGGGCTTCCCGACAGCGATCATGATAAGCTTGCGTCCGCCGAGAGCCTTCTTGAGCTTCTCCACGCGGCGTTTCCGGTCCCGGCGCTCCTTGGCCTTGCGGACAAGGTAGCCACCAACAAGCCCGGCGCTCCCCGCGACCAGCCCCCGCTTCAGATCTCGGCTGACCCACTTGGCCCGGGTTTTCTTACCGACACTGGGCTTGCTGGTGTCTTCCTTCATTTCTTCTCCTTCTTCTTGCGCTTCATGCGGCGCTCAAAGAGTGTCTGTGTGATGGGGCTGACGATACCTTCGGTCACGCCGCCCACCACGCCGAGACCCAGGCCGGCAAGGGCCGTCTGGACCGCACGACGCTTACGCTTGGACATCTTTCCGAGCTTCTGCATCTCATCGGCGAACCCGGCGAAGAAGGTGCCCTTCATCTGCTGCCCCTAACAAAAAAGCCCCGTCCCGCCCACAGGTGAGTGAGCGGGCGGGGCTTCGTGTCCCGTGATGGCCGTGGCCCTACGCTACGAGAGCGCGGGGAGGGAGGCCTGGGTGTTGTCGTTGATGATCGTGAAGTTGCCGGCGGCAGTTGCGGTGCCTGCCGTGTCCTGCCACGTCACCGGGATGCTCATCCGCGCACCCTTGAGGAGGATGACGCCGAGGCCCCGGATGTTGCCGAAGCCCGCCCCGATGTCTTCCCATGCCTCCATCTCGATGAAGCGACCGCGCTTGTCGATGTAGAACTTGGTGTTCTCCAGGACCAGGATGCGTCCCAGGAACTCCGGCGCGGGGAAGACGTAGATGACGCCCGGTTCCACGAGCTGGTTGTTGTCGCGGATCGTGGTGACGAACGTGTACCCACCGACGGTGGTGTACTTGTATCCGTCACGGACGATCTCGGAGGTGATCTCCAGACCGGCCTCGGTCAGGGACCACGCCACGACGTCCGTCCAGGTGATCTCGTGGATCAGGAAGGTCCGAGCCTTCTGCTCGCGGGCGGCGGGGATCTTCACGAGGTCCTTGAGGACCACGCGGTTCCAGTCGTCCTCGTCGGAGAGGATGATGTTGGAGTAGATCGCGTCGCTGCGGTTCAGGTTGGACGAGGAGATGGCGGACCATGCACCGGTGCCGCCCTTGTCCTTCTGGAAGAGGTACCGCATGAACTCCTGGCTGGAGCCGAAGTTCTTCGTCGCGGTGCCGCCGGTCACGACGCCGTCGGTGACGAGGCTGTTGTAGCGGTGCCGTGTGGCGAGGAACAGGCCGGACTTGACGTGCTTCATGAAGGTCACGTCTTCCTGCTCCTGGATGTCCTTGGCGATGTTCTGCTCCAGGACCTTGGTCAGGGGCATGCGGTAGGACCGCAGCTCCTGCTCGGACTTGACGATCTTGTCCGAGGAGATGGTGTGCAGGCGGATCGCGTAGCGCGGGGCCTGCAGGTAGGTCTTCTCCGGCTCGCCGCGCCAGTTGATGTGCATGGCGATGGAATCCGGCTCCAGGTCATCGATGTATTCGAGGCCCTCGTCCGCGACGCGGCGCTGGCACTCTTTCTCGGTGACGACCTTGGGCGGGATGATCTTGCGGCAGAAAGCGTTCTCACGGAGTTTCTGCTGGATGTACAGGCCACTGGCCTGCCCGAGCTTCGTGAGGGCCTCGCCGCCTGCTTCGACAGCTTGCCCGAAGAGGGCGTTGAACTGTTCGACGTTGAAGGCGTCGCTCATCGTTCACTCCTTTGAAAAGAGGTTTCACTTTGCAGGTATTATGACCGACCGAAGCTCGGAGTCAATACCTGGGTCAGACCTAGTAGCGTGTCCCGATCGAGTTGAACAGGAAGAACACGGTGTCTCCGACGATCCGGGTGATCACGCCGAAGCTGATCAGGCCGGTCAGGGAGCCCGTCGCGATGGCCTCGGGCTTGCCCGCGCCGAGTGCCAGCGTGTTGAGGGTCACGTGCTTCCCCACGGCAGGGACGCTGACGGCGGCGTTGTACCACCGGTCCAGCGGGATGCCGAGCTCGATGCCGGAACCCTGGATGCCTGCGAGGCCGCCGGCTTCGAGAGCCTGGACGGGAGCGGACGGATCGAAGGGATCGGTCTGCTCGTCGAGGACCGAGGGTGCGCTCGACACCAGGAAGTTGATGTAGGCGACGCCATCCGTGTTGATGGCCAGGCGGCCGAAGCCGGTCGTGCCGTCGTCGATCACGAAGCGCCCTTCCTCGATCACCGTGGTGGCGTCGCGGTAACGGAGGTGTCGCAGATCGAAAGCGGTCAGCTTCGCATTGACCGAAACGATCGATTCGCTTTTCCGTGGCTGAGTCATTGCCATTCTCCTTTATTCAGATGAGTCCCTGGTCCTGCATGCCTAGCAATGCTTCCATGATAGGATTGTCATTGCCTTTGTCAACAGGAGCAGATTCAGAAACTGGCGTTCCGAGGGTCGGGATCCGATCCAGACCTAGCTCATGAGCCGCCTTGACTACCTCTAGTTCCTGAGGCCTCTCCAGAAACTCTGCGACCTTGTGGAGGGCCTCATCAGGCTCATACACGCCGTCCGCCACGAGCTGGATCACCTCCCGAAGGATGGTGCGTTCCAACTCAACGGCGGCCAGCTTTTGCATAGCCTCATCTTTTTGACCGTTGGCCAGCTTGACCAGGTGGTCTTGCTCTGTGAGCTTGTCCCGAAGTCGAGCAGCCAACGTCGCAGGAATCACGACGTTACTCATCTCAGGTTCCCTGATGAGAGAGGGCGTCGATCCCGGCGAGAATCTTGGCGATGGTCACCTGTTCTCTCCGTTCGTCGAACGCCCGTTTCTGAAGCTGCGCCTGCTTCTCGCCGTCGTCCATCACGCCGGACAGTGTCGTAACAAGCTCGTCAATCTGTTCACTGACGGGCTTGCTCCGGTTCTCCTCGCTGGCTTTCTTCTGCATGCCAGCGAGGGCCTGCTTGATGGCTTCGGCGTTTAGCATTGGCTACTCTTCTTCGGTGTCGAGCTTGGCGACCACGAGCCTTGCGGCGGCGCGGCCCAGAGCTTCTGCCTCCTCCTCGGAGGCGACCTTTTCCAGATCCTCGGCGGTGATGCCGTGTTCCGCGAGAGCCTCGGCGGCGAGCTGCCCGTAGGCGTAGAGCTCTTCCTGGGCTTCCTTGGTCAGCTCCTCGTCGCTCTCGTCCTGGGCTTCGGCCTCGCCCGACTCGTCGGACGCGGTCTTGGCCATCTCGGCGACCTGGTCTTCCACGACCTGGGTGCACAGAGACAGGAACTGGGAGTTGCTGAGGGGTCCGCCGAACTCGCCCTTGGCCTCGGCTTCCTTGATGAGCTCGGTGGCCTCGAAGAAGAGCTGGCTCCGGGTTTCGTCACCCTGGTATGCCTGCTCCACGGCGGCGAGCTTCACCTCGAATTCCTGGGCGTCGAGGGCCTGAACGATTTCGCTCAGAGTCATCGATTTCCTCCTTGAACGTGCTTGTCATCTCCCGGCAGAAATAGCCGCTCGGCTATTTCGTGTTGACGTTGCCCGCCTGCTCCGGGGGATTGGGGTTGTCTTTCTGCGGGGGCGCGACCGCCTCGTAGGTGACGCCGGGGTTCTCACCGGGCGTCTTCTTCTGGGTCACGCCGCCGCCCGATCCGCCGACTGTGTTCGGCGCGGGCTGCCCGGGCACCGCATGGCGGGCCTGGATCTTGGTTGCCACGCTCTTCCAGTTGGACTGGTCGTTCGCGGCGTCTCCGGTGGAAGGCTCGGCTGTCGCGCCCTCCGCCGCCTGCTTTTGCAGCTCGGCGATGAACCCTCTGGCGAAAAGCTGGCCACCCGAGAAAATGTCTTGGGCCAGTTTCACCATGGGATCGTCGTCGGCGACTCCGACCGAGGCGGTCTTGTCGAGCTCACCGTCTGCGTCGAGCTTCTTGAGAAGTTCCATGACGTCCATCGCTCACTCCTTCTGTAAACCGATCAACTCTTGTGAAGCCCCGCGCCAACGACAAAGGGTAGAACTGCCCGGAGCGTTTCTCCTACACCCGCAGTTTTAACATTGACCAGAGATAGGTCAACTGCATTTGGGCTGCGGGCCTCCAGAATCTCCCACTCGTTGGCCTTGGATGCGAGCTTGTCGACATCGACTCCCTGGAGTAGCTCGCAGTATTTGTTGTACGCGGCCGAGCTCGAACGAGAACTTTTCTTGTCGATCCCGCCCGCGTCCTTCTTTATACGTATAATCCGGATAACCCGTTTGGCAAACGGTGGATCGAAGAGCGATCGATCCGGCATCCACTTCTTCAGGACAGACAAGATCCCGCGTGGTGGATTCTCGAAGTCGAGAGAGTCGGGAAGCTTCTTGGCGTCGCCATCGGTCAGCACCTCGATCTCCGGTTTCTTGAGCTGGATGCCACACGCGGTAGCGCCACCAAGGATGTCGCCCAGCGAGTGCTTATCCTTCAAGCCCTGGAGTTCTTCTATGGGAAGTGCGCGCTGCGAGTCCTTGTGCTCACCGACGATCGCCTTCAGCTGCCGGTAGACAGCAGGCTTGATCGGAGACCTGCCGAGGTTGTCCTGCCCCTTCTCGGCCGGAACACGTTTGTCGATCTCTGCTGCCTTCTCTTCCGCTCTCTTCAGAACAGCCGCCTTGTGGAACCTGACCTGTGCCGACGCGATCTTCTCGAAGTCCAGCTCCGCCGGGGTAAACGCGGTAATGATACTTCCGGTTGGGGTGGCCACGGCCATGGAGGGCTCACAGTGCGCCACCTTTCGTAGCGACCAGGCCTCAGTCCATGCAGGGGACACGACGTAGCTGATATCGAAGAACCGGGGGAACCAGTTCAACGCATAGACTTTCCTGCCGTCGGGCAGGGTCACATTCATGAGGGTCCGTAGGTGCGAGCAATACTCGCTCCGGTTTTTTGCTGTGTTCTTGCAGATGGAACACACGTCGAAGGGGACCTTGCATCCCATCGACCAAGGAATAGGATCACCAGCGTCGATCCTACGGACCAGATCCGGTGCGCGGCTCTCCAAAATGAAGATGATGAGTTCCACCCGCTCCATCTGGTCGTTGTAGGCGGCACATGTCACCTTCTCTCCAATGGATTTCAGCGGGTCCTTGTTGTCGTGGAACACGAAAGGAAAGGCATAGGTCTCGAAGGTCTCCAGACCATACTCGGTCGGGACGCTGAGACCCTTGTCGTTCATGAAGGACAAAATGTCCGGCGGTGGGGAGTCGTGCTGAAGACTCCACTTCGGGAAAGCGTCGCCGTTCTTGTTGCTCCCCCATGCGTGAAGAGCGCCGACCGCATTGACGTGCACGTAGCGACCCTCTTTGCGAGGCTTCAGGCTGCCAATGAGCTTCAGCAGCTTAGCGGGTACGTAACACTCCGACGCGAGCTTCTCGAAAGAGCGAGAGTGGATCGGAAGGTAGGACGGACCCCACCGTGGGTCAGAGGCAGGGAGAATGTGCTTCTCTATGCCTGGTTCCAGAATCAGCGTTGCCCGCTTATCCATTCCTGATCACTCCTGGAGTTGTCACTGCTGTGACTTCGAACTGATATTTCCGCGAAGCCGTCTTGGGAGCCCACGAGCCGGCAGCCATGGCCTTACCCAGTTGACCCCGAGCTGCCCCGGCTCCAACATACTTCGAAATGGCACCGGGGCCAACCATAAAAGCGGCCATCGGTGCCATCTGAGCAAGGGTGCTGTCTGGGTTATCGAGCCCTGGGATCATGTGATACGGGAACATTGCGAGACCCATCTGGGCAGCGATCTGGCCCTTGTTGCTCGCCAAAAATTTCTTTAGCCACCCGGGATCTTGCCCGGTCAACTTAGCTTGGGCTTCCAGCGCCTCAACGTCGGTCATGCTTTCCAGAGCCTGGCGCTTGGTATCGTAGTCTTTGATCTGCTTGCTGACGGCGGAGTCTACATCGGCCTGGGACATACCCTTGCCCGGCTTGCCGCCGGTAACGCCCGAGACGTCAGTACCGTGGCGCACAGTGCCGGGGGGAAGCGTGTCGGCTGCTCCAGGAGAGCCGATTCCTCCGGGAGCGGAACCAGGAGAGCCTGCCCCACCAGGGGCGGCACCGGGAGCGTCCGTGACGGTCTTCACCTTCGGCGGGGCGACATCGCCCTTACCAAGACCATACCGATAATCGGACTTCGGCACATCGAGCATCTCCTTTTGAGGAGGTGCTGGTGCGGAAGGTTTTGGTGCAGCGGCGGCCGGAGAAGCGGCGGGAGTCGGTGCGGGCTTGGGTTTGGGGACCTTCCCAGCAGCAGCGTCAACTGCCCCCCACCCAGAGCTTTTAGGTGGCAGCGGTACCCGTGCTTTCCCGGGGACCAGGTTCTTCAGGCCGCCGAGTACCTTGCCCCCACCACCCTTCATCTTGCCAAACAAACCGCCGAGCAGCTTACCTCCGGGAATCTTGAGAGCCTCCTTCTCGAAGTCCATGTCGTCGAGAAGATGGCCTGCGAGGTTGAAGCTCGCGGTCTTCTCCTTGGCGATCCGAATGAGATCCTTGGCAGAGGACAGCTCCTGCTTGTGGTACTCGCGCTTGCGAAGAAGATCGACCATGCGCTGGTTCTCGGTCTTGTTCTCGCCTCGGCGTCCGGCCTCCAGCTCATGCTCGTCCTCGGCAGACAGGCCCTTGATCGCCCCAGGAATATACGTGGGGATATCAGAGCCGGTGCCGACTACTCGGCGCACGTTGTACCGGATTGAAGGATTGTCGCTCATGCTAGTTATTCACGGTCTTGCTCAGGTCGAGGATGGAGCGGCCCAGGTCCTTGATGTTCTCCTGGTTTGCTCCGCGCATCTTCGTTGCGGTTTCCTGGACACCCAGGAGGTCTTTGATCATGGCGGGCGTGAGAGCCGATGGCCCGATCTGGTGCAGCTGCTTCATCACGTTCCCTGCCAACAGCGGGTTCGTCGCCACAGCCGGCGCGAAGTCAGAGATGGCCTGGAAGTACCGGCCCGCGTTCGGGTCGTGCCGCAGCTCCGGATGATCCCGCATGACGCGCTGGAGAGACTTCTTGAGAGACCTCGTACGGGCCATGCTCTCCAGACCGTTCATGAGCATGGGTAGCCCAACCGCCGCCACGCCCAGTGCCGGGAGCAGCCCGCTCTGGACCAGACTTCCGATCCTCGACGGAGCCGCCTTGGCGGCAGCTGTTCCGACGCTGATCTTCGGCGCGGCCTTCCTGCGCCCGAACAGCGCTTCCTTCGTGAGGCCATCGCCGTTGATCGCACGACGGATGCCGTCGCCTTCCGTCACCGAGAGATATTCGCAGTAGCGGGCGATCTTTTCCAGGGTGCTCTTCGGGACGTAGTCGAAGTGCCGATGGGCGAGCTTGCGCCACTCCCCCACGTCGTTCGTGTGGGCGCACTTGACGATGCCGGACACGAAGTCAGCAATCTCGTCGCGCTCCTCTTGGGTGAACTTGATGTCACCGTAGAGACACGCGTACTTTTCGAACATCGGCATGGTTATCTCCTAAATCCGGCGAAGCCCTCGTTGCCCGGCTGCTCCAGGTAGAACGGCTGCCGCGTGCGCTGGACGGCACGGCCGACACCCTTCCCTACGTCGCGAAGACCCTTGTAGGCGAGGTAGCCCAGCGGGATGGAGTACCAGGGATTCTGCACGGCCCAAGAGGCCGCACGACCTGCGGCGTTGGAGAACGGCATCTTCGCGGCTCTCTTCAGCAGCTCATCGTCCGAGAGATTCGGAGCCTCGGCTGCGAGCTTCTCGGCCTCCTCTCCCAGGGAGCGGCGAACGTCCTCGTTGGTGACGATCGACTCCACGCCGATCGCCACAGGGTCCGGCGCGTCGTTGTAGAGCGCCAGCTTGCCGGAGGTACGGTCGATCTCGCCGATCTTGTTCTTGAACGTGTCGAGCTCGATCAGCATCGCATGGTTCCCGTTGATCACCTCGGTGGGAGTCTCGAAATCTCCGAACTTCTCGTCCACCAGCGCGCGGTCCACAGGCTGCCCGAGCTTCATCAGGTCCTGCCGCATGTCCGTGAAGAGCTGTTTCCAGAGCTCCTGGTCGTCCGGCCGTGCGAGACAGGCGAACTTGTACATGTCCGCCATCTTGCCGTGGTGCAGGATCACATACTCCTTCGCTCGATCCTTGAGGGCGTTGTAGGCCGTGTCTCGTTCCATCTCGGCCGCGATCTTCTCCAGCTGCAGCTTGGCAACACGCTTCTTGCCCTCGGCCAGGAGAGACTCGAAGGCCATGGAGGCCCGCTTCTCCATCAGAGGGTCCGTGGCGGCACGTGCAGGGCCAGCGGCAATCTTCTCGATCGAGGAGGCCAGCTTCTCGGTTTTCGCCTGCTTCGACGGGAACAGCACGTCGAGGACTTGGGCCGTCTTCACGGTCGGCTCCGAGGAATGGAGCTTGGCCCGCACGCCCTCCAGCGACGCGAGCTCGAAGGTGAAGGTCTTGTCCCCTGCAGTTTTGTACAGGCGCTGGTTGGTCTCGCTGTTGGCGATCTCAACGACACGCTGGATCTGCATGGGTGAGAGGTTGTTCTCGTCGGCGAGCTTCGCGATAGTCTCGTTCAGAGCGACGCCCTTCTCGGCGTAGGCCCTCGTGGCCTGCTTCGCAAAGTCGGCGAACTTCAACGGGTTGAGATCCATGATGGACTCCTCGTTATCTGCCTCCTGTAATCGTAATAGGTCTACCACAACTACGGGATTATTCAAATCTGTGGGAGGGACGTCCGGGCGAACCGACCATAGTATTGCTCGGAAGCCAGGTAGGCCAACATGAGGGCCTGGAAGGTGTCGTCGGGCAATGTGTGATCGTAGGACATCGTGCCATGTGTCTCGTCGTACTCGACGAAGATAGATGTGAAGTCGTTGATGAAGGGGATCTGGTCGTTCGGGGAACCAAGCATGATCTCCCTCTTGGGGAAGCGGATAGCCCCCTTCTTAATCTTGTCGATCACAATACCCATGCAGGAGGTCCGGTCGATCATGTAGCGGCCAAACTTGCCGGCCCTTACATCGAACTTCACCATGGGCTTCTGCTTGACGGACTGCATCTCCAGGAGGAGAGGATCGCCGCCGGCCTGGAACTGTCGGTCGACCCAACCGTACTTGTCTCGCAGACGCTCGTTGTTGATGTGCCCAAAGCCCCAGTCTGACCCAACCCAGTACACGTTATACCTGCGAGCTATCTCGTCGAAGAACTCAGGCTGTCGAGCCAGGTTGGACCGATCGCCGAGGAACTTCTCCATGTAGAACACTCGAAACTTCTCGTCGGTGCACCACGAGGCCAAGACGACAACGGTGTATGAGGCGGCATTGCGCTTCTTCCCAGGCGTGTCCGCCTGACGGCCACCTGTCCCGTGGTCTATGCCCATGAACACTGGAGCCCCGCCAACCAGCTGAGGGAGATCCTCGGGGCGGGCCATCTCCCTAGGCTCGCATACCCGGAGAATGTCGTGCTCGCTGAGGACGAGCTCTCCCTCTTCAGAGGGGAGACCCAACACCTCGTTGCAGAAGACAGGAAAGGAGGTAGCGGGATCGTGCAGCTTGCCGAGAACGTCTTCAAACGACTGGAACGGCACCTGGATCTGAGAGATCCGGAAACCCTGCCACTTGTCCAGGAGGCTCGGCTTCATGGCGACCCACTCACCGCCGTAGTCGTTGTCGTCATCCGGGTTCTTGTGACGTTTGGGAAACAGCTCTTTCCCGCATTTCGTGCAGACGAAGAACTTGGATCCGATGACTTTCTCATCCAGATAATTCCAGTGAGGGCACCACCGGCACTTGACCATCCACTCGAACATGCACGAGCGATCGTAACGCTGACTGAGCGGATTCATCTTCGTCTTGGGCGTGCCTGTATAGAGTCGAATCTTTCGGTCTGGTAGCGCGTGAGACTGGCACTCCTCGATGACCGGGATCTGATCAGACGGCAAATCCTGCAGCTCGTCAGCGTTGAGAAAGTCTGTCGAGATACCACGAACGGGGTCAGCAGAGAGGTAACAGGAACGAAAGTTGAACATCGATCCGCTGTTGAACTCTTTGCCACTCACCTGCCACAGGTTTTTCGTCGAGAGCATCTCGGCCTTGATCCTCGGAGACTCTTCAGCGATCTTCTTGAAGCGCTGCTGGCTGAAGACGGTGACCTGCGAGAAGCGAGGCTGAATATAGAGGCCCTTGAGACTCTCGATCGAAGCCCCGAGGGTAATCCCCATCACCGCTGCTGTCGTGCTCTTCTCGACCTGCCGGGCTGTCTGTAGGATCTTGTTGCGAGAACCTGTTGGGTAGGCTCCGTCCAGGTTGTAGATGGGGCGGAGGTAGGTCCGGTCATGGATCAGCGGCGGCCCGCCGATCTGCTTGATGATGTCCCGGTACCGAAAGGGCCTGCGCTCGATGTAGATCGCCTGGGGTACGATGTCCGGTACGTTCAGGTCCCGGTGACGGACCTCGCCATACTCGTTGGCGTCATCATCGATACGCTGTATGGCGTCAGGTAGGCCATTGCGCATCTTCATGTCGATTTCCACTACGGGCGTATCGACCTGGGTTACCATAGAGTAGGGGTCAATATTAGCCATGCTTTACCCGCGCCACCTTGGGTGTCTGGATGTCGTCGATCACCTTGAACTCGCTCGGGCCGTCGGTGATGCGGATGGTCTCGAAGAAGCGGCTGTCTGTCTTGGTTTGCAGCTCCTCGCCAGTTGCAGCCCCCAGTTTCGTGTAGAGACCCAGCATGGTAGCAAGGCGCTTCGTCGTGGCGTCGATGCCGATGTCGTAGAGGTTGTTGATCGCACGCTGCAGCTGGAGCTGCGCCACCTCCATGGTCTCTCGGAAGTTTGGCCGCAGCCCTTCTCGGACGTTGAACTCCGACGTGGTCATGTCTCGGGCTGCGCGCTTGTGCTGTCGCTCTGATACACGCAGACGCCGCAGATAATAATCCCAGTCAGCATCGTTCATCGGGCTGATGTCGTAGAACATGCTCTTATAAATTTCAACTGCGGTAGGCTGCCACCGGAAAGACGTCTGCTCCTCCAGGGCGCGCTGATGCTCCGCCATCTCCCCGTGGGTGGTGAAGATGGTCTCGACCTTATCCTTGACGCGAGCATCTCCGACAAGGTCAAAGAACAGCTCCAACCAAAGGGGCTCTTCATACATCACACCAATGCCCAGCACTTCCATCATCAGGTCGTAGGCGTCGCTGAGCTCAGCGGGCGGCTCATCGAGCTCGCGCACAACGGGCTGCAGCGTTTTTGGAAGCCTCTTAACGAACCTGCCGTGCAGCTTCTTGAGGTACTCCTTCCCAAACTTGTTGGAGATCAGGTGCCGGTAATGAAGCTCATCGAGAATATCTTCGATGGGTGTCGTCAGCAAGCGCAGACTGAGGAATCTGTGAAAGGGAAGAACGCGGGCCGTGGCCCGAGGCTCGTCCGACCCGAAGCTGTAGATATGGTTGCGCGCACAGGTGAGGGCGATCTCGTCGTTGGGCGTGAGGGCGTAGAATACATTGCCGTGTTTCGGCGTAGGCTGGGCCTCCAGCAACTTCCGCACACCGTCGAACGTCTGCGGGGTGATCTGGTACTTCCGGCAAATTTGCGCTCTGGTTAGCATCAGATGATGATCGAAAAGTCCGTCTCCTCGCCGTAGAAGTTAGTGAGGAGAAGCTTCTTATCCAGCACACCAACCTTGGTCCGCAGCCTGAGGTTTGACAGGAGGTAGCACACGTTGCCTTTGGTGAAGATCGTCATGGCATGTGCGCCGCCGCCTTTCTTTCTAGTATACATCTTCTCGACTTTTCCGTGGTGCCGAAGGAGGCGATACCAGAGATGCGCCCAGTCGTCGCAGTCCCCCTTTCCACGGGCGCAGATGACCCACGCGAAGGAGTGATAGTCGAGGCTGCCACCGAGCGGGTCTGAGGTCCACTCGAAGCCCAGCGCATTCATGTGGTTTTGGATCTTTTGAATGTCCGGCGCGAGGCTGCGCAGCATGTGATAGATGTCCTTCCCCTTCTTCTTGTCATAGCTCCAGGACTGAATCCAGGCCGGAAAGATGTTCCAGACTGGATCGAGGAACTTCAACCAGATCCAGGTGAAGAAACGAAGCATGCGTCCTCTTAGTGCTGATCAGATCCACTCACTACATTGTTGAACTGGGCGAGATCCAGCTCAGCTGCGTCGAGCGCGAACATGGCGGTCTTGAGCGGCGCGTGGCGCAGCGGCAGACCGAGACGAGAAGCGAGGAGAAGTTTTGCACAAGCCTCCTTCGCTTCGGAGATTTTCTCCAGCTGCTCCGCGAACTTGTAGGAGTTCTCCGGAGTGATGAAGTTGAGGCCGAGTAGGGTGTCGACCGTCTTCTTGGCTTCGTTGGTGCTGACGTCCACGGCGACCTTCGTCAGCTTGGTGCCCTGGGCGTTGGACAACGGGAACCACATGGAGGCAGGCTGGATGGCGGCCGCCTCCTTGAAGAGATTCTTCGGCGCGACACTGGTCGTCTCTGGCGTCTGCTCCTGGGGCTGCGACAGCCACTCCGCGAATTTCTCCAGGACAGCAGCGCCCGTGGGCGACACGGGCATGTAGCCCGAGACCTTCTCCATCTTGCCGCACGGCTTGAAGGTCCACTTGCTGCTCAGGTGGAGATCGCCATCGATCTCGGCCCAGTTCTTGACGTCCTCCGAGATGAAGAGATCGCGCCGACCGGCGATGGTCTCCACGGCAATCTTGTCGAAACCCTCAGCGGTGTGCTCGCGGAAAAGAACCTTGAGAGGTTCCGTCGCGATAGTCTCTGTGGGATCGGCGGTCTGGAGGACGAACGCTCCCCAGCCCTGGACCCGATTCGTGCCGAAGGCCGCGATCTTTTCCAGCCCCTTGTTGCGGTAGCCGACGAAGTTCGCGCCGTAGTAGTACCGATCACCAGAAAGCTCGAAAGCGGCCATCTGGTCTTCCTTGATGTGGCCGTCTAGTGAGACGATGTGGTTGGCCACGATGCACGCGACCTTCTGCATCCCCATGGGGAGATCGAAGACCCCGGCCTTCTTGACGACGCCAGGATGATGGGTCTCCTTCTCGATGAGATTCTCTTTCTTGGGCCGGTGGTTCTCGCCTTCCTTGTGATCCTCGACCTTCTTCTCCTGGATCTTCTCACCAGGAGTCATGCTGATGTGAGTCCCGGCATTCGAGGAAGGGGCCTTGGCCTCAGCGATCTTGGACACACCCGCCGTCTTCATCCAGTCCGTGAGGACCTCCTTGAAGATGGGGTTGGTGTTGAGCGCCGTGGCAAGATCGGCGTAGCCGAAGGCTTCTTGCGCTGCCTTGAAGATGTCATCCTTGGAAAGGTCCAGCTGATGCGCATAGACGTAGCGGCCGTCGTACGGGACCTGGGTCCGCGACAGAAGGGCCATATCGCCAGCGCCGCTCTTCCGAGGGGCGATTGGCCGGCCGAGCTCTGTCCCTTCGAGAACGGAAAGCAGGGCCTGCTTCGTGAGAGGCTGCAGCTTGCCACCTGCCCAGAAGACATCGAGAGGCTGCAGCTTGAAGTTCTCGATAACGATCGGGATGGAGGCCTTGTCGTCGAGCTGCACCTGCCCCACACCCGCGCCCTCCTCGTCGTCGACGCGATTGAAGTTCACCTGGATCTTCGCATCGGTGATCCACGGATAAGCCTGGTGCAGGAAGGCCGTAATGTTCTCCGGCCACTGCTTGGTGTCCCGCTCCAGCTTGATGTTCGCTTCCTTCTCGAAGCTGTCCGTCGGGGTCAGAAAGAGAGGCTCCATGGTTCACTCCTAGACTACGTTTGAGGTTAGGGCCGATTTCTGGGACTGTTTGGTTGGCTGGTCGAGGTTCTTCGCCAGATCCGGGGCGGGCAGCGCGGTCGTCTTGTTCGGGTCCAGAGGATGCGAGTGCTTCTGCAGCTCCAGCATGTCCTGGTCGTACGCGGGCAGGAAGACCTCGTTCACCAGGGCCAGCTTGTTCACTGTCAGATTCATCGTCAAATCCAGCTTGGGCAGCGGGAGGCTGCTGAACTGCATGTTCGCGATGCCTTCCGCAGCCACGCCGCCGGTCTCGGGGCGATACGCCGCGCCCACGGTTTCGTCAACAAGATTGATGCTGCCACCAACCAATTCCAGGTATCCTTTTATCTGAACGCCGTTCTTGTTCACAATGATAAAATTCTCGCCGAAGACCATCGAAAGCTTCTTGTCGTCCACGGAGAAGTAGTTGTCCCCGTAGGACACAGACACTCGACTGTCGTTCAACGAGACCCAGCGGTCTTTCCACTGGAGGGCGAGCTCGCTGCCGTTAAGGCGAACTTGCTTGGTGTCTTTCTCGGTGTTGCGCGGAGCGCCTGTTCGGGCGTTTCTCTGTGCGCTCACCCTAGAAAGTCTGACCTCCTCCGACGCATTGTCTACCTCCAGCAGCGTGTGATCCCCGAGCAGCGTCCAGAGAACACGGCCGTCCTTGGTGGCTACAGGGGTCCCCGAGGCGTCAGCCATCGAGGAAGATACCGAGGGTGTTTCCGTGGAGAGAGCGTCCAGAGAACTAACGTCACCAACACCTCCTGCCACGTTAGTGGTGGGCAAGAGCAGCTCTGGCATCTGGGATGGGGCAGTAGACATCTTCTGCTCGAAGAGATCCTGGCCGCCAAGATACCCCGCACGCACAGAGAAGTCGGGATCAGACTCCTCCTTCTGATCGCCTGTCACATCGAGCTTTGCCGTTGCCTGCTTGACGCTGGTGTCCGTCTCCACATTGAAGATGAATCCCGCGAAGCTGATGAGGGCGTCCCGTGCCCTGGCGATGAAGACGTTCTTCACCTTACTGAGAAGAAAGAAGCAGGCGTAGGAGGCAAGGCCCCAGATATCGCCGCTCTCCAGGATCTTGATGAAGCTGCCCTTGTTGTTGTCGAGGACCGAGTCACCTTCGTAGTGCAGCTCCTCGTCAAGCTTCCGGGCGCTGGCGGCGAAGACCTGATACTTGTCTGCTGTGGCGCGCCGAAGCTCCTTGTCTTGCGCAGCAATGGTGTCTGCTGGTGACTTGGGGGGATCCTCGGGCTTCTGCCATTTGGGAAGACCGCCGATAATGGACCAATAGACCCCACGCATGCACACGCAAATGACTCGGGTCTCTTCAGGGTAGGGCCGGTACACCCCGTACTTGACGGCGCGCATGGAGTCGATGTCGCCGAAGCCGTCCACATTGACCGTGTAGAGATCCGTCTCTGGGTTGTAGCTGACGATCTCTCCGCCGCGAAGAATTGGGGGCGTGTCGTCGTCCGTCCTGAATCGGCCAAAGGCCTCGCCGCGCTGAGGCATTACTCCTCCTTGACCACTCCCAGAGTTGTCAGCAAATCGCCGAGAGCGTCTGAGACATCGGTATCCAGCGCGCCGTCTGCCTCAAGGGGGGCGTCCGGCTCTACGACAGCGGACAGCTCGTCGAGCTCTTCGACGATCTCCTCCGCTGTCTTCACGTAGCTCTTCTGGTTGAGCGCTGGTTTGGTGTTGAAGAACTTGCCGAAAGCATAGGTCGCGATCGGATGACCACCAGGACCGATGTCAGACTTCGCAGCAAGCGAGGGTGCCATCTTCAGGGTGCGGTGGGGCCTCTCGGCAACGAGCTGCCCGATGAAGTCGTCGTGATACTGAGGAACTTTCCGTATGGACAGGAGCGCTGGGATGTACTGGATGAGGTTCTTCTTCTTGGCCTTTAGCTTCCTGTTCATGCTGTCGAGCTTGTTGAGCTGTACGACGTCTCCTGTGTGTACCCCGAAGGCAACGTCTCCGTCGCCGGGATCTGTCACTTCGGCCCTATTGGTCATGGGCTGGATGGCGGTCTCAAGGATCTTCCGTTTGACCCGGATACCTGAGGGGCCAAACACCTCGTTGTTGATATCCCCGATGATGTGGTCCTGCACCTTGCGGATGTCGTTGGTAGCCTCCAGCAACTCCTGGGGCTTCACCACACCGCCGAGCGAGATCTTGTCTCCTGCCTTGACCCGACTTCCGATGCGCACACCGAGCCCCTGCTCCTGCGGCACGAAGTGGGCCATAGAGTCGATCGTGACCTCCCAACCACCTGCGGCAGACTTCTTGACGTTGGAGACCTTGCCATCGACCTTAGCCAGCGTCGCCTTTCCTCGCACGTTGGTAGGCATCTCCAGGATCTGCTTGAGGCGAGGAAAGCCCACGGTGCCCCCGCCGATTGTACCGCCGGTATGGAAAGCTCGAAGGGTGAGCTGCGTCATAGGCTCGGCGATGGTCTGACCGGCGAGGGTTCCAATATGGTATCCGATGGACGGGAATTGCCCATTCTCCAGAAGACCGAAACACTTCGCGCAGATGCCGCGCTGCGCCTTGCAGTGAAGGGGCGACCGCACATCGATGGTCTTCTTTCCGCGAGCTTTCAGTGTTCGGATCAGGGCCGGAGTAGTGACCTTGCCCCGGTACGCCCCCTTCGCCACAACACGATCCAGGGCGTCCTGGTCCGTGATCGGGAGCGTGATGCCTTCGCGAGTTCCGCAGTCACGCATGGATACCATGGTGTCCACCGTGGCTGCGATGAGCATCTTGCCAAAGGCCCCGGTATCCGCCGTAGAAAGGCCCTTGTCCACGAGGCCCTTTCTGGAGCCCGGGATGATCGACCAGTAACTACCAATGTCCAGCCCCTCCGCCAGAGACTTCTTGATGGGAATGGGGATTACCTTTCCCTCATGATCGGTCACGGCTACCGGAGAGGCGATCGTTTGCATCACCTGGTTCGGCTTCCCGAAGGCACCCGACGTTGTGGCCCCCACCACGAAGCGGTTGCTCTTGGCGAGCTTCTTCTTCATGTGGGCTTCGAGCTTGTCGCCAGCCGCTGCATAGGCCTTGGCGAAGCCTACTCGCTTGGACACCTTTGCTGCCTGGGCCAGGATCTTATCTCGGTCAGCGTACGGGAACTCCAGATCCTTGAGCCCGACAGAGAAGCCCACCTCGGTAACGTATTTGTTCCCGAGATCCTTCACCTTCGAGATGACCTGACCCGAGATCTGTGGTTTCTTCCTGGCGAGGTCGGACAGGAGGAGCATCAGCTTCTTCTTGTCGATCGGGATATAGCCCGGACGAACTTCCTTGGGCAGCGCCTCATTGAAGATGACCTGTCCGGCACAGATCGTCTTCGCCCCTACCTTCATGGCCTGATTGACCTGGATCTTGCCCGACTTGTATCGGGCGAGGACATCGGCGGCGGACCTGGCTCGAAGAGCTTTTCCCTCCGGCGTGGTCATCAGGTAGATGCCCAGGATCATCTCCTTCGACGGACCGTGCACAAGCGTGTCGTCTCTCGGGCTGAATAGGTTGGAGCTGGGCAGCAGTTTGGTCATCGCCTCGCGACGAGCTTCCTCGGACACAGGAACGTGGACCTGCATGGCGTCGCCATCGAAGTCCGCGTTGAAGCCACCGACCACCAGAGGATTGATCTTGATGGCCTTCCCAGAGGTCAGCGTAGGCTTGAAGGAGAGGAGGCCGAACTTGTGCAGCGTCGGTGCACGGTTCAGAAGGACGGGCCTCTCTTTGAGGACCTCGGTCAACGCAGAGCGTGCGATGGGATCTCGCTTCTCGATGAGCTCCCTGGCACGCAGAGGCATGTGGCCCAGAGCCCGGAGCTTCTGCATGATGTAGGGCTTGTAGATGACGAAGGCCATCTCGTCAGGGATCTTTACCTGATCGATGCCGAGTTTCGGATCGGGGATGATCGTAGAGCGGCCGGTGAGGTCCTGACGCCGCTTGAGCACGCGCCCCTGGAAGAAACCGAACTTGTTCTGCTTGCCCTTGATAGTGCTCAGGAAGCCTCGGAAGTTCTTGTTCCTGGTCAGCGGCTCCTGTAGCCCAACGAGACCCCGGACGGCCCCGTAGAGCTGTGTGCGGAGAGGGGCAAGGTTCTTGTCGTCCACGCCGAACCGCTTCAGGTCCTTGATCTGGTTGTTGATCATGATGACTTCGCGATAGCCGTGAATAGGGTCCGACACGTTGAGCGAGCCATCCGGGTTTGGATAGATGGGCCGGAACTTGGCAGGGATCACAGGCACGTGCTTGTTCAGGTAGGCCTCGACAGGACTCAGGCCGAGCTGCTTGAGTGCGCGCAGGAACCGCAGTCTTTTCGCTGTGACATTCCTCCGAGCACCTCGCTGATTCTTGATGTCTCTACGAGCTTTCTTCAGCTCCGCATCGACGTTAATCTTGCTCAGAAGAATCTTGAGTCCCGCGCCTCCCGTCTTGTTGCCCTTGGATTCAGTGGTGAGCCGACCGTCCGGCGTGATGAAGACGGTGCCATTGACGATCTGGTTGAATTGCTTCTTCTTGATGCTCGGTGCCAGCACACCGACGATAGCGTCGTCCATCAGAGGGTTGGGGATCTCGCTCTCCAGCTCGATATGGTTCCAATAGTTCCCGTCATAGCCCCCAGTAATTGCACGGTCGAAGAGACCACCCTTCTCAGGCGACAAGTCGTTTGCCTTCACAACGCCAGGACTCTTGATCTCGCCATTGCTCTGGATAGCGATCTCCTTGTCGATGAGCGGGAGCGCCTTGAGCTTCGTCCCCTCTTGCTTCAGGTCGATGCCGGCACCGCGCATGAAGGTAGTGAACTTGTCGACCACAAAAGGGGTCCGTACTGGTGGGAGCGGCAATCCAAGCTGGACAGCTCGCCAGTATTCGTCATTCTTCTGGGACTTGATCGTGGACGCGTCCCGCAGAAAAGCGGTGCCGCCCCCGGACAGAAGGGAATAGAGCTCCATGGACCCGATAGCCAGCGGGTTGGCCTTCTTGCCCGTGATTCTCGCGGGAGTCTCGTCATGGGTGTAGGAGTCGTTCCCTCGGGCAGAGAGCTTTTTGGACACCTGGTGACGCAGCTTGATGAAGTGCACATTCCCGACGTTGATGTTCGGGATCTTCTTGTTGGTGGTGGGGTCGTAGATCTCCTCGGTGTCTTTGACACCAGCGGCCCGCATGGCTGCTTGGACATCTTTTAGCGCATCGCCAGGCTTGTCGAAATTGTCCACCAGATAGGGTGTCTTCGTCTTCTCGGAGACCTTCCCGGCAGCCGCTTCGAGAAGTTGGCCCGGGTTCGCCCGCCCCAGCACGCTGGCCGGGTTGTAGAGCAGGTCGATGACGTTCCCCTTGGAGTCCTGGTACATCTCGTTGTCCGGCAAGATGGCCGTGACAATGCCCTTGCCACCGGCGCGATGGGAGAGTTTGTCCCCCACCTCCAGCTGCTCATCAGTCTTGACGTAGATCGACACGAATCCTCGGGTCTTCACCACGTCGACGACTTCGGCTGGCCCATGCCCGTCCCACTTCATCGAGACGTCCAGCCACTGGTTCTTTAGGGCCTTGTGCAGTTTCGAGTAGTCGAAGTCTTCGTGGACCTTCACCTTCCTGACAGCAGGGATGACGAGCTCCTCGGGCTGCAGAACGGTTCCCTTCTTCACCAAACCGTTTGCCCCGTACTTGGACCTATCCAGCCCTTCGTTGTACGCCGGGAACAGAGCCAGCAGCTTGGAGAGGCCCACGGAGATCGTGGGATCCAGGTTGAGCCGGATCTCATGCTTGTGCACGCTGGTGAGTTTCTTCGCAGCAGACTCAGAGACAACCACGCCGTCTTCGAAGTTATAGCCCTTGTACGGCATGTAGGCTGTTCTGAGCGTCTTGCCCATCGCCAGGGCTCCATCCCGGGTGAAGTCAGAGTCGGCGATCGTCTGGTCCTTCTTGACGCGCTGGCCCTTGGTCACGATAGGCCGCTCGTGCAGGAACGCATTGGAGTTGAGCGGGTAGTGGTCGTGCAGCTTCACGGTGTGGGTCTTACCATCGTCTCCCCGGATCGTGATGGCGTTCTTTCTGACTGTCGTGACGATTCCGGTGACCGGAGACTTGGATGCCAGCAGCTTCCCCGTCGTGGTCTCGAAACCTTTTCGTCCGAACTTCGCCTGCACGCTGGGCACGTCGGGATTCTTCAGAGGGACCGCCTGCTCCAGGTGCCTGCCCGCCATGAGGGCGCGGTTCGGGCTGTTCGTGTGCAGGAACGGGATGGCATTCGAGACAACGCCGAAGAAACGAGATGGGTGGGCAAAGATGAAGTCCACCTGGCCAGAGGGGATCTCCTTCAGCTCTCCCTTGATACGCGCCTTTACCATCTGGGATTTCGGGCGCGGCTTCTTGCCACGGAAGTCGTACTGATCGTAGAAAGCCACCGCCTTGTCTTCCAGGTCGAAGATCTTCCTGGTCACCTCGCGGCCCGTCTTCGGATCAATGACCTGGAGGCCGAGATCGTTGCCGATCTTTCGGGCACCAGCGGAGAGGTGGCCGGTGATGCCGATACGCGTTCCTTCCGGCGTGGCGAGAGGGTCCAGCACACCTGCATGGCTTGGGTGCACGGTGCGGAGCCTGTCGGTCACAGCATGAACCGAGCTGATGCCGCCCTCGCCCAAGGTAGTTGTCAGGGCGTTGACCGACGCCATGTCCAGCGGGTTGTTCTGGTCGCTGTACCGCGTGAACTCGCTCTGCGTAAAAAAGGAGAGCACGGGGGTAGTGAAGAGTGACGGAGGCACCGCGTCCATGACCTTGTTCTTCCGGGACATGAACTGCCGCCTGTTCAGCTCACGCTCGATGGAGCGCCGAATGGCTGGCACCGCTCTCTCGATCTTTTCCGGGATGAAGTCCTCGACGGAATGGATGCTCTTGTAGGCCAAGTTCTCCGTGTCGTCTGCCTTCGCCTTGCCCTGCGCGAGCTTCAGGGCTTTCTCCGATGCCGCCACCAAGACCTTGGGTTCGATCTGCTTGTAGGGCGAGCCCAGGGTCAGCTTGGTGATGTCGGGGTCAAGAGGCTTCGACTTGAAGAACGAGATGACAGCCTGGGCCAACTCTGTCTTGTCCTTGGGCTGCGGGGCATACGGGCGCAACTTGCGGTAGAGCTTTGCCATCTCGTCGGGCCGGTTATACTGCCGGTTGACGTTGAGGATCTCGTTGCCCCAGATGCGGCGCAGCTGTTCCTCAGGCACACCCATGCCCATCAGCACGGGATAGAGGTAGACGTAGGTGGACTGGCCGACGCGCACGCGGAAGATCTTGCGTTCGCGGTCAAACTGGACCCGATAGCCGCCACCCGGCGTGTTGATGAAGGTCTCGACGTTGTTGTCGGCCATGTAGCGGGTGTACGTGCCAGGCTTGAGGCGCAGCTGGTTCACCACCTGGACGTCCTTGCCCCCGATGATGAAGGCTTGCTTGCTCGTGATGTGTGGAACGAGAGAAAGGGGGTATCCGCTTTCCTGCGCGATGACCTTTCGGCTCTTGTTGTCGACGATGCTGACATTCCCAACGAGGCGCGCGGACAGGGTCTTACCCTTGGTCTTGTACTCCTTGTGGATATCGGGATCGCTGTAGAACTTAGCGTCGACATTTTCCCAGCGAAGGTTGGACACACGGACGGTGTGATTCTTGCCTTCTACAGGAAAAGTGCGGGCAACGAGGTCCTTCACTCGGTTCAGAAGAGCCGAGAAGCTTTCAGTAGCTGTGAACATGGAGCGTCCGCCTCATCAGTTATTACCTGATAATTCTAACTGAGTTCAGCGGAAAGTCACTCATGCTGCTACTTTGTGTGTTGCGACGTAGGTGCCGCACTCGCATACCAGCCCGCCTGGTGCAGGAAACAACAGGTCCCCGCAGCACGGACATGGAATCGGAGTGGGCGTGCGGTCGAACAGCACGTCCGGATGGTGTTGCAGCAGATGTGCTACCATCGTAATCATCTCCATTCCTACCTAACTTTTCTGCGGCAAAGTAAGCGATCTCTCGCATCATCGTCGTCTCCTTCTACCTTTATTATATGACATAGTTTTCTAGAAGTGAAGATAAAAAGGCGTACCGCATGGAGATAGGGAGACAGCGCGGGGACCTTACCCGAGCAGGTCGGCAGCCATATCTTCGGGGTCCTGTGGAGGCTCTTCCCGCTTGTAGATCGTGTACCGGATGACCGTCTTGAGCCCATCCTTGTGGCTCATGTAGTCCTTCTCGGCGTTGATCACGATGTTCGGGTCGTTGTGTAGCTCTTCCCAAGTCTTCGCGCCGGTGCGCGTATCTGGCTGGATCGTGGTGATCTTGTGGATGACCTTGACGGTGGAGCCTGGGGCAGCATCATCGTCGTCTCGAAAGACACGGAGCTGCGTTTTACGAGCAGGCTGTAGGCGAGAGATGAGGCTCTTGATCTCGGCACCGGTCTTTTTCGGTTGAGCCGTCATCAGATAGTCGCGGCCTCCCTCCGAGGTGGTTTCTGCTCGGGCAGCGGTACGATGCTCTTGACCGAGGCTTCGATCAGTCGCTGCCGGCGCTTCAGTGCGCGGGCCAAGGGCTTGTTCGTCTCCTCGATCATCATGAGCTCCTGGTCCTTCATGTGATCAGGAACGTCCTTCATGAAGCGCTCGACCATGTTGCCCAGAAGCTGGGGGTGTGTGAGGCCAGGGACGGCCTTCCCGTTACCCTCAGATGATTTCTGAGCGTCGACGGCGGTCTGTACCGTCTGCGCCACCTGCGCCTGCTGCGCGTCCACAGCCTGCTGCTGCTGGACCTGTTGCTGCTCGAACTGCTGCTGCTGGGCCTGTTGCTGCTTGGCCTGTGCGGTCTCCTGCATCTCCTGCTGCGCCTCGAACTGAATCTTCTGGGCATCGACCTGCGCTTTCGTGTTGATGAGCAGCACCTCGGCCTGGATCTTCGCCTGCTGGATCTGCATAGTCCGCATCTCCTTGAGGCGCTCCCCCGCCTCCACTTTCTTGCGCTTCTCCTCTTCCTCGTTCTCGAAGCCGAGCTCGTCGATAGTGGTGCGGTCGGAGATGGTGTTGGTCTGCCGCAGAGACAGAGCGATCTGCTTCTGCTGGGCATCGTCCGCCATCTTGAAGTCCTGGTGGCGGATGTCGATTTTCGGCAGGCGAAGATGGCGGCGCAGCTTAGGGATGACGAAGGTCTGCTCGAAGCGTTCGAGATCCTCGATCATGTTCAGAAAGAGGTTCTCCAGGACACGCAGAGAGACGGAGGCCCCGGTCCAGTTCAGGTTCCCCATGATGAACTCGATGGGGACGTCCAGCCCAGCAGCGATCTGCTGCCTGACCATCTCCATGTCTCTGAACACGTTCAGGGCCTGCGCGTCTCCACGGATGTTCTCGACTGTAGCCGGGAAAGGCGCGGTGTAGATGGCGTTGGGATCTCTACGCCACGTACGCACCATCTGATTCATGTGCGTCTGCCACGTACCTAGATCGTAGTTCTGGTGGGGAGACACACCAGCCTGCGTCGGGGCCGGAATGAGGACGGTCAGCGGAAGGATGTGCTCCACGCTGATCGCCTCCTGGGCGCGGCGCAGCGTCTGGAACAGCCACGAATCCTTGAACACGTGGAGGAGCGGAGGGATCGGGAAGCTGTCATCCTCGGCAGAGGGAGATAGCTCCTCGAACACAAAGAGCTGCTCGGAATCCAGCAGGAAGTTCTGCTTCTTCTTGATCGCCAGCAGGAGCTCATCCGGCGTGGTCTCGACCAGAACCCGGTTCTTGTTGGGATCCTCGACCTTCTTGCGAAGGGCACGAGGAACACGATAGGTGTACTGCTTGTACCCCGTCCAAGGATTGGCTTCGACCTCGATGTCCATCGGTCGCCAGCGGATAATCTTGACCCGAGACCGATTCTTCACGTGCTTGGTCTCGGACTTGAACTCTCCCTTGTAGTCGCACTCGGGGCACTCGGACATCCACTGGTGGTGCTCGTACTTCCAATCCTTGAGGGCCTTGAGGGACTTCTTCTCGCCGCACGACGGGCAGACGAGGTAACGCTCGAAAGGATAGTAGAGGGATAGATAGGCCACGCCGAAGACACCAACGTCTATGAGCGCCCCCATCTCAACACGCTTGATGTTGATGGTGCGCTCCAGCACATCCTTCCAGATCTTGATGTCTGCATCTTCCCCGTCGTAGATAATGGGCGTCTGAACGTACGCCACCTTCTTCTTGATGATGGGTTTGATCTCGGAGTGCGTCATGTACAGGAAGAGGCACCACCTGTACAGCTCCTTCATCGACGGCGGGATATACGCCGACGAGAGATCGAAGGAGGGGTGCGGGTAAGTCATCAGGGACTTGTGCCCGAACCTCGATGCCGACTTTGCGCCTTGTATTGACACTAGCTACCCCACATCATTCTGCGCTGCATAGCGCGACGACGACCAGCCGGGGAGGCGGTCTCTTTCAGTTTCTGTTCGGCCGCGTCCCTAATAGCCATGACCCAGCGACGAAGCTCGTCGTCTTGTTGCTCCTTCTTCTTGGTCTTCGCCTTGGAAGCTTCGTCAGCGCTTCCGTGAGGAAGCTTAGCAAGCTTCACCATCTCATCCGCGAAACTATTGAAGAACAGATTCATGCTAGCTTCAGGCTCAATCCCTTGTCAAGCCGCTCCTTCACGTACACGTCGATGTCGTGGAGCTTCGCGACCTGCACCACCACTGCGTCTTCTTCCTCCCCGGGAGGTACGCGCAGCTGGGCAAACCGTTGAGCATCCCACACCTTCTGCGTGTCATGGACGAGCTCACGGAGAGTTGGATCTTCGAAGCGCGGCTGAGCAAAGGAAAAAATGTTTGGATACACCACGAGGCCGTCCTGCGTACAGCACGCCCGGATATAGTTGATGATCTCGGAAGAGAAGGGCTTTACCTTGATCGAGCCAGCCACGGTCAAGCCGTAGGCAAGCTCCTGCGGGAGACACACCTGGACGTACGACGGGTCGACATGCCGATCATTGAAGGCGAGGATCACGTTCTCGAAGACGGTGAACTCCTCCCAGAAGTTATCTGTGGTGAGCAGGAGGCGCAGGGCATTGATCTTGTCCCGAACCTCGTCCGACACGTCCACGCCGGCCTCATCACGAATGTCCGCCCAGATCGTCTCCGGCTCCCATGTAGGCCACAGGCCGCCGAGCATCTTGGACAGAACGCCTACATAGACCTTGGGAGGTACGAAGCGTTCCGTGAACAGTTTAGGTGTGGAAATGACAGCCACGACGTCCTTCCGAGATGTCCTTGCCCACAGACTTCAGCACGTGATCCAGCGGCATCGAGCTCTTCTCGTTCTTGTAGCTCTCGGTCAGATGCGCCTTCACTTCGCCAGTCTTCGGAGCAGGAATCTTCTTCACGAGGCTGAGGATGATCTTCTTGGTGAGCGGGCTCGCCTTCTTGTAGGAGCCGATCGGATCGTTCAGGAACTGGTTGACGAACAGTGGCTCGAAGATGCGCTCCAGCTCCTTCGGCTTCATGCAGAGGGTCTGGAGCTTCCAGCTGAGAACGTCGCTCTCCTTGGAAGCCTGCTTCTTCATCTCCATGCCGCCGTAGACCGCCTCGTAGGGATCGCGAAGACGACCGTCCCACTCGGAGTCCAGGCCAGCCTGCCGATCGAAGCTGAGGATGATCTCAGCAAACTTGCGGAGGCCCTGATCGGTGAACTTGGAGAGCGTCTGGATGAAGCTCTCAGCCAGCACGTCTCCGCTGGCCTCCTTGATCATGGTACGCCGTGTCTGGAGCTCGTCCTGGAGATGGGGGCCGAAGCGCTCCTTCTCCACGTAGTCCCAGATGCGGCTGTCGAGATCGACCTGCGCCTTCTTGCATAGTTCGAAGATGGCGTTGGCCTGGTTGAACCGCTCCTCCGGATCCATCTCCCGCAGGCTGCTCAGAAAATCATCCTGGGCGCGCTTGGTCATGGCCTGGATGGTCGGCTCCTGCATGATCTCCGAGGAGCTCTCGGAGGGCAGCTCGACGATCCAGGTTTCCGGTTGCGGGAAGTCCTGGTCGAGGGCCGAGGGCAGAGCGAGGCCGTGACGCTGGTGCGCGGTCTTCAGGAAGAATCCGGCGGTGTTCCGCAGATCTTCTGGCAGCTCGCGCGCTGCCGCGTTGAAATACTCTCCGGACAGACGTACGGCGAGCTTGTTGAACACAGGCCATTTGCGGACAGTGCCCTGGCGCGTGGCGATCTTGACCGTGAACATCTTGTCGGGGAGGGAGTGTACCTCCTCCGGCGCGTACAGCTTGTCGCCGAACAGCGACTGGGCTGTCAGGTTGGTCACGAAGTCCGGATCGTCGTAGAAGTCGAGGACTCTTCCGGCCAGCTTGAACATGGATCTTCTCCTAAACGGCGGCGGCTTCCACTGGGCCTACGCCCTGAGCCCCCTGTACTATTGGGGCAGCCTGTTGCTGCTGTCCCTGCGCGGCGGCCTGCTGAGCGGCTGCGGCCTGCTGAAGGGCTGCTTGCTGTGCAGCCTGCATCATGGCCATCTGCTCCTGCTGTTGCGCAGCGGCTGCGGCCTCGGGGGGCATCCCTCCGGCCTCAGCAGGAAGCCCTCCTGCTGCGGCAGCGGCAGCGGGGTTGGGTGACATCTCCTGGGTGGCGGCCATCTCGCCCTGCAGTCTTCCGAGCTCCTTCTGCTTGTCGATGAGCTGGATCCTCGTGCGCAGATTTTCCACCATCGCACGAAGCCGATCGTTCTCCATGCGGAGAGGATCGGTCTCCTCTTCGGCAAGCTCCTGCTCGCCCTGCAGGTCCTCGCGCAGATCCTTTTCCAGCTTCTGCGCATAGAGACTCACCAGCATGGGCATGTTCTCGGGCGGTTGCTGGAGCATCTGCGCCGCCAGTGCCTGCATGACGGGATTGCTGTCCAGGTCGGCGAGTTTCATGATGCCCCGGTGGAACAGGGTATGCTCACCCACAGCGGTTCCAACCGTATCGCCGAGGATTCGCAGCATTGCGCTATCCATGTCGTGACTCCGAAAAACACACGCCAGTTGTGGCAGAAGTATATCGTTGGAAGTATGCCCTTACGCAGGGCATTCGTCAATTTTATAGTCGCTACACCCGAGCGAAAGGAGGACGCGTCCTATGGTAAATCCTGGTCTCGGGCGGGTGGCGGAGGTGGCGCTCACCATCTTTGCAAAGGAGCTGGCCGACGGCCTCGTTCGACTTGTCGAAAAGAAGGTCAATGCCAAATCCAAGAAAAGACGGAGAGGTCGAAAACGATCACGGTAACTGCCTGATCGGCTACCTCCAAGATCCGACCCACCTGGGCGAGATGCGAAAGTATCTCGTCCTCGTGCGGAATGCGGCAAGGCCCCTGCAGCGACCCTCTTCGGAGGTAGTAGCGGCCGGAAGGGGGCGAGTACGTCCGCCCCCTTTTTTACGTGGTGATCGTCCAGACCACCACATCCTTTTCCTCGGGCGTGACGAGCTTATTGTAGAAGGCAAGCTCGGCCACCTGTCCGGCTGCGCCGTTCCTGAATTTTACGTCGAAGACGGTACCCGGAGAACCTCCTGGGCTGATGTCCGTAACCGAGACGAGGATGATATTCGTTCCGACGATCTCGGTGTTCTTGTCGTTGATGGGTGTGTTGGGATTCAGCGAGACAGAGAGGGTCTGCTCCACAGCTTCGGTGGTGTTGACCACGGACCAAAGTGTGGCCTTGTTGAGGATCTCGGGACCATTCGGGCTCTTGACCACGGTGAACATCCCAGCCTCGCTCTTCAGAAGATCGAGCACGCTGTTGTAGAAGTTCGCCTTGTACGTCAGGCCGAGGTTGCCGGTGGGCACCGAGCACTGCACCCGGACGAGGCTGCTGGTTGACCCCACGATGGTGCACGGCACTGTAGCGCTCGCCCCAATGGGCTGGCGATCCGGCTGCTCGCACACCAGGTCGATGGAGCGCACACTGCCGAAATCGTTCCCGCTGAACTCGACTTCCATCAGCTGGGCCGAGGTGAGGTCAGACGGTGACGCGCTAATGCTGCTCGGGATGAGGTCCAGCGGCCGGATGACCATGACATTCGTTCGCGAGAACGTACGCCCGGACGGCCGAGTGATCGACAGGTCGAGGGCCTGCCCTGGAGTCCCTGTGACATCCACGGTACCCTGCCACTCTCCCTTCGTCTGACGCGCAGAGTCCCAAGTCAGGTTTGCGGTTAGGGTCAGCGAGGGCGTCATGCCCACAGAGTAAGCGTCAGGCGGGTACAGGTTGTTGCCTACGAGACGAATTGTGCGGCTGACACCAGGGGTCGGCGGCGAGATCTCGACACCAACGATGGGGTCGGCCTCGGTCTCCACTGTAGCCCCGATGCTATCCGAGCTAGGCACCGGCGTCGGGTTGTCGATCTGAATGGTGAACGGGGTGCCTCCCGAGAGCTGTGCGAAGCTCACCTCGATCTCCATGGTCTGTCCGACGACAAGGTACGAGTCCAGCGTAGCCCCAGAAGCGATAGACGCCGTGGCTGCTGGATCGAGGTTGCTGCAGTACACGGTTGCCGGAACCGCACTGCGGCCCTCGACAGGGCGCTGCTGCGCCCACACAATGCGCTGGATCTCAACAGGGGCGTCGGCCACGTTCTGCGTCGTCCACGTGTAGGACGGTCCAGACGAGTTCGTGACCGTCAGAGTCACGGCGTCACCTGGTGTGGCCGTGGCAGGCATCGTGTACGTGGTGGTGGCATTGTCGGGATCCACCCACACAGTTGGGCCAAGAGGGATGATCGTCGAACCGGCGGTAGCAAAGATTTCGATGCCCGGGGCGAAGCTGTTCGTTCCTCCGGGGTCGCTGACGGTCAGGGTGCCCGTCGCGCCTGGATAGGTGCCGCCGCTCCAGGCATCCGTGGCAGATGGTGTAGGCTGGGCGACGATGGCTGGCGTGGTGTCCGAGGCTGTGGGGAAGCCCGGCTTGTCCATCTCCAGCAGGATGTCGTTCCCGGCCTGCCCGTAGTCCACGAAGACCTTGATCGTGGCGTCCGTCGGCGTGGGTATCTGGAGGTCCCAGAATCGGTTCATCGCGAAAGCTACCGGGGACCCACTGTTGTAGAACGGGAGGGTCCGGTACGTGGACTCCGGCAGACCAGTGCCACCGATCTCGATCGTGGTCACCTGGCCCTCGTAGGCTGGAGCGACCGGGCTGGTGGTCACGGAGGAAACGCCGATGGGTACGGCGTCCGGGTTGTACTGGACATTCCGGTACGGCGTCTGGTAGGCCCCATGCTCAGCGCGAAGCTCCACGTTGCCCGTAAGGCCGCCGCCGAGATCCGCGATAGTCACGTCAAGGGTAGCCTGCTCTGTGCTCGTGTAGCTGATGACCGAGTTCACCAAGTGCGGGGCCTGCATCTCGAAAGAGGTAGGCGTCGTGAAGGTGGCATCACGGAAGTTGTACCCGTGCACGTCGATCTGATAGGTGCCCGGAGCAGGCCACAGCGGGTCGGTCGAGGTAACCCAGTGGATCACCGGATCCGCCGGCACGATGGTCACGGTCTTCGCGCCGTAGGCCCCGTCGCGGTTGGCCACGCGAACCTCGAAGGTTGTTCCACTTCCTGGGGTCCCGACCTCACCACCCTCGACGTCATCGAGATCCAACAGCACCCGGTAGTGGTTGCTGGCGACGAACCACTTACGAAGGATGGAGAACCCGGACCCAGAGAACGTCAGGTCCGACCCAGGATCCACAGGATATGGAGGACCCAGCACAGGGTAGTCTGCGTTCTCGGTGTAGATGTCCAGGTACAGCAGCCGCCCTTCCAGAGCACCGGCGACTGTATTGCCCTCAGTGTCCGTCCAAGCCAGGGTCTTGACAACCGGCGTGGCATTCGTCCCCGTGACAGCTCCGGTCACGATGATCTGGTTGGCGGGGTCATACGTGGAGACGACGTCCAGATCGAAGGAAACCCCGTTGGTGTACTCGTCCAGATCATAGCTGACGGCGATGCTCGTGCCCGAATCGTTCACCTCGACATCGGTGACGGTAAGTCTGGGGTCCGAGGGAGTGACCGTGATGAGATCCTTCGGCGGCGCGTTGGACACCGGGAGATCCACGAGACCAGAGCCTCCCTCCGGATTGTCTGTGGGCACGAAGTCAGGGTCCAGCAGCACGGGCTGGCAGGGAATGATCTCGCCGGAGGAGATGCGGTACCCCGTGTCGCTCACGGCTGCGATGACAGTCTCGATGCGTGTGCCATCGCCATACACGTCCACCTCGGCACCAACGAGTGGTCCGGCTCCGCCACAGCAGGTGTCCACGGGATCCTCGTCATAGGGCCTCGGCGTATTGCCTGGATCAGACAGCGGAGGATTGGTCTCCTCCACGTTATCGTTCGAGTCCATGGTGAACCAGGACATCTCGGTGTCGATGACTGTGAGCGGCTTGATGTTCCAGGAGAAGCCGAAGCCGATGGAGCCGAAAGGAGGCTCGCCGAGCACGTTCACCAGGTAATTCTGAAGAGGGCCGAAATGCTGGGAGATGGTGTTGGGCGGCATTGTCCAGACAGGGGCGCGGTCTTTGTAGTACCAGAAACCGCCGTCCTTGGCCATGCTGAACTCGTGAATGCCACGAACGTAAGTCTCAGCCTGGGAGTAGGTTAGCCCCGTGATCACATCCTGCTGGTAGGGGAAGAATACCCCGTCCGTCTCCTCCACCACCGCCTGACGAGTTATCGTGAACACGCCGCCGTTGTTGGTGAGGATCAGGATGAACTTGACGCCACAAGCATGCACGAAAGGAGACGCGACACCCAGCTGGTGGGTGGACATGAGGGTCATGACCATCATGAAGCTGTCGTCGTCGTTGATCTGGTCAGCCGTGAATCGGGTGATCGCGAAGGTGCACCGCTGAGCAGTCGAGTGCGGAATCTGGGCCTTTACCACGGCCGAGTATCTTTCCACCAGGGGAGTGCCGAGGAGTAGCGGATCGATGAACATGAATGCCGATCGACCTGTAGTCTCCATGCGATCAACGGTGCTGTCGCTGGAGACGAGCCAGTCGTTCTGCCCGATCTTGGTCTTGGCTGCCGTGGTGAAGTTGTCGGTATAGTGGAGAGGCGGCTGTGGAGAAGCACTTCCTGCACCCGCGCCCCCGCCACCGCCGCCGCTGCCGGCCCCGCACAGACTGTCCGCGCAGTAGTTGTCTTCGACGAAGGTGAGGCGCGTATCCAGGCCGTCGATCTCGGACTCCAGGATAGGGTGTGTCCTGCTTCCGATGCTCGTGAGCTGCGTGTGGTCGAGTTGCGGACCCTGGCCCGGGGTTCCGTTGTGGATGTGCCCAGTGCCACCAGAGGTCGCGGCAGATACTCCGGAAAAGAGCGCATCGAGGGTGGCCCAGTTCTGGTTGACCGGACCGTCCCACACACCCAGGAGATCGCCGTTGTTCGGGCTATTGAGACTGATGTTTGGGGTCAGCATTACTCACCGTCAAATATTGTTGCGCAGGCGGATACGCTCCGTTGGGATACTACCAAGATCGGCTGTGTCTGCCTGAGGTACCGCGAACCGCAGCGCCGAGTGGACCTCGGGCATGTGGCACACCATCACCGAATCCTGGATCAGGTAAGCGCCAAACTTTCCGGCCGAGTCGGGAAACACGATGATCTCGTCGTCCCCGAGGTACCGGCCATGCACGAATTGCCCGGAGTCCCGGTCTGCCACGTAAAACTTTACATAGGCTTCGTTTGGGTAGGCGTCGTTCGGTTCACGCATGCGCCCTTGTACGAAACAAAGAGGCGCGCCGGTATCCTTCACCTGCTTGTAATTGTACACGTGGATGAGCTCGAACTTGTAGTCCGCGCCATCCTCGCCACCAGAAGCCACATGTACAGCGCGGTAGATGCGCCACTTGTAGTACCGCCGCTGGTATGGGTTGGAGATGTCGGTGTCCAGGAACTGGTTCGACAGGGAGCGCCCGAGAATGACCTCGGACGAACTTCCGAGCATCCCCTCGTAGATCTCCGCGATGTCCAGAGGAGTCAGAACCCCACTGAACATGATGCAGTGGCCGACGTCGCCGTAGATGTAGTGCGGATCGGCGTCGTGCTCGGCCCCGATCCTGAAATCGTAGGAAGCACCAACCGCTGTGACGATCGTGCTCACGTCGCCCCCGGTGTGCCGCACGCCATCGACGTACAGGTAGGCCATGCCGTCTCGATCGACGGTCACGCAGATGTTGTAGTAGCGTCCGACAGACAGCGGTGTCGTGCTCGTGAACAGAACCTGATTGGTACCATCACCCATATAGAAGGACGGGTAATACCGATCACCGATGCTCTCGATCCAGATGCCGTAGCCATTGGTCCCTTTGTCGCCCATCTTGCCCATGACGAAGGCAGTGGGGCCGTCGGCGTTTACTCGGAGCAGCACAGACATCGAGAAATCCTGTCCCGCGTCCATGGTGAGCTTCGAAGAGGCCGTCCACGCATAGCCGTTACCGTCGAGACGAATCGGATCGACCTGCGTGCCTTCCTGGATGAAGCGGCCGTTCACCAGTGTCAGGTTTGCTGCCGGCGTCTGCGAGTCCAGCAGATTACCGTTCAGCGACCAGTAGGCCAGGGTGTATCTGCCGGGGGTGTAGGACGGGATGAAGTCGTCGGTCGCGAACCTCTCGTCGATACGACGAATCTCGTAGAACAGAGGGTCCACAGAAGCTCGGGCCGACGCCATGACGTCGAGCGGTACAGGCCATGTGACGAGAACGCCGGTAGTCGAGTCCTTGGCAGCTGGCCGGAAGGAGACCACCTTCGTGGTGGTACCGATGCTCTCGGTCCCCCGGGTTGCGCTGTACCTGAGTGTGAGTGCCGTGCCTGGTGTCTTTGCCGGATCCTCGATGCTGTAGTCGTAGACCACGTAGACGACACCGCTCAGGAGGGTCGACTCTTGGACGACGTGGGCATCGCCCAGCACGAAGGTGTCCACCGTGGTGCCGAAGACATTCAGCACCTCGATGGTAAGGGTATTGACGGCAACTCCCCGGCCCGTTGCCGGGTCGGGGAAGCTGACGGACAGGTCGATGTGTCCGAGACTGGCCATTAGCTACTCGCTTGTTCTTCCAGACCGTAGTCCAGGATGTTGATCCTCGTTGGGTGCTTGATGGCGATATCCCCGGAAAGTAGGAACTCCACGGGATACTGGTTCGCCCCGCTCAGCACATCGGTGATCTCGGCCACCTCGCTCGGGAGGTAGGCTCGCGGCGAGTAAGTGGGGAACCGAACCTGCACCGTACCGCTCTGCCCGATGACACCGCCGGTCACGTAGTCCATGAGGAGCGTGTTGAGCTGCACCGCGTTCTGAACCAGGGCCGTGTCAATGACGGCTCCGGAGACCACGCAGTCATTCCGAAAGCCGGTCGAGGGATCGAAGAATCCCAGGCGGCTGTCGGTGCTGTATTTGTCCACGCAGAAGGAGTAGCCGTCGGCAGGCTGTGTTCCTGTGCTGCGTGTCTCGGTGTGGACGAGGCGTGCCTCTTCCCAGACACCCGGCTGGTGCACCCAGATCTGGTAGCCGTTGAGGGTGAACACGAACGCGATGTGGATCGGGTACTGACGCGTGGTGTCCGTGGGATGGCTGGCGAGCCACGAGCTGTTCGGGATGTCGATGAACTGGCCGTTCGTGCCGCCACGCACCACCTGGATCCGTCCTGGACGGAAGCGCAGGTAGGTGGAGTTGTCCGGCACCTGGGTGACCAGGTACTTCAGCGTCCACGTCGTGGGCGTCACCACGTTGTTGACCGTGAAGGCATACTCCTGCAAACCAGCCACCCACTCGATGTTGTCGGTCATGATGAACTTCGAGTGCCATAGCGCGCCGACGGTACCCATGATCGCAGGCTTGTAGATCACGCCGTCGGTGTCGTAGCCGAGTGTTGCCGGAGGTCCATCGAGCAGGATGCAGTCGCGGCTCAGATACGAGCCCTCACTGACCGCAGACCCAATAGCGGCCCACTTGGTGGTGTCCAGGGAAGTGTCGTCGAGCGGGTCGACCACAGCCGGTTTCACGCCAAACTCGCCGGGCAGCGTAGCCGTCCCCAGCGCGTCGACGAGGTATTTCTGGACTTCGCCGTTGGCCACTGTGGCCCCGGTAAAGTTGACCAGTGCATCTCTGACTCGTGCCATTGTCAGCCTCCACCGTGACAACTCCATGAGTGGTCACGCTTACTCGTGGTAGATTACGATTTCCATCCCATCCATTGTGATCATCCTGCCCGAGTTGTTCATGAGCCGCAGCGTCGATGCACTCGGGAAGGTGAAGTCTTTGGTCGCGCCGTAGGTGAGCTTCGCCCCGTTCATGTAGACGAACGCGCGCTCGTTCTGCCCGGAGGCAGCCACGGGGTTGGCCAGGGAGAGGTCTTTCGGGGTCCCCGGCGTGCCGTTGCCGACGATGGCCAGCACCTCGTAGTTGGCCCACGGCCATGTGGTGCTTGTCGCGAGCGACACCTGCACACGGCCACTGCCAAGATTCGTCACGGCAAAGTTGGAGCCGAACCGGATGATGTTGGTGCCTGGGAACGGCGTCGGTACGCTATCCTCGACCGTGATGGTGGCCCCAGCGGAGATGCCGTTGATCACATCCTGCAGGGTCTGGCCAACGTAGCGGTAGCCCTTGACCCAGAACGGTGCGACCTTGTTGTGCGGGGCGACGGTCGGGTCCGTCTCAAACGTGAGGATGCCGGCCTGAGGATCGAAGACCCAGCCGACTGCGTCGGACGGCAGAATCTGTCCAGTAGTCAGGTTGGGGCCGTTGTTGCCGGTGCCGTCAGAGTCCTCGTACAGCTCCAGCTCCCAGGCCGCGCCGTATTTGCCGGGAATCCAGTTCTCCAGGCGTGGATCCTGGTCGTCGCCCCAGTAGGGCGAGACGGGATCGAGGGTGGCAAGCCAGCTCATGTTGGGATTGGCCGCTGTCGTGTTGGGCGTCAGCCTCCATGTCCCCTGCGCCCCTGCGCCTGCAGGGTACTGCTGGTACACCTCCACGACAGACGTGTCGGCAGTGGGCGGGGTGCCTGGAAGAGCATCACCCCAGATCTCCGTGGGATTGAAGATGGGGCGGCTGGCCAGTGGAGCGAAAGGCGAGAACGCTTCGCGCTCCTCCATGACGCGCTTGGTCACGTCCGTCGATCCGTACCCGAGTACGATCTTCGTGGCCAGCGACAGGTACTGCTTTTCTTTGTCAGTCAGCGGCATCGCTAAACTCCCTATCCAATTTCACTGATGCGGTAGATGACCGGTGAGGAAGCCCGGTAGGTCACCCGCAGAATGATCATCTCGCCCGCGTGCCTCGTGCTGAGGCCGTTGCCTGTCCAGTCGATCTCCACCGCGTTCTGTCCGCTCACGGTGGTGTCCCGGATGATACCGAAAAGCGCACCGTCACCGTCATTGTAGGTGCCGGTGGCGAGCTTCGTCAGGTCCATCCAGCCAGAGAAGAAACCGGTCCTGCGCCCGGGAAACTTGATCTCAAGATTCACATCGCCCGTCGCAGTACCTCCACCGCCCAGGTACGACAGGCCAAGCTGCGACGACTGGATGCCGACGATCTGCAAGGTGCCATTCGTCCTGGAGAGGTCCTCGAACTTGATCGCCCGGTAGAAGGTGGCCGCGCCAGTTGATCCAAAGTCGGTACTGTAGTCGCGGCCCGTCTCCTGTGCTGGGGCGAAGCTGCCCGAGGTATAGTCGTACTGCGGCCAGATAAGAGCACCCTCCCACGGCTGGCCCGTGGGGTTGGCGTCGGGAACCACCTGGAGGTCGCCAGCCTTTCCGCCGCCATCGCCCCAGGGAGTGGTGCCGTAGCCGAGGGGACGGGAAGAATCCCAGCCAAAGCCGTCCTTCCCCATCCTTGGGAACGCCGGGAAGTCTGGGCCACCCCATCGCGGATCGTACGCATTGATGCGGTAAACCTCGTCTTCGAAGTTCTCGAAGAGGTCGGTCGTCCCCGCCTTCCCGAGGGTGTAGATCACATCGTCGCCGGCGGCCGTGACGAGCTTGTTGGCCTTGGTCACGGTAGCCGAGTCGCAGGGGCGCGTGTGGTTGAGCTCCAGGTACGGCTGCGGCCCCGAGTGAGCAACGGAGTAGTCTTTCACGGGCCGTCCTGTGGGGTAGTCCGTGAAGACCGGATCGTCCGTGGTATCTGGGGGCGTCGAGACACCGGTCACGTGCGCGTCGCTCCAGCGAAGGTCCGTCCACGGCTGCCATCCAGCGGGGCTATTCACGCGCACCTGGAAAGGCGAGCTGTAGTACGTGACCTCGAAGAGATCGTTGGCCGTGAAGGTGATCAGGAGCTCGTTGTCGCCGGAGTAGTATTTGACGCCGGAAAGCCAGTCGATCTTCCCGGGGGCATCGCCCCAGATGTCCGACGGAAGCGCGGGGCCTCCGGCCGTGGGAACGGCGCTGTCGAGGAAGACCTTGAACTTGGCCGAGGTGTACGTGGCGACGGCCGAGTTGTCGACATGCTTCAGCTCAAAGTAGTTGTAGCCGATGTTCAGGAGCGGGGCCACGGTCGCATCGGAAGGGTCCACAAGGCCCTTGAGCCGGATCGCGTCGTTTGTCCCGGTGACGCTACGGACACTGGTGATGTCCATGTAGCCACCTGGCGATGGGCCAGTCGCGGGGTTGGCTGTAGTGAGGGTCCACGTCTCCAGCAAGCTGCCGTTGAGGTAGATCTCCAGGTCGTCCGCTGTTCCGGCGGTGCCTTCGACGGGACCAAACTCCAGCGCCGTCTCGAACTCCATGGCAACGCTGCCGGCGATGTTGGTCGCGTCGTTGTAGACGTACGGAGCCTCAGAGCCTGCGTCGTAGACGCCCGTCTCATAGACGACACCGATCGGTGATCCAGAGGAGTCGTCGGCCAGATAGCCGCGCTCCCGTGTGATCCCGGCGACCTCGACCAGATCCACGTTGTCGAGATCCTGGACGATCGGGGTACCTCCGGCGAGCACGAGCATTGCTTCGTTGATGCGGTCGACAGTCTCGACCACGGAGGCCCGGGGATCCAGCGGGATGTAGCCGTCGGCAAACCCATCGCCAGGTGTCCCGAGGACCAGATCCTCGCCCGTGTGGCCGTGGAGGCGCGTTAGCTGCGTCGAGATGAGTTCCAGGAACTTGGAGTAGTCGTCGCGTGAGATGAGGCCCTTGGAGTGGACAGGCTCTTGTGTCGGATCTCCGGGAGGGACCTGCACGGGGATGACCGTCTTGATCGTGAGCTTCTGCTCGTCCACCTCTGTCTCGATCTCGATGAACTCCCCGTCCACGAGATCCAGGTCGCCCGCGCCATCCGGCGTGATTCCGTTGAGGGATCGGATGGCCGTAGAGGCGATCCGGATGACGTGTGCCGTCGGATCCGCATCGAGATCGATCCCATCCTGACCCTGCAGCTCGATCTGCTGGTCGGCATTCACAGGAACAACGTCATTGCCGACCTTCAGGGCGTGCAGGTAGGGCGCTGTCTTGATGAGGGCGATGACATCCGCGTCGACCTCGCCAAGAACATTCCCGAACTTGATGAGGGCCTCGGGGCTGAGATCGTGCAGCTCCTGGCGCACACCGGATCGCATGCTCCAGGGTGGTACAGGCGTGCGGCTGTGCGGATTAGGCACGAACTCCACCGTGAAGGTGAGCCCATACCCGATAGTGCCGCCTACCGCGTTCTTGCCCGTGTGGAAGCCGTCGGAGTCCGACTGGTACGCGAGCGTATTGGGATCGATCTCGATGCCATCGGCATCCTCAATCTTGACGATCACGAGAGGGTTGCCGTCCCCGTCGTGCGGCTCGTCATCGGAATCTCCGTCAACGAGCTTGAACCACTGCCGAGCGGTGGTGGCGTCGGTCTCGCCAGTGCGACCGATGAAGAAGCCCGTTGACGGGGTCAGCGTGTACTCGACCTGGTACGTCCCGGCTCCTGGGGTGACGGCAGAGATGTTCCACTTCGTCGGATCGGCGAAGTAGAGTAGGTCCGACGTGATGGCGTTGATGACGCTTCGCAGATCAGTGTCGGTCGCAGTCGAGTAGGGGTAGATACCCGTCCAGGCGTCGACAAGAATGTCGCGATCCAGATGCACGAAGTTGGTGGCTACGGCCGAGACAACGTCCCGGAAGAAATGCAGCTCGACCTTCTCCCTGTCTGCCCCGGACACGAGATACTGCTCGATGAGGGTCTTGAGCCTCGGATCGAGCAGGAATTGGTGTGTGCGGCTGAAGCCGTACGGCTCTACCGCGATGCTGACATCGACGGTTACCTTGGTCAGCGACCCGTCTGTGACCTCCACCCGGAAAGAGTGCGTCCCCACTTCCGTTTCGGCAATGGAGCCAGCACTGGCCTGAAGCGTGTCCCCTGAGAGGACGATGCCTGTTGGAGGAGTGCCGTAGCCAGGAACGATTGCCCAGACGTAAGGCAGAGAACCACCAAGGGCCTGCAGCTTAAAGCTGTATGGCTGGGTCGCCATCGCCAGCGGAAGGCTCTGTGAGACGATTGTGAGAGGATCCATCCAGAAGCTCCGGTTGTTGACGAAGCGCTTCGGCTATCTTGGTGCCTACAAGCAGGATAGGCTGGCCCCTGACACCTTCAACCGCTGGGAGCTTCAAAGTAGGGTACCCAGGGATTGCGGACATCTCGACCAGCGTCGGTTTCCTGATCACCATCTGTATACCGCGCCTATTGAGTAAATCAACGATCTCGGGCAAGACGCGCTCGCAGTGCGGACACCGGTCGCTGTAGTAAAAGACAGGCCGATCCATCAGATCTTCTCACAGAATCTGACTGTGAAGTATGGGGGCAGCGTGGCGATATGGTTCGACTGGAAGGCGTGTCTGTGAGGATTACGCCAGATGTCGCCGTCGCTCGGCGGGCTGCTTGGGTCGCTGTCCTCGTTTGAGCCGCCAGGGAGTACCAAGTTCTGGACGGTCTGGCGCTTGAACTTCGCGATATCGCTTACGTTCGTGATGACCGGAATTCTCGGGACCGCATCCTTATCGGTGAAGCCGACATTGTAGTCATTGCTGGCCGCGATGATGGACTGCTTTCTGTTGGCCGGGGTCTCGCCGTAAGGCGTCTCGGGATCCCCGCAGTCATTGAAGTCCACGGTACGCAAGCGCCGAATGGAATCCGGCCCCTGGCTGAGCCAGCTGTCCGCCGTCTCGCCGAAGAGGCTCGTCTTCTGATGGGCAAAGTGTTCGTTGTCACCAAGGAACTCACTGGTCGCTGGCTCCTTGATGGCGAAGGCATTCTCGTAGGGATCCAGCGGGTTGTTCTCGTCTGCAGTCTCCGCCTTCTGCTTGATGTCGGGATACTCCTGCGTGCCCCCGTTCATCACGTTCGGGTCCCCGTAGACCTGATAGAGGAAGCTGTCGTCGGCTCCCTCTACCTCACGGAAACCTGGTGGGCAGTTCTCGCCCGTCCACAGGATGACCGCTCCGCGCGGAAGCAGTACGTCACCGATCGCTTCGGAGTACGGGAGGTCGAGGGTGTATGCGCCCAGCGCAAAGACGAATCCGCTGAGACCAACAGACTCTCCACGATCACCGGACACCTTGATGCGGAAAATGACTGTGCTCAGGCCGAGGGGACACTCCTCCACTTCTTGTGTGATGCGCCGGTACGCGCCCACGTTGCTGGAGAAGTATGGCACCCCGGCCCGGGTCTCGGACCCAAAGTCGATCTCCGTCTCGATCTTCACCTCGCCGTCGATCCGATAAGCAGAGTAGGCTGCGGTGGCGGGCATCCCCCGGAACTGGTTGACGACCTCGATCTCCTGCTCCAGGGTGATCGTCCCCGTCTTGAAGAAACTCACCCGGAGAAACCGCCCACTATCAAACGAGCGAAACCGCAGACCCGTGCGACTGTTCATCGGGTCGAGATCCACACTCCCGACGGCATCTTCGCTGCCGGACACTGCCCAGTTGGCCAGGAAGCGCTCTTCCCTCGCCGAACCGATGGTCCGCGAGAGGTCCTCTGGTGTGAGGACATCGGCTACGGTCATCGCCGGCCGTGTCTCGGTCAACCGCAAGCTGTCGTAAGAGCGAGCGCTCGTGTAGCGGGGGACGCGCACCAGATTACCGTTCTTCAGCCAGTTGTTGGTGTGCGCTCGACCAGATTGTGAGATGAAGTCTGTCATAGCTTGATGCACATGAGTACGCCACGACCCTTTGGTCGCGAGTAGCCACCCGCGCCGAGATAGTCATGGCCGTGGTTCACAGCCACTGGAGGCCTATCTGCTTCGTCCTGCGTCTGAACAACCTGAGCAGCTACTCCGGAAATGATCTCCACGTCGCTGGACGGCTCGACCTTGTGGTTATGCTCCGGCGCGCCGGTGCCCGTCTTCCCGGATTCGGAAGACGTGTTCTTGACGTAGCCAGTATTCAGTATACGCATGACCGACGAATTGCCACCATCCTTCACGCGCTGAAGAGCCACACTCCAGTCTCCTTGGAGATCGATCTCGACCTGCTCCGACTGCTTGTTATCAGGAACTGCCTGCACAGGCGGCAACGGTTCGCCGTGCTCTGTGGGGTCGTACATCCGCAACGTGCTCACGTTACGCATAATGTCTCGGACAGAGCTGATAAGTGTAGCAATGCCTAGAGGAGACGGCACGATTGACCAGATGTTAAAGCGCCCATAGAGCGTCTCGTAGGACGAAGGATAAGACTTCGTCTGCCAGTCAACCTCTTCCGCAACGAAACCGCCAGACACACGAACCGCGCCGATCACAGGGAAGAACTGACCATCCATGGGCTCGCGGGCATCCTTGTCCGGTATGAGCTGCAGGATCTGCCCAGGCACGATGAGGTTTTTCAGAAGACCCACCTCGACAAAGGCGTACCGCTGCGGCCGGGGCGGAGGCGCTGGGAGGCGCGCACGGAACCAGGTCTGCTTACGGCCAGTAAACGGGTTTCTGACCTGTAGCTTCATCACCGGAGGGTTGGGCGGCGGCCGCATTATCACGGCCATGAGGTTCTTGTAGTTTGACCAGGGGTTGTACCCGCAGCCGGTGTTCACGGCCAGGGTGAAGTCCGAGGTTGTGGGGACCTCGAACTTGACCGTAGTGACATCCGACCCGTAGTTGTACGTCACCTCCATCTTCTCGAAGATATCCTTTGGAATATCCTCGACGACGTTTGAAGGAGTGTCTCCGTCCGAAGCCTCCCCTAGAACACGCTTCCACCCTGGAGGGCAGACGGTGCCACCGATGAATGGAACCACGGTTCCCTTAGGGATCACGCCGCCGTCAGGCGCTGTGTTGTACTCCAGGGTATCGAAGTCCAGGCTTGTCTGCTGGTCATCGGAAGGAACGGTTTCGGTCAGGTCTCCCTTGAACATGGCGACGTGGCCGACTCGAAGAGAGGCAGATCCGGATTTCTCAAAAGCGATGACCGGGAGCCCCGGAATAGGGACAGCCCGATCAGCCTGAATTTTGTAGACGCGGCGTTTCCAAAGAGATGCAGGCGTCGTGGCGTCGAACTCTCTGACGAAGGTGGCATCGATCTTGTCGATCACCAAGTCCGAGCGTCGCAGAGACTCGCCCGTGTGGCTCCCCTCCTCCTTGACGAACTGAAGGGAGGGCGTCCACGAGGTCCAGTTGTTCGAAGAGAAAACTAGTGTCATGTTGTACCGAACAGCCGGTATCGTGAGCTCGGCGCTACAGATCACCTGAGCGGAAACGGCCCAAGAGGTAACGGCAACAAACTGGCCAGTGGAAGTTTCCGGCAACGAGTTGGTCGACAGCTGGACTGACACGATCTGAACGCTGGGATCGGAGCTATCCGGCGAGATGCCGATGATCTGGCCGTAGGACCTCGCCGGACTCGTAGTGACGAAATAGTCCCCGACAGAGACCCCCTTCACCGTGAGGTCCCCGAACACCCGCAGTGTAACCGAGGTAGCTCCGGAATCCCGGTTGTAGAGGATCCCTGACACATCACCGGGGGCTGCCTTGATCTGCAGCGAGCCGCTTTGAGGAACGATCCGGATCGATGTGTCTTCGACACGGTCAACCGTGTAATAGCCGGAGTGAGCAGAATCCGTGGCGTCGAGGACGACAGTCGAGCCCTGCTCTGGGGCCTTCTTCACATAGAAATAGATCGTCCCGTCGCCGTCAGCGACAGTGGTGTCCACCCCGAAGCTCCGCGAGAAATCACCTGGCTGCGTGACCTCCTGCGTGACCTGCAACGTGATCTCCGAAGACCCGTCCGGAATATAGGCGAGTTTCGTGCCCACCGGCATCGGGACGGCAGAGTCCAGGCCGAAGACCAACACCCCGCCGCTGACGGTAGCCTCGTACGGTGTGCCGTAGTCCAGGGACTCGACGTGAAACGTGCCGGATGCAGCGGTGATCCTGAGAGCCGTAGAGCTCACAGGGAAGGCCACTACGTTGGGCAGGTATCTCCGCAGGGGGTACTCGAAAAGATCGTTGCGGCTGATCCAGCATCCGGCCGTATGGTTCGTGAGCATCCCGTACTTGGGTGTCCCGTCCGCAACGTTGCTGTCGCTATCCTGGTAATACTGCTCATGGAGAGCCACCGGCTCGACAGGCGTTCCAGATCCGTAGAACCGCCAGTAGGCGAGCCCTTGGCAGAACGTGCCGTTGGGGATCAGAGAGTCGGCGCTGTCGATTGCCTGCACTGTGCTCATACGCGCTTACAAAGCAGATACCCTCGGTAGTTGGGCTCTGTGTTGTCCTCTCCAGAGTCATCAATGATCGGGTGCTCGTGGCCAACGGCGGTGTCGCCCCGAGACTCATCCCACTCGTTCAGGCCCGGGATGCCCGTGGCATCTCCGCTATCCAGCAGCGATCTCCTGGGCCACGAGCTTTTGGGGTACATGCTCTGCACCAGGTCATGCTCGTGCTTCAATGCACCGCCTGTCTGCCCCGGCTCGCCCTCTCTAGGATACGTTTCGTCGGGCGATACCTCAACGAAACCGGGGGGACAGCGGAGACCAAGGGTCATGACGATCGCTCCTCGTGGGAAGGCATGGGCAGCGGGATCTCCCGTATACGGGAGGTCGTCGTAGGCCCCGGCTGCCAGCATGATGTTGCCCACGTGTGCCTCAACGGCCTGGGCGCTTCCTCGTCGTTGAACCTGAACGCCGATAGCCACCAACTTGGCGGTGCCGACGGGTACAACGCCGGAGTATCTGCGCCACGAATTGCTGGAGAAAAGTGCGTCAAGCTCCATGTACTGCGGGTCTGCCAAACCCTCTGCGTCTGCTGTCTGATAGGCAATGCCAAGGGATATTTCCCCCTGTGGCACCCGGATAGCAAAAGAGAGGGAGAAGTCTCCCTGGTACAGGAGGTTCGGCTCCAACGACCGGTAGTTGTACGGCTCCAGCTCGGACGTGCCAGAGGTCACGGGTAGCTCGGAATCAAAAGTAGCGTTCGCGCTGTTGAAGTCTTGCGTCAAAGAGATCGGATCGGGCTGGGGCAGGGAGAGCCTGAAGTAGTTGAACGGAGCGCCGGGAGACGCCGGAGTTTCGCCGAAGACGTGGGACCAGGAATTCTCCAGGATCGGCGCATTCTTCGTAGCCCCGGCCACTGTGTAGAAGGCAGGGAACGGGTTCACGTCGTCCTGGAAATCCAGGCCGCCGTTCCTGAAAAGGTTCGGGATGCTGAACGCATCCCCGAGGTATCTGCTGATGCCCATCTAGGTCTTCCGTTCCAGCTCGTCCACAAAGGCCATGAAAAAGGCCCCGACTTTCTTCATCTTTGGTTGTCCGGTCCTGATGTTCAGATTGGGGCGAGTAACGCTTTCGCCGGCTTTGCTGCCGACGATGGTCTTCATACCACCGCCTGAGAGAATCCTCTTGCCTCCCCCAGCCACGCGCTGAGCCTTCGGGACGTACTTACCCATCGCCATCGAACCCCGGAGACTCTTCGTCACCGAGCCCCACCCCATTGCCTTCTTCTCCAGCCGCTGTTCCATCTTCTTGAGTGCAGGATAGTACCCCGCGTGTTCCGCCTGGTGATCGAGAGTAATCTTGCGCGCGATGAGGGGGTTCGGTGTGTGCTCCTTCTCCACTTTTGTCCCCTCGGCCACCATCTTGGGTGTCACGCCGGAGGGTACCTTCCCCTTCGATTCCCCTTTGTTGATGATGTCCGAGAGAATTTTGTAGGCCACCTGCTCAGCCTTATGCTTGTTCAGTCCCTGACTCTCGGCCCACTCGTGAAATTGCTCGTCCGTGGGCTTGGGGTGCTTGTCGAGGAACTTGATGACCTGCTCCTCGGACGGGGTCCTGCCGCCCGCTGCCTCGGCCCCATTGGCCATCTTGTCGATCTCGTCCACGAAAGCGTGGGAGAGCTTCTTGAGGATCCCTGCCGTCCGGACGCGCTCGACGCGTTCGATGCCTACCCCTGTTGGGTCCTTGACGACGGTCCTCTTCGTGACCTTCCAGCCTTCATGTCGGCGAGAGTTCTTCTTGACCATGTGACCACTCCTGGAGTTGTCAGCCTACTTCGGCTGGATGTTGAGATTGAGGTTGTCCGTGAGACGGAGCAACGCGCGACGACCATTCGGAGAGCGAAGAAGGATGCCGTCGCCGTCACCAAGCAGCTCGACGGCGATGTTGTCGCCCTGGTTGTCGATGATCTGCCGGTTCGAGATCGCTGCCGGGGTGGCCGTGTGAGGCACCATGAAGAGGACGACGTCCGTCGTGGCAAAGTTGTAGAGCCGAACAACGTCCGGGGAGACTTCGTCGAAAAAGTGGAAGCTTGGGTTGGACAGGTCGAAGCCAATGGGGAAGTTGGATCCGGTCTTGTTGCGGGCAATGGAGACGTCCTGCGCGTTGGGGACTATCTGACCGTACCCTGAGGTCGTCCCTACCTGGTAGACCTGGAGCTGCTTGACGCCGACCAGGTACCGGAAGTCCAGCGTGACGTCAAGGTAGCCTGACCCGACCACGATGCGGCCGGAAGAGTCTGCCAGACTCACGAACTGAGCCTTCCCGGCCTCAGCCGAGGCGAACCGGTGGAGGTCGCCCTCCGTGGGGATCTTCTGGTAGAAGCCGGAAATGGCTTCGTTATCGACCTTCACTTGCTGGATGATAGGCATCTATGGCTCCTTATGTCGCTGCCCCTGCGAGCTCACGCTCACGCGGAGCCTCGGCCCGGGGCCGCTCTCTACGACGAGGGGTCGGCGCGGGGGCTTCAGGGGTACGCTCAGACTGCTGGGGAGCGCGGGACTCCCTGGGAGCGCTGGGCGGTACTGGTGTAGCCTTCTCAGTCTTCTTACGGTATCTCCCGAGGCCAAGTTTCTTCTTGATCCCCTTGATGGCCCGCTTCGTCTTGGAGGGCTTGATGGCGTTGCCGAAATTCTTTCTGTACATGCTGGCCTTGCGCTGAAGATCATCACGCGCACCCGTCAGGGCGGCGTACGGCTGCATCTGCTTGATCAGCCTCTTCTTCTGGGAAAGGGCTTTCTCCTTTAGCTCTTTAGGAAGCTTCTTCAGTGCCTCTTCAGGATACTTGGCATTGAGCTTCTTCAATGCCTCCTGCGCGGCATGATACTGCGGCCTTGCATCGACCAAGGCGTTCTCGATCTTCCTCACTTTCTCCTCGTACCGCCCGATTCGGCGACGGTTTTTTCGATTGCGTTTGATCGTCTTAATCGGGTGCCGAACTTTGTCGTACAGCGATCGCGCTTTACGGCCCACGGTCATGCGCGTGTAGCCTTTGGCGACAACAGGCTTCGTGCCTCCGTACCAGGTCTTCCTGGTCCCGATTACTTGTCCGGCGGCATGCCTCGGAGTGGCCTTTCTGGGACCGTACGGGATCGCGCCGATAGCCCTGAAAGGAGCCTTGGCTCCCCACTTGGCCGCCGCCGCTCCGGCGTCGATGAGGAGCGGAGCGATTGCTCCCTTCTCCATCTCGTCGTCGAAAGCCGCCCAGAAGACGTCGTTGTACGTGCCATCACACGAGGCGATCTTCTCCAGCTCGTCGGTGAAGGCCGCGAGAAATGCGTCGTTGTTCATACTGTTACCCCACAACTGGGTAGAGGACAAATGTCTCCCACTCCAGATCTATTTTAGTGAGTCCGGACGAAATGGCACGTCCGTTCACCACGAAACCGTTCTGGTCGGAGGTGAAGGTGATCTGATCCACGTTCTGTGACCGGTTTGCGGTGTCGCCAGAAACGAGCTGCGTGACCAGCGCAGCGTCCTTGGACAGACCCATGTGCTTGGTAGCCCCGAACTGCACGCTGGCCGAGACGTCGTCGCCTTCGATGAGGCGAGCTGTCGCTGTGACGCGCCCACGCTCGTAGTAGCCCTTGAGCATGTCCAGCGACTGGATCGAAGAGGTGTACGGGAGAACCTTGAACACGCCACGCGCCGCCCGAGCATCCCAGACGTAAATCTCGGAGTCTCCATTTGTCTGAGGGAACATCAGGATGAGTCCGACAGCGTAGGTGCTCTCGGAGATTGCGGTATCGCTGACCACCAAGAGAGTGCCCGACGAGCTGGCGGCCCCGGTCTGCGTGATCGAACCTTGCAACTCGAAGGTGCCAGCCTCGTCCCGGCTGTAGAAGGCGATGCCAATACCGATGCCGGTCCGGTCAGATGCCTGGAAGTCGATGGCGAAGGTGACGCGCTCGCCGATCATCTCGGCAGCCACAGGCACCCGGTACTCCAGGTGGTTCGTCCTGACCGTGGTATCACCCTGGGAGGCCTCACCCTCCCACAGCAACGCGGTGTCGACCGCGTTGTCGATGCCTGCCCCAAGCGCGTCCTCGCTGAGGATCACTCGGCTGATCTGTCGCGTCGAAGAGCCGTACTCAATACGAGTGAACTGCCAGCCATCAGCTGCAAAGACGTCCTTCCCGGCGTCGATGTCCTGGGCATCGGACGTGGTGAGGTAGTCCACACGTTCCGGTCCGTAGCAGTCAGGCCGGTAGTCGTTCTTGTCGTTCCGACTCCACCAGTGGAAGTTTCCGTTGGCGATCAGGTTGGGCGTGGCATTGATGAGGTTCTGGATCCCCAGCTCGCCGACCACCTTCAGGTTCAGCGTCTCGGCGTCCAGGTTCATGTAGAGGCCGTAGCTGAAGATCTTCTGGACCGCGCTGATCAGGAACGAGTCCTTCGGAACGCGGAACTTCAGATAGAGGCGACCACCACCCCCGGCCGGGATAGAGATCAGGGAGTTCACAGAGAACCGCTGATCCGTAAAGCCGGTGTATTCGCTGACAAGGGAATACTCGAAAGAGAAGTTCGGGATCGTCGTGTCCGCGAACACCATGAAGTGCTCGACGTTGGTGAGCGGTGTGCCGCCGAGAAGATTCTTGGTCACGACGGTCACATCTTCGTCTGGGTCGTCCACGCCAAGCCACTCGAAGGTGAGGCTCGTGTCCGCCCGATTGATGCTGACGCTCAGGTTGGTGTCGACGCCGGTCGGCCCTGCCACGGTGGACAGGTCGATGAGATCGGTGTTCTCGAACACGTCGACGCGCAGGTAGTTGAACACACTGTTCCCGAGCAGGTCCTGATAGATGTCCTGCTCGAAAGCAGGAGTCAGGTGCCGTGCGAACGGAAACCGCACATCGCTCAGGCCCACGAGACGCACATCTCCACCGCTCTTGTACCCTTCCCCAATAGCCAAGGGCAGGATTTCCGTGCCGTAGCCGGAGAGGGAGTCAGGGTCTGAGGACTCGCTGACCACGCTCACGAGCTTGTCGTCCGAGATGCCGAAGAGGAAATACCGTGTCTCCTTCTCCGACATGCCTGTGCCGTCGATCTCGTCCGAGTAGGCCCCGGTGAACCGAATGATCGACGTCTGATTCGAGTTGGGGAAGACCCCGGGATAGACGTAGATGCGCTTCGGGTTCGAGAAGTCGATGGCGGGCTTGAGCGCAGCGATGTCCGTCGACAGCGTGTAGTCCGCCTCTTCGATGTTGTGGATGTCGGTCTGGTCGATCCGAATCTGGGCGACGCCCCCTGTGGCCAGCTGTGGGCGCACCGTCACGTGCCCGAGCACCACCTGGTTGCCTGTGGGTTCTGGGGCTACCGGATCCGTATTGATGTCGAGCTGATTGCGCCCCCGAAGAACCAGATACTCTGCCGGGCGCTGGGTGTCGGTGGTGAAGGTGTAGTCGCAGACGACGGTATCGATCCGAGTAAGGAGAGAATCCGCCGGGTCGATCTTGACGGCGTTCACAACGTCCGTGGTCTCTTCGACGATGACACCCTCGGGAGTCACCAGTACGGAGCGCGGCGCGTCCGCCTTCGCGATGTCGAGACGGTCACGATAGCCCGGGTTCACCCGAAGCTTGAAGCCCGAGTAGACGCCGGCACGCACGGTCTCGACGAACCGCTGGTTGTGGATCCGGGCCGTATCCAGCCCATGGTATCTATGAACTACGTTTTGCATTCGCCGCACTCCTTAGTGTCTTGAGACCGCGCAGCCCTTCCTTGATGCCAAGGTAGGCACCGAGAGCTGCCGGGGCCACACGCCCGTAGTGAAAGCCTCGCTCGTAGGATCCAAGCGCCTTCTCTTTCAGCTTCTTCGCTTTCGTATGTTTCCAGGCTCGCTCCTCTCGTTCCATGACGAGCTTGCGATACGTCGGCTTCCACACACTCGCCAACATGGACTTCAGGATACCTGGCTTTTTCCACGGACGCTTGGCAAAGTCCCGGACGTGGCCGAGCTCATGCTCGACGACGTGCTTGTGGATCTTGGGCGGGATGACGATGATGTCGCGCCCCTGGGCGGGTAGAACGAAGGCGTTCGTACCGTGCTCCAGCACTTGTTTCGCCATCTTGCGGATCATGCTCTTCTCAAGCGTCGAGAAGTCGGTTCGCTTGAGGGGTCGTTCTAGCTGACTGAACTTGGTGACGACGACAGGGGGCTCCTTCAGGGGCTTCTTCTTGAGAAGCACTGCTAGCCACGCTCTTGCGTCTACACGCTCGGCCCCACGCCCCTCCAGGTCCTTCTTGGTGACTGTTGGCAGAGAGCGTCCCTTGAAGAAGTCGTAGACGGCAAGACCGCCAAACAGGCCGCCAATGCCGAGACCTACGGCGGCTTCAACCGCGCCGGGAGCCAGCGCCTCCTTCACAAACCCTCTGTAGAACGCCTCGTTCACTTCTTCCTCCGCAGGGACTTCTTGAGCTCGCGCCATGCCGTAGACTTGCGCCCTTTTGCGAGGTCCGCCAGAAGGAACCTGGCCACTTCTTTGGTGCGCGGGACCAGTCTAGGTCGCGTCGTTCCTGTCACAGAAAACATGCGACGCAACGGTCCTGAGCCTTTGGGAGCCCAGTACACGTTATCACGGAGCCACGTCTTGGCTGAACCTTGCTTCTTGAGATCACCTTTCTTTTCCTCGGGCTTCTTCTTGTGTTTGGCGATGGCCTTGCCGATCAGATAGGAGGTAAGCGCCGGAGCACCGGCCATCAGCGCATAGGTGCCGAAGGCCGGGAGCAGCCTCGACGCGCCGAGACGAGCCACCTGACCGCGTGTGGCACCCTTACGCCGCAATGTGCGCAGCCCCTTGACCGATGCACTCCCCTCGGACAGAAGCATGGGCAGACTGCCGACGAGGGACACGATAGCGCCGGCCTTACCAGCACGAACGGCTCCCTCTGGGGTCTTTGCGCGACCACCTGCGAGCGCTGCCGTGGCGATGCCCGCAGGGCCGGCGATGTTCGGAATCGTGAAGGTCACGTGGTTCCAGTCAGGGTGTCGTGGTTTGTCCGACAGGTGCCCAATCTCGTGGGCAAAAACCGCCGGGGACGTATCAAGCCCATCTCCGAGCCAGACGACCTTCTTGCCCTGAAGTGCCTGGAGAGGAATAGGTCCTTCCGGGGTATCCATCGTGAGCTTGATACCGCGCCGAGCTGCCCGGTCGATAGCCTGGTTCACTTTCTTCGGATAGATGTACGCCTCTGCGGCACTGTGGGAGCCTTTACGCACGAGGATATTCTTGTCCTGGGCATGCTCCAAGAGCTTGACGTTGAGCTGCCGGTCAACCTCGGACTTCGCAGGGCGCGCAGCCAGGTGTGAGAGGCCCTTGATGCCGAGCCACGATCCGGCGCTGGGAAGAGTGGAGGCCAGCGTCATATCCCGAAGCTTCTTCAGGTTGAGCTTGCTCTCTTTCTTCTCTTTCTTTTTAGCCATCTCAGCCTCTATGGAGTACAGGTGCCCAGGTCCACCGGATCACCAGGTAGAGCAGCGCCGTTTTCTGGTAGGTCTTCGCACGACCACTGATAGCTGGCTCCGTGATGAAGTGTGCCATCATCGTTCCGTCCTCAGAGAAGAGGCCGAACTCGTTGATGTCGTTGCTGATCGCATTCTCTGGAGAGACCACAGCTGTGTAGATGTTCTTCAGGTTCACCTCGTCCGATTCCACGTTGGCAATGTACTGCCGGTGGATCTCGCGACGCATCTCGTCTTCCTGTGGCTGCGGAGCCACACGGGCACCGGTGTCGAGCCCGGTCGCCGGGTTGAGATCCCCTCCTGTCCCGACGCTGATGTAGGAGATCATCTTGTTGTCGAGGTCTCGACCAAAGAGGCCAAGGATGATCTTCTTCACGTCGTCGCAGATGAGGTTGTGCTCTTGGATGCGCCACACAGCACCACCGTCGCCGACGGCCAGGACATCCAGGCTGCCGCTGAGGCTGAAGTGCATTGTGTCTTTGGGTTGAGCCTTCATTATCGGATTCCTATCACGCGCACGTAGAGTTTGCCGTTCCGGGGAGTCGTCCCGTCAGAGGTAGCCGAGTCCCATGTCTGCGAACCGGTATACCTGTCAATGATCCAGTCACGCACAGAATCCTGGAACTGCGTGAGGCCCTCGCGACCAATCTCCAGGGTAACCTCGTTGGCAGCAGACTTGTGCGCCCGAACACCGACGAAGCCAGTCGTCGTCTTGGACCAGTTGCACTCGATCCCGGGGACGGGCGTGTTGAGCGTCGGCGGACCCCATAGGACCTGGATCGAGTAGATGTCCGACATCGCGCCGAAGGGCGGGATCGTGATGATCGAACCAAGCTGGGCAGCGGAGGTGATGTCCACCAGAACGGAGTCCGCCGTCACCGGACTCTCGGCCAGAGAGTGCGTGTGGTTCGAGTGCGGGGCCACCCCGGAGTTGCCAGCGTACGGCCCGGTCGCGAAACGGATGCCCAGCTGCTTCACCCCCGACGTGTCCTTCACTTCGAGGCTGTTGTGGAGCTTCATCTCCAGCGTCACCTTCTTCGGGCTCTGGAGCGTGCTCTGCCCGCTGTCCGTCGCGAGAAGGTACGGTGACGTGGAGGCAACGACGACGTCCTGGATGCCTTCGTAGGCGAATGCCAGTGCGGTCTCGGGCATGAGTCCTGCGGAGCTGCCCTGGGGGCCGCCGAGGGTAGCCAGCGGGATCTGGTCGTTGCCCCCGGGCATGTGCGTGAGGGCGTGGAGGCCAACGGCCAGACCGCCGCCAGGGAAATTCCAGACAGCGCCGGTGTTGAGTGTCACGGTGGATGCCGGCGGTGTGCCCGTAACGCTCTCGACTGTGGCGAAGAGGATGTACCCCACATCGTCGGGCGACAGGGACGGCGTCGGAGCGTCCTCGGACAAGTTCACAGACTCGGTGTAGGCGATCCGAGATACCTCTTCCTTCCGGGTAGTCGGGGTGAAGTTCTCGCGAACAGGCGTCGACCCTGACAGGCGCAGACGCTCGCGAGTCTCATTCACATCGACTTCCTTCAGGATGAAGTAGACGCCGTAGTTCTTGTCGAGGATTGGGAGCGATACAGAGCTCGCCTCGATCTTGAAGTAGCGCCCCTGGACGGCAGCGAACTGCTCAGGGATGTCCAGCTTCCAGTTGGCCCCGGATTCGGTGATCGTCGGGGGTCTGTTCGTGAGGAGCGCAGAAGTCAGGCCTCCGGTCATCGCCTCTACGAGAGCGCCCAGCGCGTCCTCTGTCAGGATGTGCTGGTCGTTCATGTCCGCAGGCGTGGGGATCTGTCCCTGCTCGTAATTCGTCTTCTTCATTAGGCAACCTCTATCGAAGCACCAATCGGATCACCGCCGTCTATTGCGCCGAGGCCCACAGCAAACAGGTTGGGGATGATCTCCACCTCCGTGACCTCGTCCGCGAACTCAAGGCCGGCGGAGTCAACGATCCCGTCGTCCTCGTTCACGTTGCTGAAAGCAATGTATCTGGATGCCGCAGGTTTGGCGGTGTCCAGGAAATGCTTCACGTCCCCCAACAAGCCCTCGCTCAGCCCTGCCCAGTTGAACTTCACCAGGAAGACAAACTTGTCGAGCAGCGGCACCAGGACGCTTGTGACGTATGAGAACTCAGAAGGACTCAAAGAGTCCAGGAAGTGGTGAGAATCCAGCCGTCGGATGCGCCTCACCCAGATCGAGTAGCTGACCAGTTGCTCGAAAGCACGGCTTCCGCCGTAAGCATGAACGAGCCCCGGAGGGCCTCCGCCGTACGCGCCTTGCCCGTAAGGCAGAAGCACCTCTGGAACATTAAGTTTGACCTTGAGCTTGGTCTTATCAATGACTTCCGTGATGCGGCCGTAGCCCTTGGAACCGCCGCTCCAGGTGACCTCGATCAGATCTCCAACCCACACAGTGCCTTCCGGCCCTTCGACGAAATCCTTGGTCTCGTCGACGAACTCATACACTACAGGGTCGTAGGCAGGATTCTCGCCGGTGATGATCGAAGGGTTCTGGAAGTCGAAAGACTTGGCGAAGGCATAGTCCACGGAGAAGTCCGAGGCTGCCACGGGGAGCCATGGGAAGTTCTCTGCCGTCAGGTCCAGCACCTGACAATACTGCGTGAGCGCGTGAAACTTCGGCATCTGTTCGCCGCGCCAGAGGCTGTCAGGCACGTCGTTGGACAGCTCGTAGCTCAGCGTTTGGCCGTCCACGGATTCAACGATCGCGTCTCGCTGAAGGCGGCCCTCCTGAACTCTTGAAAGCGTTGCGGGAGCATCGAGGAAGGACGATCCCATGACCAGGTTGGTGAAGTTCTCAAGGGTGTAGCGCTGACTTCCCCTGAAGTAGGCCGCGTATAGAGCTTGGATCGTCCGTACGTAGTCAAAGGAGGTCTCCCGTTTGAAATCGATTACCCACCCGAAGTTGCGCCACGCCGTCTTTTCGTCGACATCCGCCTGCAAGAACCACAGGTCTTCCCACTTCTCGCTCGACTTGAGCGTGAAACCCGAGACCGTGGACGGGATCGGAGAGATGAGGAAGCCATCTTCGAGGACCTCCTCACCGTCTTGCACGGGGATAGACAGGATCGTGTCGCTCGGGTCCAGTCCGTTCTGCAGCGTCTGCGCCCAGATGACCCGGGCCGGAGAGACGTCCTCCTCGACGAACATGTACTCTTCGACATCGGTGTCGATCTCTGCCGTATAGGGATATTCCATCCGGGCACCCCGTACCTCGACGATGACACTGTCGGACGTCGGGGGGAGCACCTGAAGGAAGTTCTGGTTGTCCGCGTAAGCCGAGTTCTCGGGGTTGCCTTGCAGGAAGCCATCGAATACGGCGTAGTACGGATACCTGAGGTCGTGCGGCTCCGAGAGCTGATACGCTATCTGGCCATCGGCGGCCACGAAACGATCTCGCACGTGCTTGTGGAGGCGCACATCTTCGAGGTCGGTGTAGTAGAGGTTGAGATTCGTGCCGGCGGGAACGGGTGTGGGCTGTCCTGTGGCTATCAGACGCACAGCGGTTGTCTCATGGCCCGACAGGAAGGTCCAGTCATCTGCCGGAATCAGAGCGCCGTCGACATAGACCTCCACAGGCAGCTCTGGATCCTCGACGATGCCCGAAGGCGTGTTGAGGACTGCCATGGGCCGCGTGGAGGGCACCCAGACAATGTCGTCGGTCCCATCCATTACCTGATGCTGCGACGCATGGTCATGCAGCATGTAGTAGTCGCCGAGAACATGGAAGCGGGTACCAACCTGAAAGGCCCGATCGAACGTCACCGTCTCGTCGCCGATGGTGATGCCCCGGTAGATGGAACCGGAGAACATCGTCACCTCGGCCTCGTCTACATTCACTGCTCGATCGAACGTCACGACACTGGTTGGTGCTGTAACGTGAACGGTCTGAAGGCCGCCCGCGTCGCGGACACGAACCATCACGTTCGGAGAGAAGGTCTGCCCTGGTACGGAGACACGATCCGCCTCCAGCACGACCTTCCCCGGTGTAATGTCGAGATTGATCATGCGGAAGACAGAGCAAGACGGACTCACTGCAGGACTGATGGTCACGCTCTGTGCAGTCTGCTGCACCGTGACGTCCTGGTAACTGCCAGAAGGATCGACGAACCGCAAGACCTCCCCGGCCAAAAACTGCCTGGTGTCCGTTGTGTTGGGGTTCGTAGCTCCGCTGGCGACGTATGTGAGCTCGGTACCGGCACCGTTGATCTGGGTGCTGGTCGTGATGTCCTGTGAATCGATCTTCAGCTGAACCGAGAGCTCATTTGCAACCCCACCGTAGCTCAGGACAGAGGTCGGTGATGTCACAGTCTCGTCGAGCCAGAAGGTCTCCCTGTCAGAGATGACCTGCACGGACACACCGTCCTGCAGCGTGTGCGGGAAGATCAGGCGGCTGCCTCGTGGGTTCACCGAGGGCTGGGTGGTGTCCTGCTCATACGTGATGACATACTTGCCCGTCTCCAGGTCGAGCTCTTTGCCCTCCAAGTAGACCCGGGTCTCCTGGGGGTTCACGAACGCACCCAGGTAAAAGATGCTCTGGGACGTCCCGGCCCGCATAGCCTTCTTGAAGTGCCTGTGGAAGACACCCGTGTCGGACCAGGTCTTGACCTGCCGGTACAGATGTGTGTGCCGAATGTAGGTGGGCAGGAAGGGCATCGTGAGGGAGTCGCGAGTCTGCTCAAGCTGCAGCCACTCGTTATCCTGGATCCGGACCAGCCCCTTCCAGAACTGCTTGAACTGGGGAAGGTCAGCATGCCGCCGGTAGAAGTCTCCGAGCAGCGAGAGCAAGTTGGTGAAGTCTGCCGTAGGCATCAGCCGATTTTCTCCACGGACAGGTCAGACACCGGATAGAAGGACTGGGTGTCTTCGACAGAGACGGAGTCCTCGCTCGATGTGATCTGCGTCTGCCCCGAGCCGGTCTGGTAGGTCACTGTGATCCGCATTGGGTGCTCGACGTATTCCACGCCGATCAGGCCGAGCGTCACCTCGATCTCGCTCGCCGTGAGAGTGCCCCCTGGAACCTTGGAGAGGATGAGTTTGTCCAACACGTCCTTCACCGTCTCCAGCTCGACATCCCCACGATACCGTAGCGAGATGTCCGTGAGAGCCTTCTCGGTAGAGTAGACCATGATGTCCGTCGACTCCGTTCGTTCCAACGGGTCGTCGACATACTCCTGCATCAGGGGGATGTCCTTGTTGGTGAGGTAGGTGATCTTCAGGCGCTTGCCGATGAACAGGGGCTCTCCGTCCTCGTCCTCGCCCATGATCCGGATGACGCTGTAGTCCGACGTCGTGAACCGGCTGCGAGACTCCTGCGAGATGTAGACGTAGTGCTCGCCCTCTACGAGGGTGCGCTCCACAGCCAGATCGTTGTCAGCCGCGATCTGCTCGATCTTCACCACGCCGAGGAAGGGCAGTAGGAAGCCGGTGTCGTTCTCGAAAACGGGCAGGTTGGTGATGATGTCCGTGGGAACGTCGGAGACAATGGGGACCTCTCCGATGCCGGAACCCGGCACTACCTCAGTGAGCGCCGTGACCGTCACGACCTCTTCCGAGTCGGCTGAGCTGTCCACGTAGACATCCACCTTGCCGCCCACGTGGAACTGGCTGATCTGAACAGGACCCAGAATGGTGTACTTGTACTTCTGGGCATCGGCGACGGGATCGAAGGTGCTCAGGTCCGGGTCCTTGAAGGGGCGGTCCAGCCGCAGCACCTTGATCGGCGTTCCGAGTGGCTCTGTGGGCACCTCCTCGACACGAGTGACGAAGTAGTCTCCCTCGTCTGGGTCGTTGGAGATCCCGTCGGCCTGGAACATCCTCACGCGGAATCCGGGCTGAACGGAGACGATCTCGCTGCTCTCGCCGTCCAGGGTCACATCCAGCGAGTTGTAGTCGAGGCCGGTCAGATCGGAAATGGCTGCCACGATACCGCCGGCAGGAGCGACCACGACGTTGCCGGAGTCATCGAAGTAGTTCACCTCGCCATAGGAGTCCAGCGGAAGGTTGTACTTCTCGGCGTAAGAGAAGGGCAGCATCTCCTGGATGGAGACAACGGCGTCGACCACGTCGCGAGTCATCGCGGAGTGCCCGTAGCCTACCACCTGCATGCTCCGGATCGAGGAGAAGTTGTCCCGCAGATCCTTCTGGATTGCCCGCGTCTTCACGAGGTCGTTGTTCGTGACGCTGTTCTTGACGGCGATCATCACGTCGGTGTTGGTATCGTCAGCCTTGGCGTCCGAGAACGCGAGAGGATTGTCCACCCTGGACGCACCATTGATGCCGCTGAACCCGCTGACCTGGTTCTCTGAAGCGCGGTACTCCGGCCCAGTGGCCTCGGCGATCACAGAGACGTCCACATAGTATTCGCCGGTATCCTGCACCAGATTCTGAGCCATCTCGTCGATGGTACGCAGCACGGAAGAGATCGGCGACCAGCGATGGTTCTGGTCGTCGAAGAATACGGCATCAGTGGAGATGCTCACAGGCTGTAGCTCGGGGAAGAACACCCGGACGGTGCCGAACGAGCGCACACCCTCACGGCGAGCGACCAGGAAATTGGCCGCGAGCCGGTCCATCTCTTCTTCCAGCATGGTCTGGTAGTTGATCGCTGAGGCGTTGCGCTTCAGGACGTTCAGCTCATCGCGGTAACGCTGGGTCATGAAGGCTGCCGGGAGGATGAAGACATCGCCGAAAGCACTGCCCTGGCCCGTGGGGTAGTTTGGGAATCCCTCGCGCATCAGAGTGCGCAGGAACTCGGCCACGGGCAACGCGAAGCGGTCTGGGCTACGAAGAAGAGTCAAAGAAGGTTCCTCCATGAGATCCTTGGAAAGTATGCCGTATCTCTGATATCTATCAAACCTTCCGGATTTCTACTTGTCTACATAACTTTATATCTTTATCCTTGGATGAACAAGGTTGGCAAAGAAGAAGGAGTTGCCCATGAGTCCCAACGAGATCAGAGAGGTCGTAGGCGGTGTCATCCCGCCGAAGAACCCGAAGGAGATCACGGCTACTCAGGAGGAGCGCGCGGAAGTCTCACAGATGTGTCCCTTTTTCGGGTCGATTGTCAAGGGTGAGGAGAAAGGCGTCGAGAAGGACGGATTCCTCGCCGGCCTCACCGAGACATTTATCCGAATCTGGCGCGCGCTCGTACGGGAAGGGTACGAAGGGGTCGTCACCGGCTTGGAGCTGAACGACCTCTACGCTGCGGACAAGCAGCTGTCTGAGAGCGGAACCGACATGCTGGAGGCCGAGTACCCGTACATCGGCATGCACGTCCCCGAAAAGGACCAGTTCGGTGCCGGTGTGCGCGGGGCCTACGGCGTACTGGAGTTCGCCCTGCAGGAGAGGACCGAGGTCCCGGACGTGGAGGAGCAGAGCCTCGACCAGACCAAGGAGGCAGCGGCACAGGACCTCATGGCAGGGATCGAGGAAGAGGCCAAAGCAGAAATCGCCGGTGCTGCCCAGATCCCCACGGGATCCGGCGGTGCCACGAGCGGCACGGCCGCACATGACAACTCCGAGAGTGGTCAACCAGCGGCAGAGACGGTCCAGGCAAAGATCTTTGTCTTCACCGCTGTCCAAGAACCGGACACAGATAAGTGGCTCGTAAGCTGGCCCGTAGACGGAACCACAGTGAGCCAACTCAACGACATGGTACAGATGGTATCCTCCCTCTTCGGCCCGGACGCCGCAGAGAAAGTCAGTATCGCAACATCAGAGGGACGGGTAGTCTGCTACTTCGCATCGGAGGACAAAAATGGCTAAGCGTGAAGATTCCCAGCTGAACGCGCACATCCCCAAGGATCTGCACAAGGCGCTGAAGCGGGCTTCCATAGAGCGTGAGGAAACGATCAAGGAAATCTTGATCAAAGCTCTGTCCAGCGAGATCGGATGGAAGCCTAAAAAGAAGGGCAGATAATTGGTATAAGAACACTGCAGGGAAGTTATCTTTTCCTGCCCCCGATCCTCCACGGGTCGGGGAAGCACGACCTTAGTGCTTTTACTCACTCCCGGCGTGCCTCCGTGCGACAAGCCTTTATCCAGCCCCCTCCCCATAGTACGCCGGGGGTTTTGTCATTTTCTGCCACCGTTCAGTTTCACATACCCTATGTTAAGGAGGAATTCATGGGACAGCTTCACGAGGTTCTCGCGGCCAGGACCCAGAGAGAGGAGCAGGCCAGGGAGGCGCTCCGCCAGGCGAAGAAGGTGTTCGGAGCCGATCACCTCTTCGAGGCATTCATGCAGAGCTACAGGCACCTGGAGGAGGATCCCTCGGGACTCCACAGAGAGACCCCGAAAACCACGCACCTGACCACCACGGTCGGGAATGTGCTCGCGGAACTCCGCGAAAGCCTCATCCCCAGCATCGACCTGAACGCCACGATCGACCGGACCAACATGGAGGCCCTGGGGAGGGTCGACGTGGAGGGGCTTGATCTACCCGAGCTGCCGACGACGCAGCTGCTCGCGCTCAAGAAGAGTGTGGAACAGCTGCTCACGGTCTTCCGCGCCATTCCGACCCACGACCCCAAGCACGAGTGGGACGTAGACGAAGAACGGGGCGTCGGCATCTTCAAGACCGACCCCGTCATCTCGTACCGGACGACCAAGAAGGTCTTCCACGAGGTGGTAGTGGCTCCCACGAAGGAGCACCGAGCCGAGATCCGTGAGAAGTCCGAGGACGTCGTCACAGGCGAGGTGACGAAGAAGTACTGGTCCGGCAAGCTCACCCAGAAGCAGAAGACCGCGCTGGTCAAGAAGACCGAGGAACTCCTGGAAGGTCTCGGCGTCGCTCTCGCGAGAGCCAATCGGGTCGACGCGAAGCAGGACCACATCGGCCGGAAACTGTTCGTCTGGCTGTTCCGCGACCTGCCCATCGAGTAGGCTGGACTTCCGGAACAACACCAAGTAAACTAGAAATAAAGGAGCTAGACTCAGATTCAGATATCGCAGCCGCCAGCCTATGTGGCTGTCTATGGCTGTGAGCTCAAGCTCACCTTGGGTCAGAGTCAGTGGTATGCTCCTAGCTTCAGCCGGAACGCATCCTGAAAGGCACGAAACAAAGCGTATGCCGATAATGTGGGTTCGAATCCCATCGCTCCCTCCAGACGAACCAAAGACGGGAGCGTGGTCTAACGGTATGACCTCGGCAGCTAATGCTTCAGGCTCAGTGCCGCAGAAAGGAGAAGTTCCCATCGACGCTCGTTAGAGCACTCGACTTATAATCGAGACTGATGATAAACAGGGGGGTGGCCAGGCGATACGAGCCACCCCCCGCTTTTTTAAGAAGGAAGGAGCCCCATGAAGAAAGACCTCACAGAAATCGTTTGCGTCCTAGACCGCAGTGGCTCGATGAGCGCCCTGCAGCAGGAGACCATCACCAAGTTCAACGAGTTCATCAAGGAGCAGCGGGAGGTCCCCGGAGACGCGCAGGTGACCGTCGTGCTCTTCGACGACAAGTACGAAGTGCTGCACCAGGGCGTGGACATCAAGGAACTGCCCGAACTCACGTCGAAGGAATACTTCGCCCGAGGATGGACACGTCTCAACGACGCCATTGGCAAGACCATCCTCGACGTTGGTGGCCGACTCAACAAGTTGCCGGAAGGAGAGCGCCCGGAGAAGGTGATCCTCGTGGTCATCACCGACGGCGCTGAAAACTACTCCGTGGAGTTCCCTGGCGACGACGGCCGACGCAAGGTCAAGGAGATGGTGGAGCACCAGCGAGAGAAATACTCCTGGGAGATCCTCTTCCTGGGGGCCAACATCGACGCCATCTCCACAGGGCTCGGGTACGGCGCAATGAAAAACATGTGCGCCAACTTCGCCGCATCAGGCCAGGGCGTGGGCTCAGCCTACAGCGCTACGGGCAGCCGCGTGAAGCTCATGCGCTGCAGCTCGTCTCTGAGCTACGGCGACATGCCCGATCTCGACGACGAAACAGAGAAGTAAAGGAGGAGACTGCTTCATGCCAAAGAAGAAAAAGGCTTCCAAAAAGAAGGCTTCCGCGAAACGGAAGAACTCGAAACGCGACGATACGACGAAGATGGTGAAAGAGCTGAAAGCGGCCAAGAAGAAAAGCAAGATTACTTTTGAAGATCCTGGGCAGAGGCCCCGTTGTATGCGGCTTCGAAAGGGCGTGTTGGGCGTCGATACGACGTACCAGCGCGATTACAACATCTCCCATGTGCTGGAGAAGGCACGAACATTCAACTACTTCGCCTGCGGAGCGCTTCTCGTGATGAGAAGACCCGACGGAAGCTACTTCATTGTCGACGGCCAACAACGCTGGCGCGCGGCCATGATCAGAGATGATATCAAGACCCTGGACTGTCTGGTCATCGAGGCGAGCGGCAAAATCGCCGACGAAGCCCAGGCCTTCCTGGAAGCATCCAAGGTCTGGACTCTCTCAGCTTACCACAAGCACCGCGCCCTCTATGCCTTCGGGGATCCCGCTGCTGTACTCATGGAAGAGGCGGCGAATGCTTCTGGGTACAAGATCGTTCCAATGTCGCGTAAGACCAACCACACCGTCGGATGCGTGTCCACCATGAGAACATACGCGACGTGTCTTCCGGACGTGTTTGTCGAACTCTTCGAACTCTGCGCGGCGATCTACGACGGGAAACCTATAGACAAGGTGATTCTGCGCGGACTTGGTTGGGGCGAACGGCACTTCAGGAAACAGAGAGGCGGTTCGGACTCGTTCCTAGATCCGAAGGTCAAACGAGCTCTCATCACTCTTGGCAGCGGCAGACTCAAAGCCAAGATAGTCCTCATGGCAGAGGCATTCGGCCAGAGCGGTGTCCGTGGAGGCTCCGGTGGCATGACGCCTACTAACGGAATCATCGCTGCACTGAACAAACAGAAAGGCTTCGGCATAGAGCTCTTCTAGAAATAGCTGGAGTTTTTCGCGGACAGAATCGTATACTACCCTTGAAAGGAGGTCGTCATGTTGTAGGTACATGCCAATTACCTGTTCGTTCGCAAAGACCTTTCCCTCCCGCAACAGCTTGTCCAAGCTGCGCACGCCGCACTCGAAAGCGGCAAGCATAACTGCCGTGACCCTTCCAGGGTCGATCACCTCATCATTCTCCAAGTCCCTGACGAGGATTCCCTGCTCGCAGCGCACAGGCACGTATCGTCGATAGGCGTGCAAGCGCAGCTATTCAGGGAGCCTGACCTCGACGACCAAGCCACGGCCCTCTGCACGGAAGCCGTGTCTGGAAAAACCCGTCGGCACTTCAGCCGATTCCCACTCTGGAAGGAGACAGCACTATGTCACAAGACGCCGTAAAAGAGATGCTCACGCGGGACGACGCGACTCGACAAAGATTCCACGAGAAGCTCACCGCACTACGAGAGCAGAACAAGAAGCTGGCCGAGCTCCAGCGCCGCGCCCGCATCGACAAGGACCTGGAAAAGAAGAAGCCCTGGCGCGAACGCGACGCCGCCAAGATGGCGGGAAAAGACCCGGCCCGGGCACTAGGGATCACGGTCATCCTGAACCTGATGCTTCGGATCCGCAAGAAGCCTCGCAAATACTGGCGGGATAGCAAGTGTCGCTGCTGCGGGCAGGCCAAGGCACGCTCCTTGGTCACGACTCACCGCTATCCTCAAGACGAGCTGGGGGCAATGCGCGCCCGCTCAATCGAGAAGGAACTCATCGACGGCCTCGGCCTTGGGGAGTTCCTGTAAACCAGCTGGCCCCCCGGAGCCTAACGGTCACCGATTCGCGATAGGTGTCGCTGCATTCATCTGGGGGTTTGCGCCCGTACGCTTAATGGCAGAGCGGCCGGCCTCTAAAGCTGGTGGTTGCTGGTTCGACTCCAGCCGGGCGCATCAGTGGAGACTGGATAATCGGCAGGGGTGCCGTTAAACTGGAAGCAATACCTTTGGGGGCGAACTGGGTTCGACAGGTGTAACTGAGTCATCTCTGCAAGCCGAGGATGTCATGCACCCTCGTAAAAAAGCGTGGCAGGCAAATTCAACTGCCAACCCAACAAAGATGGGGGCTTTCGCCCCTGCGATGGCGGCTTAATCAGCCCCATTCCGTCGACTGTTCTCCCTTGTCTGGAGGAGGTCAGTTCGGCGCAACGAATCCGGACTGGGTTCTTGAAGCTGGTCGAGCAAGAGCCGAGAAGATGGCCTGACTTTGCGAGCCGGAAAGAAACTCGATACGCGGCCCACAGCGGAACAACAGGGGGCTAAGCTTGTAGAAGAGGTGGGGATGTGCATTCTGGACGTGGGTTCGATTCCCACCGCCTCCACCAGAAGCTCCGTGCTCGGCGGACCATTAAGAACAACATGCAGCCAGCCATGCTGCGTGTCGGCACGGGGCTTCTAGGAAGAGATTCCTGGAAGCCCTTTTCATAAAACTCGGGCCGGGGGTGGTGTCAGTATTCCTCCAAAAAGAAGCTGAACGTCTCTACCGCCACCTCCGGCCCTGCTATAAGTATCTCACCGAGCGATGCCTCGTGGCGGCGTAACGCCGTCGCTCACTCACGAGTGGGTAGGCATATATGGGGGCGCTGAACTGAGCACGGACACAGGTCCTCGAAGGGGGCTTCGAGGACCATTTGTCCGAGCTCGTTCTAGCCCATCCTCCTCACCTGTAGTCGGTGTAAAAAGACAATGCGGCGTTGCATCCGGAAACTGCAACAGAGGAACAGTGCCTCTAGTCCCCTTTGCCGTTAGGTGTACAGCCAAACGGACGTCACTCTGTGGCGGTGCGGATAGAGCTAAGCTTCCTGCTGGCAACCACGGAAGGGTGCAGCGTTGCGGGACTAGGCGTTTGACAGGTGGCGCAACGCCACCAGGTGCTGCTGTTGCACGAGGTAACCGAGGGAAGCCTGTTTACAAAAACAGTTTCAAGCTAGTCCTACGTATAATACATTCTGGAGGTTTATATGGGAGAACTGAGTATCCTTTCGCACCTGGGCGACGAAAAGGTCACCTGGGACAAGGACGACCCGGAAAGCGTAGCCGAGGCCAGGAAAAAATTCCTGGAGTTCCTCGGGGAAAGAAAAGGAATGGCGGTCAGGATGAATCCCGACGGGAAGAAGGGTAACATGATCACCGACTTCGACCCGGACGCCGAACGCATCCTGCTCATGCCCATGATCGTGGGAGGGTAACATGGGGCCAACAAGTCTCACCGGATCTGCGCTACGGCGGTCGTACCAGATGACCTCGGACTATGTGTGGTCTACAGATAGCACGCGAGGATCTCTGCTGCTGCCCTCAAACGGCGACAACTACTGGCAAGTCACCACGGTCAGCAGCGCAACTGTCAATACCACGTGGTGGCTGGCCTCTTCGACAGGCACGGCGGCTACCGCTGACTGGCTCTCTGGAAATACCTGGGAACTGACCTTCGACTACAACTACGAAGGCACTGCCCGGTATTTCTCCATCATCAAGGGCAATACCTTCACAGCGGATCCACGCGCCATCAAGAAGATGGAGATGGCGCGGCGGCGCAATGCGCTACTGCCCTCTGCCAAGGCCACCCGGTTCGGGTTGGCGCACACAGAGGATCCCGCCGAGCTGAAGGCGCGGCAGCTCCTCAAGACGTTCATCGGAGGCGAGCGCTTCCGCCGCTACCTGAAGGACGGCTTCATCAGCATCACCTCACCGGTTACGGGACTGGTCTACCAGATCTTCCCGGGCCATAGGCAAGTTGTCGTCCGAGACAAGGGGACGCGCACCGCGTCCTGCTGCATCGTCTTCAAGGACAACTCGCTACCACCCACCGATTGGGTGATCATGCGTATGTCTCTCATCATGGCCGATGAGAAGACGTTCTACCAAAAGGCCAACGTCAGCGGCACCATTCCCGAAAGGTTGAGGATCGCCGCTTAGACAAAAGATCAGGCGAAGTTCCCGGTGCAACGCCGGGTGAAGTCCCTAACGGGCTGATGTACGTAGAACACCAGTTTTACGCACTCAGCCCACGCGCCTCCCGCCGGTAGCTCGCGCATCGAGCCTGCGGCATCGAGCTGCTCGCTACCGGCGGGCAGCGCTGGGCAACGTGCGTAAAACTGCGTAAGCTGATCTTTAAGGAGGAAATATGCAGAAAACGTGGGTCGAAGAACAAGGACTGAGACGGTCCAAGGAGGGTATTGACAATCTCCGAAAGGAGTTGTCGCAGATGCTCGCCAAGCGCGAGTTGGAGAAGCAGAGCGAACAAGACTACGAGAACGGGAGGAGTCAGGGATTCGTCGACTGCCTGAGGAGCTCGCTCCAATCCGTGGAACGGGCCATGCTGGAGCTGGACGTCTACGACACCCAGTTCAAACGCGTGGAAGAGGCCCAGTGGGATGGCGACACGATCGACGCTGCCCTCAACATCGTTCGCGAGAGCGACGAGGAAAAGCTCGAACGCTGCGAGGCAGGGATGCGCAGGCTGATTGGCCTGAAGGAGAAGTGCCGCAGCTGGCCAGACCTCATCACCCAGATCGACAGGGAGATCGCGAAGACCAAGGAAATTGCTAGGATGCTCGGCCACAACACGTACGAAGTCGAGCTCATCGAGGAACGCTGCACCACGCAGCTCGTCCTCGCCAAGACGCACAAAAAGGCCAGGGACAAAGGCCTCGCGAAACAGGGCGTCGTCACCGACGTGGACGATTCCGTAACGGCTAAGCGTGAGCCGAGAGTGCGCCTAGAGGGCCGCCTCATCACCAAGCACGAGATGGAATGATATCGAGCGGGGGTCCTCCCCGCTCTTTTTACGCCGACCACTCCAGGAGTTGTCACGAGATTGTGGCATAAGACTAATGCTGAGACGTTATTCTTAGGCCCCTAACTTTTGGAGGAGTTAATGCAGCAGAATCTCGCAGCTATATCGGAGATCGGGTCAGAATTCCCAATACAGAAGGACCCCGATTTCCATAGCATCGCCAAATTGATCGCCTTGTCGCAGGGCGATAGAATACGGCGAAGGAAGAAACGGCTCCGGCACGACTTCTACTTCCGCACAAAAGGGATAGATCCGAAGAGCTCGCTCTACAAACGGATATCCGAAAAACTGAAGGCGGATTTGAAGAAAGCCGACGAGCTGGATGACAGGGCAGTGCGAGATGCGTGGCACCAAGCAACGCACGAGTACGGCTATGCCGTGCAGGCAAGGGATAGGCCCACTGAAGCCCTAGACATTGCAAGAAAACTGTTCGCGCGTGGGGAGCGCGTGGAAAAGAGGTTCGATGCTGACGAGAAGATCGTTAGCTGTGAACAGTGCCTCATGATATGCAAGAAATGCAAGGAGTGGGGCGCGGGGTGCTCGTCCTGCAAGAAGGTCGACTGCGTGCAGTGCGCCGCGCTGACGCAGCACGAGCAGGAAGAGCCGCGCACGGAGCCAGAGAGAGCTGCCAAAAAATCACGGCACAGAAAATTCTGGCTTCAAGTAAAAGAAGTCATGACTCCAGACGAGTGGCGCAAAATGTGGGCCACGGGACAGGTCGGAGAAGAGGCGCTCGCCATCATCAGAGAAATTCTCATCGAGGTTGACCCTCGGGAAGAGGCTTCCCTGATGCGCTCAATGCGCCAACGCCGCAAGGAGTACGACGAAAGGAGAAAAAGGAACCAGTAGGTTCCGGGATTCTGCTTTGGGAGGGGGGTTGCGAGCCCCCCTCCTTTTCTTTTACGTCGGCCTCGCGTCGGCCACGATGGAGCCACCCACCGTATCGCCCTGGACGGCAGCACCGGCACTCACGTTGAGCTCGATGGTCGTCCCGTGACGCGTCGTCCCGCGACCAGCTGGCGTGGTGACTTCCACAGCCGCCATCGTGGTAATGCCGCCGGGATACGTCGCTGCGTCCGGCGTAGCTGTGATCGTCGGCGTAGAGATCATCGACGTACCGAAAGGCACCGTCAGATAATCCCCGCAGGCCCCGGCGTTCACCAGGGTGGCCCACCAGTTGACGTCCTGGTACATGGAGTCGATCAGCTGGTAGTCCTCGATCTCCGGCTTCGGCATGAACTGGAGACTCGTGTAGAGCGCCCCGAATACGCAGTTGCAGGCATCGATGTTGTAGACGTCCGTGGAGTCCATGTAGAGGCCCACACGAATCCAGGAGGCAGTCGGCGCGATCGTCGTGTTGACGTAGAGGGTCTCCCACGCAGAAGCGCCCGAGTGCGGCGCGCCGTATGCTGGGCTGGCCATGGTGCTGTCCTCGATGAACAGCTTGGCCCCGGTCGAGCCGCCAGCGACGTATACGTCTGCCCGGAAGGTGACCTTCTGCGCCTTGAATTGTTCGCCGCCGACGATGGGCTGGTAGAACATCACGGCCGGCACGGAGCCGCCGAGAGCCTGCACGTCGATCTTGGCAGTGTTGCTCCCGCGCACCGGTGTGGGGAGCCCTGAGGTGTCGAGATCGACCGTGGCGACGTTCCCGCCTGCTGCTGCAGTGTCTCGGATTGCCCAGCCGGGCATGCACGCCAGCGTGTGTGAGGTCGCCGGGTAGGTGATGCCGCCCGGATCGAACTGGTGCTGCGAACCTACGGGATCCGCGATGAAGGTGCCGTTCACCATCACATTCTGCAGGGCCGTGCGACGGGCGTCGCCAAGCAGTGACGCTGTGGCAGCATTGAAGTCGTTCTGGTGATCGCCCACGGCGGTCCCGACATCGCTGTACAGCGTGTTGAGCCGGACACTCTCCTCCGCGTGGAACTGCGACGTGTTCGTACCCAGATCGCCGTGGTTGATGGTCACGCGAACACCGGGCGTCGGGTCGGGAGAGGACGCCGAGGCGGAGACGGTGTCAATGCCCGTGCCGCCCCGGATCGCCAGGTTGCCGTTGAGGCCAGAGGCGATGGTGCCGCCGGAGTCCGCGCTGGAGCTTGTGAAGAAGTCGGAACCGGGGTTGGCGAAGATCAGGGTCCAGTCACTCTGGTCGACGTCGTACATGTAAACGCCATTGTCCCGACGACCCTGAATGGTGCCGCCGTCCATCACGGAGTCGTAGGCCCCGAAGAAGCGGCCACCAGAGGTAACGGGGTCGATGTTCTCGAAGGCCAGCATCGTAGTCGCGTCGGTGGCGCACGGCAGACCATTCGCGTTCGTGGGGGTGGCGTCATCGCCTTCCCAGACGACATGCAGCGTTGTGCCTGTGGTCTCTTCGCGGATCGCGTAGGCCACGGTGTTGAGAGCGACGCCCTTGGAGGTGACGAGGTTGGTGCAGCTGTTGATGGCGTTGACCAGGTTGTTCATCGTGGTCGGGATAGAGCCCGGCGACACCACGCACTGGTTCGCGCCAGGCGTGGAGCTGAAGGTGATAGTGGCTCCGTCGAAAGAGATCACCTTGCCGACGAGACCGACGGTTGTCGACATGTGAACGGTCTGGGAGGCGCGGACCTTTCCGTTGACGCGAAGACACCCGTGAGTGAGGCCGACGCCAGCATAGGCGCAGGGATAGAGCCAGCGCATGCCCAGCGAGACATAGGTCTGCATCTGCTGCAGCGTGACGGCATCGGTCTGGGACACGCCATCGGCCATGCCAGAGATCGCGAAGCCGTTCATGTTCAAGGCACCGGTCATCGGCGACGTGCCGTCACGTTTCAGACGAAGCTGCACATCTGTATAGGCGGCGTTCAGGGCGTCCTCGATCTTCTGCCCGACACCGCCGTAGGAGCTGCTGTCAGGTACGTCAGAAGAATCGAAGCCAACATGGGTGCCGAGGATTGCCCCGGCAGTGATCATGCTGGACAGGATGCCATTGGACTTGACCTCAAGTCCGCTTGCGCCCACCTGCAGACCGCCAGAGCCTGCCAGACGCAGCAGGTATTGCTGCGTTGAGTCTCGGTCCATAGATCCGCCAGTGGCGAAGATATCGACCTGAGAACCTCTGAATTTCTCACTCACGAGGAGTACCTCCCAGAAGAGAATTGCTCGCAAGGAATGATAGGCGGGAGGAGGCTCAGAGCAAATTACGGAGCGCCCGGAGCCTGGTATGTCTTACCTGACGTAGACTGCACGGACTTAGGGGCTTTCGGCGTCTTGGGCATGCCGCCCCGAGGCACTCCCACCTGCATCGCCATGGTAGGAGCCATCTCTTTCGCAGTCGACATCAGCTTTGGCACCTTGGTCGAAACGGCAGCCTTGGTAGAAGTGACGAGACTCTTGGCCTTGGGAAGAACGCTCTTGGCCCACTTCCCTGCTGAGAGTAGTCCACGCCCGAGAGCGGCGACCCAAGCCGTCTTCTCCAGCTCGTCAGCGAATCCGTTGATGAATGCGTCTTGGTATTTCATGAGACTGGCAATACAAAGCGTTCTCCGGCTACGGATACGAGGTCCAAGTCAGCGAACCATTGCTGTCCGTCCGTGGCCAGGTTGCGAAGACTCGCGCTCTTCAGACGCTCGCTCTCAGCCAGCCCCACATCGTAGGACTGATGGGAGATGAGGTTCTCCACAGCAAGGTTCAGGGCGCGAGAGAGGGAGGTCGAAGCGGTAGGGACGTCGTCGGTCGGGAGATCACGAAGAAGGGTAACGAAGCCAGACCCCCGACCAAGTTCAGGCCGGGGGTCTGCCATCAGTTCGATGATGAGGGACTGGACGAGCTGGCCGATACCCGAGATCTTTCTCGGTGCTGAGCCGGAAGAGAACGTAATGACCCCGCTACTCGGGTCTCGAACTATCGCCCCAAAGTCCATCTCAGCCTCAGAGAAGCCTCTACTTCTTCTTCTCGTCCTTCTTGCGGTCACCGAGAGCTTTCTTGACAGCGGCTGCCGTCAGAAGAGCGGCTGCGCCGCCAGCGGCACCGAGACCCACCTTCTTGCCGAGGGCCATGCGCTTGCCCTTCGCGGCGGCGACGCCCTTCTCGGCTGCGGCGACGCCTGCTTTGGCTTTCCGCTTGCTGAAGAGCCGGAAGCTCTTCGGCTTCTGGGCCTTGGCGGATTCGAGCTTCTTCTCGGCGGCGGTCCAGTCCTTGCCCTTCAGCGTGGACTTCCCCTTCTCGACGAGGGCTTTGCCCTTGTCCTTGAGCTCGGCCATCGAGAGGGCTTCCTTGGTGAGGCCGTTGCGGGCAGCCCACTTGGTGAACGCGAGCTTTTCGAGCTGCGTCATGCCTTCGAGGCTGAGCTCTGCGGACTCTTCGTCCTCGTCTGTCTCGTCGCCTTCGAAAGCGGCGGCGAGTTTGCTGAGGACAGGCATCTCGACCTCTTCCTCCCCGTCTTCCATGAGGCCGAGGTTCTCGGCGAGCTTCGAGAGAACGGGCATTTCTGGGGCCTCCTCCGTCGTGGAGCTTTCGAGCTCCTCGGAAAACGCCGCCATGAAAATCTCTTCCGGTGTGGGCATCTTTTCTCCTCCTAAACCGGGATAAGCTGTGACAGCTCTAAAACGTAAGGATTGTAGGGATGGTAAATTCTTAATCAATTACCGGCCAGCGCAGGAGACGGGTCGGTTCTCGTCGGGACGCGTGACCGCTCCCGCGATCTGGGAGACTGCGGTGTCGACAACCCCACTCACCTGATCGATGCGCTCCTGAACCTGGGCAATGCGGCTGTCGGCGACGCCTACACTGCGATTCAGCCGGTTGTTCACGCGCCGAATGAGACGCTGCAGCGCGTTGTTCTCTGGCAGTCGCTGCTCTTTCTGATTCCGGATGTACTGGTCCGCCGAATGTGAGACCAGCCGCTTGTACAGGTTCTCTCCGCGAACCCTGCCCCGAAGGACGGTATACGCGTTCTTCAGGGCTCGGAGCTCCTCGGGCATCGTGGTGGAGGCGTAGTCGATGAGGTCTACGATACCACTGAGGGCTCGCTCCTCATCGGAGGACTGGAAGGCGGTGCTGAAGAAGCCCTTGATGTCGCCCTCCCGAAGAGCCTTCACCATGCCCATCAGGTTGCGGCTCGTGGCGAAGTCGATAATGCCCTTCATCACCGTGATCGCCTCAGCCATGGCCTCCTGATTGAAGTTAGACGCAAACGACTGAAGCTTGTCCTCCGTCCGACTTGTGATCTGCTTCTGCCGATCGATCTCGACCAGCGTGGCCTCAACGATCTTCTCCAACCTCGCCGGATTGGGTAGCGGCATCATCAGCGCACCGCGAACCTGAGTCTTGAACTCGTTGACCAAGTTCACCAAGGCCGTGAAATCGTTGGTGTTGTTGTCGCTCTCTGCGTCTGCGGAGAACGAGAGGGAAAAGGCGTCTGCCTCGGATGAGCTCGGCACATCGGTTGACAGCTTCTGCGCGTTCCGCATGAACTCCAGGATCGTACGGAGCTGCAGGAACCACTCCTTCTCTTTCACGAACAGAGAAAGGGCTGAGCTCTTGTTGGCCGCCGCCTCCATGTCCCCGATCACCCCTCGCAGCAGACAGCTGATCTGGTCCAGAATGGGGCCGTACAAATTGTCGTACTTGGACTCGGCTTTGAAGTCTGCGGTGAAGGACGCGATGTTGCCGTAGAGCCTCTCGATGATGCTCTGCCGGCAAAGAAGGACCTGCATGGTCATGTCGATCGCGGTAAGGTAGCCTACGAGCCGCATCTGCTTGTTGTTGAATGGGTTGTCAGGTGTCGTCTCGAAGAGAATGGTAGACGCCTCGTTGACACGAGTCTTGGCCCGATCCCACACTGTCTCCAGAAAGTTGCCTCCCTGCAGCAGAATGCTCTCAACGGTGGACGTGTCCGACTCAGCATCCCTCAGCTTCTCCAGAGCCTCTCGGATAGCCTGTTGATGATCGAAGCCGTAATCGTCATCTGTCATCGACAGCAACACCTCGTACGCCTTCTCGAAGTTTTCCAGCAGACGGTCTAGGAGCGTGTCCTTGTCGGTCAGGAACACAGACAAAGATTCGACGGGCAGCAGCATGAAGGCAGAGACGAAGTCGGGGTAACTGACGGACACCGCGCTGAAGGTCTGCTGCAGCGACACTGCCGCTTTCAGGCTTGGGTCTATGGCTCCGACAGCCATTTTGGCAACGGTGGCCACAGTGCCCGCCAAGGCGTTCCTGGCGCAGTTCGTCACCCCGCTGATGGACTTGCCAGAGCGAGCCACCCCTTTCGACGCCACGGGGTTGCCGCTCCCAAGGCCGGAAATGACAGTAGGACCGGAGTAGGCCGTCGGGAGGGATGAGTTGGCGTAGGTAGCGAGAGCGGATTCAGGATCGAAACGGCCCGACTGCATGCCGCTGAGAAGGTCTTTGGCGAAGCTTTGCGCGGGGCCGTCGCCGGGAAGGTAGGATTCTATCTCCTTCTGGAGAGAGCCGAGGGGATCGGCCAGGAGTTCTTTCCAGAAGACACCAGCCTCCATGCGTCGTTGCGCGGTCTGCGCGATGCTGGTGTTTGCCTCGGACTCGACTTGGTCGGTGTTGACGACCTTTTGGATGGCCTGCTGCGTGGTCTGCGCGGTCACAGCGGGAGGTGTGATCTGATCGGCCATCTGTCGCCTCAGTGTACGGCGGCGAGCAGCTCAAGAAGATTGGGGTCGGTGATGGTCGACTCGAAGATGACGTCATCCATCGTCTCGTACCATCGGCTGTCGGTTCGTCCCTGACAGCGCTTCTTGACCTCCTCGATCTCCCGGGGTTTCATGAACTTCGGAAAGGACACCCCGACGGGCACTCCGTCCAGGTATTGTGCTCGACGAGAAAGATGTCTGGCTCCCATGCGCTCTCTCCTACGAGTATGGACCTACATTGACCCCATACTACGTGGAGGAGAGGGCGTCTGTCCAGAAAAATTTGGAAGGCCCTGCGCGGGACGGCCCCCGATTTTCGGAGGACGGATCGCCGGATTCATCATCTTGGTGGGGGTCATCCCTGCGGGAGCCATGGGAGAGATGGTGGCGACCTTCTTCAGCTCCTGGATGAACCCGTTGAAGAAAGCCTGCTCCATCTCAATACCGCTCCTCCCAGGGCATCGCTTGCTGGGCTGGTGTGCCGAGGCCCTTACCCAGGCCCTTGCCGAACGCCCACAGAGGCAGGCTGCCGAGAGCGACCAGAGGGAGGCCCTTCATGGCCAAAGATGCCGCCCTGCGCCCTGGAATCTTGTGGTGCCAGGGAGTAGGCGGCTTGGCAGCGAGTTTCGTGATCTCGCTCCAGAAACCGGTAATGAAGGCCCTGTTCACGGCTACTCCTCGTGTCGGAGTCGTCAAGCAAGACAGCCCGTAAGGGGAGGCCTGGGGGCCAGCGGACTCCCGACGCTGACCCCCAGGTTATCTCATTATGTCTCGACGATGTCGGGAGGCGTACCCGGCAGCATCTGAGCGCCGACCATGACCTCCAGATCGGCATCGGTCTCGGAGACGGTGGAGTCCACCATCATCCACAGAGAGATGCCGTCCTCGTCGTTGCCGACGACCGGCGTGCTTGGGACCGGGATGCCCTGCCCCACCTGGTTCTGGACGGTGGCGACACTGTCGTCCATCGTCACGGCGTTGAGGAGCAGGTTGTCGGCGGCCGTGGCCGTTGCGCCGCCCTTGCGGAGCATGAGAGAGACCACACCACCCGCGCCGGGCGTGTTGCACAGCAGCCGGAAACGCGCGCAGATGATCTTCACCACGTTGGTGAAGCGGACCTGGCCGTTGCCGTACGAAGCCTCACCCACCATGGAAGCGATGGCCGGCGGCAACGCCACGTAGGTCCACGTGTCGTCCACGAAGGCCGAGAGGTCGATGGTGGTGATAAAGCGAGTTTCCTGCATCGCCCCAGCGATGGCATCGAGAACGTCCCAGTTCTCGCCCTGCGTCTTGTTGTCCATGAACCCGCGAGAGGTTCCTTTCTTGAGACCCAGGTTCGGGGTGTCGATGATCCCCGGTCGATTTCCTACGCCCATTGATCTCCTCCTAAAAATAGGTCTAACGGGCAAAACAAGTCTGAATCTAGTCTACGGGGAGATAGCCAGTCGTCAATCCTGGGAGCCTGTGGGAAGCGCCTCGAACAGCTCCGGGTTGGCCTCGATGAACTTCTGGATGTCCTCCGGTGACGTAGTGTCTCTGTTCATCTTCGCCAGGTCCGGGTTGCCTGGAAAGACACCCTTCAGGTACATCAAGACCAGCTCGGAGCAGATGATACCGCCCCGAAACGGGTTGTTGGCCTTGCGTAGCGTGATCTTGTACCAGACCCAGACGAGGACGAAGCCGATGAGCTGCGCGTACCCGTAGATGACGCCCAACCGGGCGAAGACGCGGCGAATG